TTCATCAGGTGTCGGTTGTACCTTTTGAAGGTGACGAATGAAAGCCCTAGTTTTACTTGCCATGGTAGTGTTTGAAGCTCTTGCCCGACCGTTGGGTTTGAGTACGGCGACGGCCACTGCTGTATGGGTGGCCTGTTCGCTCTTCGTGTCGAAGCCTATGCTGGTAATGCCACTGCGTTAGCGGGTGTTGTTTTTATGCAACAGAGCATTTACATTTGTAATGGCTCGTGTTACACTGAACATACAGGGCGCATTGGGCCCCTGGGTAGTAAGTAGATCGTCTCAACGTATAGAGGCAACATGAAACAAGAATATCCATTCCGAGATGTCCAGCGCAAACCAGTGAAGGTTGTAGACCCCTTCGCTACAGAGAAGCGTGCTGTACGCAAATCGATCGCCGGCCTCAATGACTTCGACGCAATGATCGAAATCGTTCTGAGCTACGCAGCTGAGCGTAAGCGTATGTCGGACATCGGAGCACTGAATTCTGGAGAAGCCGCTGCTGATATTGCGCGTGCTGGCAAGCTCCTGGACAAAATGATTTCGAGCGTGACCCCTGCGAAGTCAAACATTTTCTGATAACCGGGGCCCTTGGAGGGCCCTTTGCATTTGCCCAACGTATAGGGAGAAACATCATGTACATCAAGCTCCGCAACACGGACAGCGATGAGAATATCACTGGCACGGTTCGCATGGCTAAGAGCGTGTGGCAAGCATTGCGCAATTACATGCACGTCCCGTCGGATGAATCGCGTGACGTGATTCAGTTTCCTTACGGCACCCGGTTGGTGAAGCAAGGTTACGGCTGGTATCGGCTCATCAACTACCGTGCTACGCAAGGTGTGCGCAAGATGAAGCAGGCCGCCCGTATCATTCGTCGATTCTTCGACGAGCAGCGTAAAGATATCACTGCTGAAATCAAACGCTTGATGCGGCAGGCGACAGACGCGCAGCTCCGTGTTGTGGCCTACAGCTCACCGGTCGCTAATCTCGGCGGCGATAACTTTGTCCTGGTGAAGCATGTGGAGAACAAATATTCTCCAACACCTAACCTGCCACAGCCACCTTCAAGTCATCAGATAGAAAACTTGTTGAGCCGCTTCGGCTCCAAGGAGCAACGACGATGATTGCTAAGGTGTTGCTAGTTATATCGGTTGTCTTCATGACTGCCGCGGTGATGTTCGCCCAGTTTGGTGTTTGTAGCCCCAAACGTCGGCAGCGCATCAGCAATTGCTGTAATTGGATGGCGGTGATTTTCATGGCCATATTTGTAGTGTTCATTCTGAACAAAGGGTTGGCATGACGCTGTTCGACTATGTTGATAACAATCCCCTCATGGCCACGATCTTCTTGTTGGTCATCGCCTACATAGGCAAGATCTGGATCGACGCATGGCGCGACGGTGGCCATGACTACAGTGAAGATGATGAAGACGAAGACGAACCTGTCCGAAGGAAACGCAATGATTGAACGCATTCAACTACCTAATAAGGTGGAACGTCTGTCCCTGATCACCGATTGGGTAGATAACTTTGTGCACCTGGTGGAAGAATTAACGCCGCACTCGTCTCGCCAACCCGTGGAAGCTGTGGTTCCCAGCAACCATATGTTGATACTGGATATGGTACCAGCTTCGGATTCCGATCTACAGGACCTAGGTTTCCTAGGCGCAGTCATCTACAAAAGGGCAGCCTATCTGGAGTTGCCGCTCACCGTAGCAGCGTTACTTGCGTTGACATATCTTTCGGAGCGTCCTGGAGACGCCGTGATGTATCTCACGGTGTTGAAACACCTTTTTGTAGCCGAGCAGATAGAAGGGATGCCAGTCAGATTGACCTACGCCATGGTTAAACGGACATTCCCGGTACCTCCTTCGCGTCCATTTCTGGATCGTCGGTGGGATGGCCAGAAATGGCATGGAGTAAATCTCGTGGATCTCATGGGTCCTCATGATTTTCTTCTGACTGCGGAAGAAGCAGTGTCTTTGGCCGATAAGGAGGATCACTAATGGTACGGAAGTCGACAACCGGTCGCAAGATCATCATCTGGAACGAACACGAAACCACAAGCGTGGTAGTTAGCGCGTACAAGTTATCTAAATACGCGAACTACACTATGGTGTATTTGTTCCAGCAGGCCCAATCAAGGGCACTGCCGGTACACAGGCAGCGGAAGTTTGCGGCACCTATCACCATAGGTGACTACGCAAACGATCTATGGAAGGAGATCAATAGCTGGACGACGACGAAGGCAGACGCCTATGCCATGGCGTGGGAAGCCGGGCAAATAAAAGCTTCAATGGAGGCCCGACCCCGTGGTATGCACGCCCGGAATACAGGCAAGACTTCGCTGCCCAAAGAAGGCTGGGACTGGAAGCCGCCGGAAGACGTAGCTAGTGAGGTAGACCACGAACAGCTGAGGCAACAAGCTTTGGCTGAATTGGCCAAGGAAAAAGAGGCTCCGGCTACACCAGCAACCCCTGGGTCCGACCAGATAACGGGCCTACCGTTGAATGAAGTTCAGCCAGAAGGCGTGACCGCACCACTACCAGTAGTGGAAGTGAAAGCGCGCGGAACATTTGTCACTGCATTGCGTGATTACATGCAGACAATGATCCAAATTCATATGGACACGGTTATTCGTGAAGTTACTCAAGATCTGTCCGATAAGATGATCAAGCCCTTACTGAGGCCCCTTGTGCAGCAAGCGGTGCAGGACGAAATCATTCCATTGGTCGCTGAAACAGTGAACTCCGGTCTGAACAATGCCCTGGACGACCTCTCCAAGCAACTGCGTACAGAGCTTGACGCCTTAACCGGCCCAGGACAGCCGCAGGCAAATTCTCCTGTGCAAGCAGATGAGGAAGTGGAACTTCCGATGGAAAAACGACGTGCGCAACATCACGTCGTGATATTTGGATTACAGCCTGATGAGTTTATGCGGGTAATCCAGGTGGTGGCGCCGCTTTCTCAGTTCGGCCTAGAAGTGCATCATGCGCGAGAAAAGCGTGACGTCCATCACCTACTGCGTGATGACACGAAGTTGATTCACATGATCAAGATGAGTGCTCATCTGGATTCAGCCATCAAGGAAAAGGTAGGCTACGTCTATCCTGTGGATGGTGGTGTCAGTGAAGCCCGGAAAGTTATTCTGGATATTGCGCGAGGAACCAATCGGGTAGCCAGATATTGAAAAGGAGCATGGTATGCGTACCGTAAATAAGAGGAGTACACTTCGTCCTCCCGGGAATCTCGGTGAGCTAGGTGCTTCGAACAATAAAGTTCGTCCTGCGAGGGCCAGATTCCTCTCAGGCGACAAAGTTTTCTGGATTGCCATCGCAATTACGGCGATGGGGCTCTTAATCATGAATTGGTGATATATGTCGCAAGCTTCTCTTCGCGTTCCTGTGGAGGGCTATTTGGTCCCCTTTCTGCAGGATCGTATTTTCGATCAACACGGGACTCCGTCGTGTCGTGTAGTCTTCAACGAGGACGAAGACACATGGACGATGCTCCCGTTAGAGGAACGTCGTAAGGCAGGGGTAGCATCATTGATGTGCTTCTTAAGCGCAGCACCGCAGGTGAATGCGACCACTCATATCCGCATCACGTCTATCGGTAAACATGGCAGGCATTGCTACGGTGAACCATGGGTAATGTGAGTAGTTGGGCTACTCCGCTAAGCCTAGCGAAGTTGTTCGAGTATGAACTGGCGAAAAAGACAGCGTTGGCAGCGCGAGAGCGTCATACTGCACGTATTGACGTGTGCAACAACATCGTCAAAAAACTAGAACAGAATTTTCCTGCGCTTGTTGATGATCTTAACCGGTTAGAGTTGGCTATACGTAACCATACCAGCGGTGAACCAGACACGGAAGGGAGGGACTGGAAACCAGGACTGAACGTAAATAAGCTAGGTACAGAACGCCTTAATGCTGCTCATTGGTTGCAGGTGAAGAAATTCTTCAAAAATCTAGCTCGAATCTACCACCCAGACGTAGGTGGTGACACCAGCGAATTTGCTGCGATTGAAGAAGCACGCAGACACGGCGATCTGGATTATCTACGTATCAAGTTCGTTACTACTCACCAGCAATCTAGCTTGTATTGGAGGCAGGATGAAGGTGTCGTGTTCTGGTATACGCAGAAAAAGAAAGCAGACGTCAATTTGACACGCTTGCAAGGCACTTCTTTGTATAAGGTAGTGCAGGCACATATGGTCGGTAACCTGCCGTTGGCGTTGAAGCTGATGGAAACCGAACTACTTCAACGTCGGTTCGAACTCATTCAAGAACTGAATTACATACTCAAACCAAAACCCTCCCGCGGAGAATACGATGGCGAAAGAAGAGAAGTTGAAGAAGAAAAAGAAAACATCGGCTGATGAAGGTGGCAAGGCCACGATGAAGAAGAAAAAGACCAAGCTGTCCAAGGACGATGCGAAGAAGCTGAAATCAGACGCCAAGGTTGCAAAGACTGGCAAGGAAGATAAAGGTAGTAAAGACGGTAAGAAGAAGCCGTTTGGCGGGAAGGGCTTCCCGAAGAAAGGTAGCGGCAGCAGCAAGCCGAAAAAGAAGACCAAGATTCCGGCTTGGAAGGCGCCCGAAGACTTCAAGACCGGCTTCGTTGTCGAGTGGACCTTCGAAACCGAGAAGGATGGCATGCCTGGTGCCAAGATTCGTGCAATCCGTTTCAAGGGCAAGTACGACCCCAAGGCAGACGACAAGAAGAAGTTCGACATGATGTCTTACGACGTCAAGACCGTTCTGGGCATCCAGGCGCGTATGTCGTTGACGCAGTTCCATGCAACTGGCCGCGTCACCAGCAAGGGTGTGCGTACTCGTCTGGAGCCGAACAAGATCTACCGTGCATTGATTCGTGTTGGCAAGAAGAAGGCCGACGATACGTTGACGGCCCGGGTTACTACCGTGCTGAAGGCCGTTGAAAAGAACGGCAAGATGAAGATGGTAGAACTGGATAAGAAGGATCCGGACTACCGCAAGATTCGAAAAGCAAACCGTTACCTGCCGGCGGCATTCCGTCATGTAGCGGCGCTGCCGGAGCGTAGTCGCCGCAAGCGTGAAAACGCCAACGACGAAGAAGAGTAACCCACACAGGGCGGCCAAAAGAGCCGCCCTAGTTATTTCTGCAATGGAGAACTAGTTCATGTATTTGAACTTGGAAAACGTACATCCAGATTTGCAAGAACACGTCCAGGCCATCCATGATGCAGTTGCTGCTATCATCGGTGCCGATACACTGCCGATAGACGTTCGACACATTGCGCTAGGCGAGGGAGAAAACCTCTTCGACGAGGCGTTCGAAACCTTGCAGGAAAAGCGTGACGACGCGGAGTCAGACGAAGATCTTGACGATCTTGAGTCTGAAGATTCAGATCTTGAAGGTGACGACGAGGACTTTGACGAATGAGCACCTACCTTGTGCTGCTGGCATCTGGTATGACATTGATCAGTCGTGGTCATGTTGTCACCGGTGACGCAGGCGATAACGTTCTTCAGTTGACCGAACCCTACATGCTCCAGTTTATGGAACATCCCCGACAACCTGGAATGATGGTACCGCAGGTAATGCCGTATTCCTTGATTCCAGGAATTACAACTCCTCGCAAGGAGTTGAATCTTCGTCCTGGTCAATACGTTGACTACGAAGAAGCTGAAGAAAAGATGTCAGCAATTTACACCAAGGCTACCACGGGATTGGAGATTGCAGCGCGTTCTCCAATCCAACTGGCAAAACGCTGATTGTTCTGTTCTGTAAATATTATGTGTGCGCCGCAGGTAGCCTACCACCTGCACACTCTGGCTAGAGTTTATCAAATCAATCTCGAGAGGCATTACCAAAATGGCGAAAGCAACGAAGACCAAGAAAGCAGGCAAGGGCAAGGACGTGAAGAAGGTCGTCAAAAAGGCGAAGACCGTTCCTGCTAAGTCGGCGAAGGCAACCAAGGTTGTGAAGAAGGCCGCTAAGGCGAGTAAGCCTGTGAAGTCTTCCAAGGCCCCGAAGTCTTCCAAGAAGACTACCAAGGCGGCAGCTCCGAAGTTCGCTTCGACCCCCAACGGTACGTTGTACATGCGAACCATTGTCGCCACCACAGGCGAGAAGGTTGTGTCCAACGCAGTTGCTTATGAAATCGACGGCGTGTCGATTCCGAAGTCCCACGTCAAGGTTGTCATCGGTAAGATCGTGTACCATGAGGTTCTGATTCCGATTGGTGAGATCAAGGAAATCAAGGACGTTAAGGGCATCACCGTGTACGTTACCGAAGCAGGACCCGTGGTCGTGCGTGACGAACAGTTCGTGTTCATCGTGAACGGCGGAAACCAACCGGTCCTGGAGTCGGAAGAATCTGACGAGGAAGAAGACGAGGATGACTCGGACGATTCCGATGAAGAGGAAGACGAGGATGATGAATCTGAAGAAGATGAAGACGAAGTTGAAGTCGACGAGGATGACGAATCCGACGAAGACGAAGATGACGACGATTCCGATGAAGAGGAAGACGAGGACGAAGACTCGGATGACGATGATGACGAAGTCTCCGTAGAAGATGAAGATGAGGAAGACGAAGATTCGGATGAAGACGAGGACGATGAGTCTGACGAAGATTCCGATGATGACGAAGAAGATGAGGACGAGGAAGAAGACGATGATGACGGCGACGAGAAGCTGGACGTCTAAGTCGTGAATGTGGTGTGGTCGGATTTATTTCTGACCACACCAATTCCTACATCTGGAGTCCTTATGACCAACGCAGATACCGAAGAGCTAGATCACCTGGAGGTATACTCGCGTAAGTGTTTGCGGTGCAGTCACTTGGTCGAAGGTGCCAAGAACACCTATGAAGAATGCCACTATCTTCAAGGCAATGAAGATTGTCCGGCATCTGAGGTACGTGTAGTAGTGACAGGTAGAGCAGCCCGTGCCGCTCGCCTTATCATGAAGGCACGTGAAGATCGCGATCCTGCCAAAGAAGCAAGGATCCTACAGTCGATGGCAAACGAATCACCGGCTGTCCTGCATCAGCTATATGCTCGATTGAGTAGCTAATCCTTCCGGAGTCCACGTGGAACAAACCACACCCGTAATCAGACTGGTAAAACACAAACAGTGGTACATACCAGCCGACGCTCAGGATTATCAGATTTTGGTAAACCTCGGTATACCGTCGACTCGAATCCATGAAGATCAACGCGAGATAGTTAAGCATGTTGCCGAGCGTAAAGGTTATACGTTGCGTGGCAAACACTTTGAAACGGTGCTTGAAGAGTTCACCGAAGATCTTTACAAACGCTGGATGCGGTTCCCACACCGCAATGTAAAATTCAAGAAATCATCAATGATATTTTCAACCACTGACGCCGCCGCATTCAAACGGGCGCGGGACAAGTCGGTGCCTCTGCTTACTACAAAGCTCCAGGAGTTTTTCCAGCGATGGGGATTCGTGGGGGATTTCAAGTACAGCGAAAATCACGACAAGGTACGCCTTGTCGTTGACTACAACTTCAGCTCATTCCGCAAGCCGGTGATAACGCTGAAGGAGAATCCTAAGGAGGTAACGAAGTCCGTTATCAACTTAGGCGGCAACCGATTGATCTTCTGGCGTGAAGATAAGCACCTGCACTGGGAAATCGAAACCAAGGCAGCGAACGAATGGCGCCCGCGTGTTAAAGGAAGTTGTCTTCATAGTGAGATGTCGGATCCAACTGATTCGATTATCCTGCTCATGCGCAGTTTGGATGAGACGGATTTGTCTCCGGACAAGTCCTTCGATAAGCAGATTGCAGCAGCATTTGCTGAACGAGATGCGGCCGTCGCCGAGAAGCTTCGTCTTCAAGAAGACCTTGCAAAAGCAAAGGAACGCATCGAGAGGTTGCGTAAACCTAACGAAACTACCAACCATCCAGGGACGGATGTATGATTTTAATCAACCAGAAAGGCCATACGATTTCTGTGGACAACAACGATCCGGAGACCGTGTCCATGACGGATACGGAGGCTAAGGAGATCAGGGATCTCACCGGAAAGCAATTACGAGAGCTTTCAACAGAAACGTTGCGCAGTAATCTGCGGTTCATTAACGTGGGTTGATGATGGAAAAAGAACAGAAGAAGCCACGACCTCCCAAGAAGTTTGGGGGCTTCACCTTGGAAGAAATCGATGCCTTTGTTAAGGCAAGCGAAGAACAAGGCGAGAGTTTCGACTGGGTGGCGGGAGGCGATCTAGCGCACGGGTGTAATGTTGTCCGTGAGCTGGTAGTAGAACTGCGTGCCATGTCTCAGCGTCTTGCACAGGCGTCCAAAACTATCCGCAATTTGAAAGACGCCTACTAGTGCTACGCCCTGTAGCTCAGCGGTTAGAGCTGCGGCCTCATAAGCCGTAGGTCGCGGGTTCGAATCCCGCCGGGGCGACCAACCTTAAGGAAGATGATGGAAAAGCAGGACGCGATTGGCTTCATTGGAGCAACCCGAATCACAGGATTTATTCCTGGTACTACTCAAGGCGCAACTGATCAATTCGATCAGCTTTTTGGAGCCGAGTTCGACGTCCCGTCGTGGGGATCCACTTCGTGTGTGACGAAGCACGCTACCGTAAAGAAGCTTCCTGCAGTAGCAGAAGTCATTGCGTTGGAAATTGGTGGTAGCAAAATCAAGTGTGGTGGCGATCAGATGTTCGCCATTGTTAATTATCGGTCCTACGATGTCAGTGAAGGCCGTGTGTTCCTGGAAGGTCATTCCAATCTCGCTTTCAAGCGTGCGCGTGATCTACGCAGTGGGGATATGATTTTCAGCCCCGGTGCTAAGGAACGTGACAAGATTTCAGGGCTGACGTTCTGCCGTATCAGTAAACACCGCATTCAGCAGTTGAAAGATCCGGTAGATATGTTCACACTGTCGGTACAAAGGGGATCAACGTTCCTCTTGCCTGGCAACATCATAACAGCCTCGTGGAAGCAACATGACTGACAAGGTGAAGAAAAAGAAGAGTGCATCACAAGATGGGTTTGTGATCGCCGAAGGACTTGACGGGGTTCGGCTAAACCCTACCATGTACCTAGGAGAACTAGGTAAGTACATGGCGTTGCGATGCACCAAAGAAGTGACCGACAACGCCTACGACGAACACATTGCTGGACGCAACAACTTGATCGAGGTCGTCATTAACTATGACGATGATCTGATCGTGATTGCGGACGGTGCAGGTGGTATTCCGACCGACTACAAGAAGCTGAAAGACGGAAAGAAAGAAACGATCATGACGGCGGCTTTCAAGCGGCTTCATGCAGGTGGCAAGTTCAACGACAAGGCGTACAAGACGTCAGCTGGTACGCACGGCGTTGGTGTTGCTGCGGTGAATGCGGTGTGTCAGAGCCTTCGTGTATGGTCCACGTACAAGGGCAAACTTGCGCACCAAGCATTTGCGAAGGGTGAGATCAAAACCAAAGGTAATGATCCGGTGCAGGTTAAGAGGGTAGACGAGGACGTGATGTCCTTGCTATCTTCTAAGATAAAGGTCTACGGCACGATCGTTGCTTTCGTCCTCGATCAATCGGTAGTCAGCGAAAGTGTGCGCCGTGGGAAGGAGCTTCCGAAGAATTTCGTGAAGGCCGAACCGGACTACAAGGCATTGGGCGAACTGCTTCGTAACGTGGCATACCTGAACCCTGGTTTGGTCGTCAAGTTTTCTGCCGTGCGTAAGGGCAAACGCAAAGATTTCGAGTTCCAGAACAAGAAAGGTCTGGAATGGATTCCGAAGATCATGTGCGAGAATAGAGAGCTTAACCAGCTCGGCAAACCGCTGGTCTTTAAGAACGATCACATCAGCTGCTCTATCACTTGGGCGGATCATCCGGACGTCGATAACTTCTTGTCGTTCGTGAACACCAGCCCTACGATTGACGGCGGCTGGCACGTTACTGGTTTCATGAAAGCGTTGGCAGCAGCAATCAAGCCGTATGCCAAGGAAAAGAAGGCGAAGAAAGGCAAGAAGGCAGACACTGGTTACAGCTCTTCGGATTTGTTGATTGGTCTTACTGGAATGTTCGACTGGCGTATGCACGGCGCGCAGTTCACTTCTCAGGTTAAGGACAAGTTGGCATCACGTGTCGATTCTGAAGTTGCAGAAATCATGCAACCGGTCTTTGAGTCGTATTTCAAGAAACATTCCAAGGTAGCTAAGGCAATCATCAAGCGTGCCCAGGTGATGAACAAGGGTCGTGAAGAGCTTGCTGCTGTGGTTAAGCAGATGGCAGACGTGAAGAAGGTAGCGAAGGGCAACACACTACCGTCGGCACTAGCCACCGCACCTGGTGCTAAACCGCATGAGCGGGAGCTGTTCATTGTTGAAGGTGATTCTGCTGCGTTGACTGCTATCGATGCACGCGATTCCAACTTCCAAGAAGTATTGGGCGCAGGAGGTAAGCCGCTGAACGCGTTGAGTGCCTCGTTGGCTGCGGTTTTGAAGCACGAGGAAATCCAAAACATGCTTATCAGTCTAGGCGCTGATATCAAGTCGTTGGATCCGAAAGCAGAGAAGCCACAATTCAGTGCTGAGGGCTTGCGTACTGCACACGTTATCTTCCTTGTTGACCCGGACCCGGACGGTGGCCATATCGCAGTGTTGTTCTTAGCTGCTATCTATCGTTTGATGCCTGATCTGTTGAAGCAGAAGCGTGTCTGGTGCGTTGACTCGCCATTGTATGCGGCTGTGAAAGACGGTCAGGTGTACGGTGGCAAGACGTTCGAGGCGTGTCGGAAGGCTGCTCCTAAGTCCATCAAGGATAAAGAGATCACGCGCATCAAAGGCTGGGGAGAAGTCGATGAGACCTACCTGGAACCGATTGCGTTCAACACCAAGGTTCGTAAACTGATCTGCATCAATCCGTTTGAGAATGCAGAACAGGAGAAGTTCTTTCGTGGTGTTGTTGCAGAAGATTCATCGCACCGTCGTGCGCTTCTTGGTCTGGAGGACTAAGTGAAGAAGGTCAAAAAAGCCAAGAAAGAAAAAGCAGGTAAGCGGATCCTGAAAGCCGAACCGTTACCGACGTTGAAGTCATCAGGTATTCGTGACCAAGGTATTGAAGCTTTTACTCGTCAAGCACTTTTCGAGTACGGCTCCTACGTTGTTGAGAGCCGTGCGGTACCTGACTACCGTGATGGGCTTAAGCCAGTACACCGATCGTTGATGTGGTCATTGGCAGGTTTGGGATTACGTCCCAATGCTGCGTATAAGAAAGCGGCGCGCACCGTCGGTGACACGATTGGTAAGTATCACCCTCACGGTGACCAAGCGTGCTACGGTGCTATGGTAACGATTGCAAATACCATGCCACCGGTTGTTGACGGCCAAGGTAACTGGGGTTCGCCAATCAACAATGCAGCTCACATGCGGTACACTGAAGCACGCATGAGCAAGTTTGCACACTTGTTCATGTTGGATCCGCAGTACCTCAAGGTGGTTCCGAAGATACCGAATTATTCCGGTGACGACACGATTCCTCTCTACCTGCCGGCTCTGTTACCGTTTATTCTGTTCTTGGGAGGTCCTCCCGTTCCGGCTTACGGTGTAGCTGCAGGTAATCCGAGTTTTAGCTTGCCGTCGGTTGCCAAGGTTGTCGCAACAATGTTGCGCGGTCAAGAGATGGATTCGAAAGAGCTGGCTAAGATCATGCGCGTTGAACATGCGTACGGTTGCCAGTGTATATCTGACAAGAAAACTTTGCGAGAAGTTCTCAAGACAGGTCGTGGTAGTCTCCAATACCAACCAGAAGTTGTAGGATTGGAGAAGCAGAAGCAGATCAACATTCGATCGTTCAGTCCTGGCAAGTTGAGTTCTAAGAACTCCGCAGATAACACGCTGAACAAACTTGCTTTGCTGGACGGGGTGAAACGTGCATACTCCAAGCAAGGTAAGAAGTCGAAAGGCTCCGGACCTTACGGCGCTCTCTACGTTGTGGAGACCAAGGGCTTGAAGGGCGAAGCGTTCGAGAAGCTGGTCGAGAAAGTCCGCAAGGAAGTTACGTCCAGCGTAAGCGTGCGCTTAGGCGTAACGATTCGAAAGGCGAATGATCCGAACGAGTTTCGTTACTGGAACTTCGTACAGTTTTTGAAGAACTGGATCAAGTACCGGATAGCACTTGAGCTGCGACTCATCAAATCGTTGATCGTAGAAGTGGAACGTGAGCTGCACCTTAACGAGGTGTACCTGTTCGCCGTCCAGAACATGGAGAAGCTGCTGAAGGCCTTGCCTAAGGTGTTGGTGGCAGATGATCCAAACGAAGCACTTGCGAAGATTTTGCAAATACCGGTTGAAGATGCTATACTTATCTTAGACCGAAAGGTTCGTCAACTGGCTAGGTTGGAAGAGGCCGGCTTGATTGCGACCATCAAGAAGTTGAAAGCAGAATTAGCTGGACTCAAGAAGGATCAAAAGGAGCCGGGTGAGCGGGCTGCGCGGGTCAACGATGAGCGCCTGGCTACCTTTTTGAAAAACCCGGATGCGAATCGCTCCGGACTGCGCTTCACCAAGTAGGAGAATAACAATGCGCAACTGAACCACCAAACAGTCCGAGAAGTTCGTAATCCACAATTTCAAATCGTAAATACCAACTGTACGATTCCAAGTACAGGTTCTGCAAACACCCTTTCCAAAAGGAATCACCTATCATGTCGAAAGATGTCATCAAAGCCCTGGCCGAACTGTCGAAGCAAGTGAAGGCTGCTGTTAAGGAAGCTAAGGCGCAAGAAAAGCGTGCCGATAAGGCAGAAGCCAAGATCGAAAAGCTGGAAGCTAAGACTTCCGGCGGTGGCAAGAAGAAGTCGAAGAAGGCTGACAAGAAGGCCACCAAGAAAGCGACGGCGAAGAAGGAAAAGCCTGCCAAGAAGGACAAGAAGGGCAAGGGCAAGGCCAGCAAGTCCGATGACGACGAAGACGAAGTTGCGACCAAGACTTCCAAGAAGTCGGCCAAGAAGTCGAAGAAGGACAAGGCTGAGAAGGAAGGCAAGGTTAGCAAGAAGTCGAAGAAGGAAAAGAAGGCGAAGGCCGAGAAGACCGAAGGCAAGAAGTCCAAGGGCGACAAGAAGAAGTCGAAGAAGGACAAGAAGGCTGACAAGTCGGACAAGAAGTCGAAGAAGTCCAGCAAGGAAGACTTCCTGGTGTAAGCTCAGGCCTGAGCAGTGCAGAGATTGGGTGAGGCGTACTCTACTAAGGGAACGCCTCACCCTTTCCAACATTCAGCAGGAGCATTGTCATGGAAAAGACCACCAAGGTGGCACAAAAGAATACCGTACTGCATTCATCGAAAACTGCCGGTGCAGACGCGAAGCAGGAAAAACCGTCTGACAAAAAGCCTGTGAAGGCCTCGAAGGATGCGCCGCCGCGAGTGGTAGAACCTCTGGTCCGGAGTAAGGACAACCTCTTTGATAAGTCACAAGCACACCGTGGTTTGACTGCAAAGAACAATTCACAGATGTCCCGGGTTATCGAATATGGCGTTAGCGCGTCAGCCGCGGAACGTGAAGATGCAGAAAAACGTGCCAAGTTGGAAGCACGTATTGTTTCCTTAAAGAAGACCATTGCTTATGTTGACGAGGCTAACGGACAGCTTGCTCTGTTGCCAACACTCAGCACAGAAGAAGCTAAGAACAAGCTTCTTGCAAAGGTCACCAAGCGCATGACCGCCCTGTATGAACACCCCAATCTTCCACTAGGTGCTTCTACGCCGATGAGGAAAATGCGCAATGAACTGATTTCTGCGCGTGAAGGTTTTATTGCGGATGGAGTTCTTGCCGCCTTTAACGAGGGGGAAGAAGCCGCTACGAAACTCAAAGCGACTCTGCAGTCCGCTGAAGAAACGTTGGCAATCCTGATACACGGCAATGACGTTTACATGGATAAGCTCTATGAGCGTGCCCGTGAGATCATCGAACGTACTGGTTCCGAGTCACGTCGTTTGGAATCGCTACGCGACAAGCCGATGGTGATAAGTAGGATTCCTATTGTCCCGCTAACGGATCCACCGTTGAATCCAGATCAATTGAATCGCTTAGGAGTGAAGACAGAAAACCTTGGTGGTTATCCTTTGATTCACAATCAATTGGTGATAGGTATCAACAAGACGGCGCTCGCGCAGAAAGGTCGCAAAGTTGAAAAGCCGATGGAAGCGGTGGAACGCTACCTGAAGATTCTGTCTAAGCAAATGGGCAGGAACATCACGACAGTTTCCAATCAAGGTGTTCCGGGTCAAGGTGGTGTATGGTACTGGCTTGCAGATGAGCGCACCATAAATGCTTTCCGGAAAGCTGGACGTGACCAACTCAAAATCCGTAGCTGGGGTTTTGGTTGGGGCGAATCGACATTCGGATCCTAGGAGCCGCCATGATGCTGAATACTTTGTATGTGGTGCTCGAAGATGGAACACGAGAGTACCTACAGCGCATGATGGGCGCTGCTCCTGACGGTTTGAATCTGGATTTTAATCCGAAAATTGAATTGTTTACCAGCCCGGATACCATTACGCCAGATAAGAGAAACATCTACAACGCTCGGTCGATTACTTTCGATATGTGGTACTCCGGACATATTCAGGCCACCTCTGGTTTGATTGTGCTGGACAGTCCATCGATGGAAAGCCGTTACACTGAGCTACTTAGTGAAGGACAAACACCAGCGTGGCCTTACGGCTATCATCCTCACTATACGTTGATACCATTTGTGCCACCACTCAAACGCCATGTAAGGGCTTGGCTCAATAGCATAAGCAATACACTGGCAGAAAGCGATACACCGTTGATCTTTGGTAACGAGCAGGTCGAGGTTGTTGAATACACCTCACCACCCAACTATGAGTTCAACATGATAATGGATTCGAGGTAGATCATGGCCGTACACTCAGCACACAAGGATTCCCAAAAACTGGACCATTGCTGGGTGTGCCGTACCCGGTTTGTCCAACATGGTGGAACCGCCCACAATGAAATCCACCATGTTATCCCTGTTGCGTATGGTGGAACGGACGGACCAACATTTGATCTCTGCGATAGTCATCATTCCTGTCTGCATAAGATGGCTGTGGCAATCCGAGCAAAGAAACCCTACCATCATTTGCTCGGTACTCGTGATCCGGAATGGGTGCGCAAGCTATTGTGGCTTGCCACCAAGGTAAACGAGGCTGAAGCTTTAACACGTAATGACCCTAATAAGAAAGTTGACGTGTTAGTCAGCCTCGATTACGACACACGTAACATGCTCGACCAACTACTGAAGGTTTATCCTAGCGTAAAAGGTCGAGCAGGTTTGCTGAAGGTGGCAGTACACGCTCTACACCGTCAGCATTTTATGAACAAGCCTGCAACCGTAAAGCAGGGTCACTCAAGGTGAATGATGAAAAAGTCAGACGTGATCGCCACTGGTAAGGTTTCCTCGAAGAATCTAAAGCAAGCAATGCGCTGTGGTGAATGCTTGCACTTCAATACGAAACAGCATCAGGACAAAGGTGATCTCTGCAAGAATGAAGGCGTCGTGGCGGCTGGTATAGCGCCTCCTTGCTTCACACCCAACTACACGAAGGTAATTCAATCTTCAGACGCACTCGTACATCTTAGTACGTTGATGCAAGAGCTGGGCCATAAGGAACGACGTATTCTTGCATCAGTGTTGATGTCAAAGCCAGGCCGTCTCCCTATGGGAAAGAAAATCTACTTCTTAGCGTCTGGCAAGGACTACCTCAGCAACTATCTGGCAGGTTGGGTCGTTGGATACACCAGTGCGCGAGAGATCGTGGTATTCGGTGATCCTGATAAACACCAACGTGGTAATCCGTATATTGCTTTCTTCAAAGACGAGAGCTCCGTGTTCACCGTCAAGGAATTCAAGCAAAAACGTGCAGCACTAGCTGCGAAGAATCGCGTTGAAGACCCCGATCAACCGCTGAAGAAGATCCGCAAGACGATCGCTATTGAATACGAACCGCCTACCATGGATAACGCGCCTGCGCACTGGCATAATAAGTCCAAAGCGCCGAAGGCTAAGAAAGGTGATTCGAAGATCAAGGAGATCGTCATCTCGAGCAGTAAGTAATACGAGGTGAACACCATGTCCTATCAGGATGACGCAGTATTTCGAGAATTGATGCGTGCTCAAGAGGAGCAGGCACGTATAGGTGGCAGGAAGACTCCCCAAGAATTGGAGCGCCAAATAAGGGACCGCGCTAACCAATCTCAACTAGATCAAATCGCAAATGGTTATGTACCAGAAATACCGTTGCCTGTAGCAGGTGTAGTTTTACGCGAACCGGAGAAAGTAAAGGCTCGTGTAGGCGGCTACATCACTACCGCGAGTGCAAAGAAATTCATCGTTGAACGCCAATCAAAGAAAGGCGGTAAATGGGAGGTGTTTAGTTCATTAACGGACGAAGCACAGGCACAAAAAGCGGTAAGCAAGGGTAACTCTGGAAAAACTCACGTCTATAGGATACGTCCGTGACTGCACATACCGAATCGAAACTGTACTACGAGGCTCATATCACTATTGAGCCTGTCTTCGACGAACGATTAGATTTGGCAAAGCGTTTGTCAGCCCCGTACAAGTTTCGAGTCGCAGATCTTCTAATGAAGAAGCGTGAATCAGATACAGAAGAACGAAGCGCCAACGATACGTTCATGACTGGTCACGGTAAGATCTACCTTGACCTTTCACTCCGAATGATTCAGCTGATCCGTCAGCTACAAGGTCACGGTTTTAAGGTATGGCGCTACAAGATCGAAGACACTATCATCGATAGTCGACACGATGATGCGCTAGGTTTGCTCGACCCGCAGTAAGTTTGGTACCCGTGGACAAAGCCAGCACCCTCTGGCAACGTTCATTAAGGACACGCTCAATGATTAAACATACACTAGGCATAGAAGATCTGACAAAGACACAGATCGGTGCCATCTTCGCTTACCTATTCCGCCGCATCGAAGTAATGGAGTTTCGCAAATACTTCGACAACGGAATTGCTGTTAAGAAGAAGATAGATAGTAGTGGCTACATCTTGCGTAATTGCAAACTGTTTGCCTACGCTCATTGGAGGGCTGTACACTCTGATTCAGAAAGGCCTAAGGCAAAAGCGTTTGAAGTGTCTCCCCAGGATGCGCCGATACTTCGTCGACTGAATTTAGGCCACATACCAAAGAAGTTCCAAGTTTATTCCTTGGCTGAATACAAATCACTCATCGATGAATACCTCTGGTCTCAGCAGATTGACGTATACATCGGTAAGTTCATCAGCAAGAAGTTGCGATTCCTCATCAAGTCCTATGGTTTGGATCGATCAGATATCGAAGCAGACTTGAAGATGAAAGGTCTGTACGACGTATACCGCATGTACCCGTTTTATGAAAGCCACCTGCACGTGGTTAACATTGCGAAAGGTGGGATCAAGCGGGCAGGCCAGGATTTGATCCAAGAACACACTTCTGGCAAACGCCAGAAGCTAAGAGCTAACACCGATGGTACGTTTGAACACCTACACGTTGCGCTAGATCTAGCTGCACCTGATCTTATTGCACCGGCTGTGGGGAACTATGTGCTTGATGGTATGCGTGATCTCGAAAAGTTGGCACCGCACATGACGCCTAGGGCTCAGCGGTTTCTAACTTTATTGAGCGGGCAGCACGATGATGAGTTCTCTGAATACCTAGGTCGTGACAACGACAAGGCGTCGGAGAAGTTGGCCTTTGAAGTCTATTGTTCAAAGGTCCAAGCGTATATGGAGGTTTCGGATGCCTCACTCCAACAATTTTTCGGCAAGTTACGTACCCGATTGAGCCGCTAGTCGGTGTAGGCACGCGAACCCCAGATGTACGGGGTTTGCACGCCTGTAACATTTTTGTTACATTTGTTGTACGCAGACAACACCGGTAGAGCGCCGGTAGAATTCAGTTGCGGGTACTGAAAATGTGTTACAATAAGGTAAGAGTACCACGGGTACTTAAAACGTAGAAATCGCACCTAACGTACAAGGAGCAAAAGATGAAGAACAAGGTAACGAAAAAGCAGTACATGCAAACGTATAAATTTCTCTTAGGTCTTGGCTTCAGGCCATTTCTTATTCAGACTGAAGTGTTCGTTGATCCTGACGAGAACACCACCAGTTTCGGCGTTCAGGCAAGCGTGGGCGAGTCGTTCACCAAATCTTGCAAGCTGTTGAGGGCGGCAGGATTCAAGACGAAGACACTCATCACCAAGGCAGATAAGGAGGTGTGCATGACGCATCCTGACATCATAGGTAGCGAAGTCTTCGTAGAAGACACATACGCGCTAGGTGTGCTCCTCAACGTTTGCCAAGTTTATCCCGCCACCGTGTAATTCGATAACGTTCCTGACCTGACGTGTAAGGAGGAGCAGCTAATGGAAAACGTAGTGATGAACAAAGTCACAAAGACATTCAATGTGTTCGTTAACAACGGTTTCAAGTTCGAGTTCAAAGAACAACGCCAAGGGTCCTCGACCAAGCAAGTCAGGAAAATCATCCTTAATGAATGGGGTAGCTATCTGAATCCCTTTGATCTCAAAGTTCAAGAGCATAGGTGTCCGAGCTCCACTAAATAACAAGTTGTACAAAGCGCCCGCTGAAGCGTTTCGAGTGTTACTCCTTAATCGGTCCGCAGTTTCGATTATGGTCCCTCCCAGTCTCTGGAAGAGAAGCTTTTCAGCACCCCTCCAAACTTTCTCACTTGAAGGTGAGTCGAAATGCAAGCCAAGATCCAAACTAAGGAAGTGACGTTCAAGTTGTTAGCAGTCGAAAAGTTGCCGGTCGCACGTGGTCGTCTCGAAGATGTGTACACGTATGTCAGCACCGACAACCAATTCGGCATTCAGTTCCATGCGCACCCTAGGCGCGCTTTCAGCTATTCCATTCTCAGAACTCATAACCTGAGTGTGGCGGGTCGGAAAAACTTGACCCGCAATCGGGCGGCCATTATCCAAGCCTTCATCACGCAAGGCTTGAATCAAGAAGCCCTAGGTGGTTGGGATTCGGCTATCAAGGAACTCAACACCGAACTTGTTGTCGGTGTGTCGTTGAAGAACGTAGGTGCGCTCAAGAAGATGGGCGTAAAGAAAACAAAAGTGGTACTGAACGTCGATCGTCTACTGGCTGGTCTTCGAAACCAAGGCGTAATCGTAAAGCACGAAAAAGGTAAAGAGCGTCTCGATGGCGCGAAGACGTACAGGTTGACCTTTCCAGAGGGTCGCAAGGACGCCTCGTTGTTGCGTGCTGTAATGACCGCAGCAGGCAGCTGGAAGACCCAAGGTCCAGGAACGTTCCCGTTGATTGACGGTGACAACAAGCAATACTTCATGACTGCTAAGGCAGTGGTCCCGGAAACATGGGATTCGCAGGCAATGTATGACTCAGCACAACGAATACTCTTCGTGATGGAAGAGGGTAACTGGTAAATTGTTCCACGTAGTTCATTTCGCAGTTCAATCGTAAGACCTCCTAACGTACAAGGAATTCATCATGTCGAAAATCATCGTATCGGTCGATTTCAATGGCCGCAGCAAAGACGTCGTTTTCAAATCGACGCATGGTCGGTACAAGGCCATACCGATGGGCATCAACAAGCCGGAGCTGACCATCAGCCATAAGAAGGGTGCGTGGTTCGGATCTGCGAAGATTCGCAATCAGCGCGTTCAAACGGAGGGCATGAAGACCCCGCACGCGGTTTTCCAGGCCATGGTAAAAGAATACTGGCAGTAATTTCCGAAGGAAGAGGACTTCGATGAAGAAGCTTATCAGTAGAGCAGTGGCACGTGAAGCAGCTCTTTATTTCCATGGTCTGGAAAAACAAGGAGAGCTTCACCGTAGGGCTGAAATCTTTGTCACCCAAGACAAAGTTCGGTTTCTTTGGGTCGAAGTCCTCTACGAAGACGGCAAGGTAAAGGTGTCCACGTATAGCGGTGCTCCTAAGCAGGACGGCAGCAACGTAACCGACACAGTGGTAGGTAGTATCAAGGATTACTATCAAGTCTACGGACTTTGAAGCTGCATCAGCTCGCGGTCAACGTAGTTATAAGCTGTCCAACGTATAGGACCTCGACATATGAAGAAAGAGTATCAGACAAATCTGTCCGTCGCGTCGGTGCGCATGATCTGCAATGGTTTGAAAACCCAGATCAAGTCGCAACCGAAGTATAAACGACAAGAAATGCCTGAGCTTATTCGTTTGCAACGTTTCATGCTCAAACACCTGAGTGGTTCGCTGATGGCCTTCAACAAGAAGCGCCATCAGCATATCGTTCTCAGCGTCGTGGCAAAGCACGTGGAACTGGCTGACGTAATAACTAGTGCGGCTCGTCAGTCGTTGTTGGAACTGCACCTGAAAGGTACGCAGACCTTCCAACATACCAAGGACATGTGCTGGGTTGTCGATAGAATGGACACGATGAAGGCTTACGTGCTCTACCCTGAACTTCGTTGTGCGAAGTGCAGGTGCGTTGGTGACAAGCGTAGTTTGCTGCTGTTTGGTGGCTACTGCGGTCGGCATTCTTGCAAGAACTGAGGAAGGAACATGATGAGCAAAGAAGAGATTTTCCGCGAAACTCTGCGCCGTGCTGTGATGCTGCAGGACGCAGGTATTGCAGGAACACCGACTGTGGTAAAGCAGTTGGCAAACCGAATCGCAGTGGACATGCGAGCGCTTCTCGCAATGGTCGACGAGAAAGAAATACCGGACACCCCTCAGCTGGTTGAGCAGAGGTTACGCGACATGCGTGCCCTTGCATTGCTGGTAGGGAACTCCCCTGTCCATTGAAGGAGAGCTCAATGGAGAGCTATTCGTGGGAATACTGTGACGGCTACAACTCCGCGGCGTTCGGTCTGGAACGAGATAGAAGTCGTTCAGCGGAGTGGCTGCAAGGTTATGACGCGTTCAACGATGACATGACACGTAGTGAAAGCGAGCGTTTTGCCTAAGTAGTTTCTTATCAACATCTCTTGTGATGGAGAGTACCATGACTCAAGCTGACAATACCAAAGAATCCCTGGCTTCCCAAATGCCGACCGAGACGTCCGTACCGGAGCAGGTACCGGAGAAGGCGCTTAAGAAGCCGAAAGGCGTCAAGCCAGGCGCGTTGAAGTTCCGATCGCAGTGGTTGACTGCTAAGCAGGAATTGGTCAACGCCAACAGCCTCGTCCAGTTCTTGGGCGGCCTGCATACGTTCTTTGATGAACCCCGTTTCCGCATGGCGGTGGCCAAATCGGTGGACGGAAAGGGTGATCCAATCGAAATTGTGTGGAAACGGGTGCAAGGTTCCCGAATCTCGGAATTGGTTTTTCCGATGGCAAAGACTGCCAAGGGCATACCGATGGTTGTGGCAGAGGCGACACTCGGTCTGGAGTTCGGTGAAACCCTGGCCAAGTTGTTGGGCGGTTTGGCTGATGGAATGAACAAAGACCGTCTCTACCTCCACCAACTCCTGTGGCTGTCCGATCCCAAGGACGACCGTACTGGTGAATACATCAATTTTGCGTTCATGGTAACAGACTGCCATCCGCAAGCTGTGTTGACCGGCGCTACGGTTCTGGTGGTTCGACCGATCGAACTGGTTGACGAGCAATAAGGTTAACGTCACTCTAATCAATTGGGTGGTTACCTCCGGGTAACCACCTGTGTCCATATCAGCTTAGGAACTAAAATGATTTCGCAAAATCCCGTGATCGCCCTGCTGGACTCCGTTTACAAAGATGGTCAACAAAAGTCAATTCTGACACAGCACGCATTCCGTGGCGCGGCGTCAGAAGTTGTTGATAGCTTTGCCCAGCAGTTGTTGGACAACAACGGCTCGGAAGATGAAGAAGAAGCGCTCCGATCATCGGATCTAGGCACAGCCTTGACGGGGTTGGAGTCTGCTGTATTCAGGAACGGACTCAAGCAGGAGTTCCTAAAAGGTATGGGCGACACCCATTTCAGCAATGATTTCGAGGAAGTCAATTCGTTGCTTGCACAGAACGGTTTTGAAAAGGTTCATACGTTCAAGTTCTGGCCTGTTGATGATCAAGGGGTCGAAGTTACGACCGATTCTCAGCTAGAGGAAAATCTGGTCATCTGGGCTCGTCGTGACCAAGGGCTGGTGGTATCTGTCGAGTCCTATACCGCGTCGGACAAGAATTCCAATTATTTCCGGCGTGGTGCTAACACCATACATCTGTTCTACGCTTGGCGTGATGCCCAGCTTATTACGAGATCATACTCGTTACGGTCCAATGGGGAGTTGGTGTCCCCAGGCACGCCGAACTGGCGTCAAGAATACCGAGATGCCGTCGATAACGGTGACGTGTACAAGATGCCTGACGATCTAACGTTTGTCGGTCGTTACGATGCGCGTGAAGGTATGTTCCTACATATTCGGCAGCTGATGCGTAGCGGTACGCTGTTACCGACGCATCCTCCTGGTCGTGATAACTTTGGACATATCTACGGTGTTGGTTTCTACACCGACTATAAGAGAAAGGAATTTCTCGGAGACGATGGTCGATTTAATCATCGGAACTACGACGGTATCCGTGAGCTCCACAAGCAGCGACTTGCTGAGTTGCCTCAGTGGTTCCGTGAAATGGTAGGTCGCGAATAATCGTAGATCCGTTCAGGAGGATTAGGAATGAACTATATGCAAGCGCGAAGCATCTTCTTTGTTGAACGGACACGAGAAGTTCTCGCTTTCATGAAAGAACACCCTGACGTGCATCATATTGTTATCATGCCTGCGTTTTCACGTCATGATGTTCTTGGTGATATGTTCGATCGACAACGTTGCCTTAAGGAACGGGTTCCCTATTGTGCGTCCACAGCGCCGTTCCCTCAACGGCGTTTGTACCTTGATCAGCTCGAAACCTGGCTCAATCATCCTGCAGAGCCAGGTTTCACGTTGTTAAGTAGCTCATGGGCGTACATGGGCTGGCGTGTTGCGCAACACACGGACACCAAAATTATGGTATCCTGGGTAGCAACAGTGACACCTGACATATCAGGAACGGACTCTGCTTCGGCCGAAGTAGAGCAAGCTCTTAGTCGGTACATCGGGCTGGATGGGGTACGAGCAGGTATAGGAATCATCCCTGCTCGTAAACCTTTTGGATTGATAAGCAAGGAATAGGTATGGAGATTCGTAAAAAGATTACCTACGAAGACGCTGGTACGTTTCTTTATCTCGCTAGGACACGAGCGGCTCTTCAGCATCAGCGGTTGGGTCAATTGCTTATAAATGAGCTTGACCCTTCTAATACCAATCCTGAGATCTTCTACTCGGAAGACGAGCGAAAGGTCGAAGCATGGTTTTACACGACGTGGGTGGCCTAATGAAAGCCTTGTTTCCTTTTACAGCCCATAATGTTAGCCATGATCCTTGGTTAAGCTCGTGGATTCAACTGCACCGTAGCATGTTGAATGAGAAACATGGACACCGTACGTTCACTGGTAATGCCGAACGCGATCGTGAAAAGCATTTTACTTTCTACGAAGCGTCAGCCGAGATAACATCGGAGGACACCGCAGTCATCTACTTCTACGGTATGGAAGACAGCGTCCTTGGTGGCCGAGGTCCACTTGAAGTGGAAAAGAAGGCCAAGGCCTTGAAGATATACCCCTCCTTCCAGAAATTGGTAGAACGCAGAAAGGTCTGTCTAGTGACAGAGAGTATCCTTGCCCAGGATCGAGAGGACCGTATCCGGCGTCTCCAAACCCGCATAGAAGAGAAGCATTACGCTGCCTTCAATCATTTCGTCTCCGATGAGATGAGAGAAGCAATTCGTAATGAGCTTGCGTTGAGGATAGATTAGCTATGAGGATCAAATCCAAGTTCAAAGATTACTATGACTTCCTGGGTGGGGTTCATGGCGAGGATCCCAACATAAACTATGTTCGGTTACCTCATAAAGGTGATCTGTACGAACAACGGGATTACAAATCCGGTAAACTCGTGACTAAGATGGTGGAGCACGATTTCTTTTCAGTACCTGTCATCGTCGGTCTGCCTCATTTCCAATTGAAGGACGAATGGTCTGATCGTGGTTGGAAAGTAGATACTATCTACGTATGTGGAATAGCGTACTGCATCATTGGATTCGAAGCCAAAACCGAAATGGTTCATCGCAATAAACAGTGGGTCTACGAGAAGAAAGGCGAAGACATACCGTTTACTGTGTTTGATCTCGATCATCAGTTTGCGAAGGACTACGTCATCTGGGCTGAAAGATTGCTGCCACAGCAGCATCGGTCTATAGCAGAACTACACAAAGTATCGGGTATGCCGGTTTGCAGAACATCTGGTTCTTTGAGCTGGGGTAGCAAGACTACTCTGATCGATACTCGTGTGCCTGTTCTGTCTGACTATAATTTTGGAAAAATTCTTCCGCCGGAAAAGATTTGGCAGGACATTCAGTATTGGTTATCTAACCTTATCAATGAAAGTCCTGATATGGCTCCGCCTCCGCGTCCTCCTCAATCCAACGCAGAAAAATTGGACGCACACGGTTTCGATAAACGTTGGTCTTTCCGTCATAGGAAATGATATGAGCATGGAACTGCATGAAGCGATCAAGAGAAACGTAGAGTTCGCAGAGTTCTATCAAGACGAGCTGCGCGAGCTCGCAGAGCAGATTTCTTTCGTTAATAAGAAGGCTGGTGATCGCCTTCTCACGATTGCAAAGGGTATCGTCGCGTCCGCTGACACCGTACAGATAGCATACAGAGAAGATCTTAGTGCTAATGTGCGACGTCAAGAACAGACGATGGGTAATTGGTTGTCACTACTTATGAGTGACAAGGTTAAGTTCGTTGCCTAAAAGGTGTTCCATGGAAAAGTATATCATACTTGATCAGGTTGAGTTGCTGGTCAAGGACTATAAAGAAAACGGTCCCTACCGTCTTGATGAGGAGCGCGAAGACGCGGCTGCTGCCGTACAGATCATCAATGACTGTCCTGAAGCTGTCGAGATCCTTAAAGCTGCAGGTGTCATGTTCAGTATGATTGGTGATGAAGCTGCTGTCTTTTCCCGAGCCGACCTCGAAGCAATCGGAGGTGTAGTATTTTCCGAATCTGAAATGGAAGATATAGTCGATCGTAACGACGGTGACATCGATTCGGTTGTTCGGGATCTAGTGATTGAAACGAATAAAGTTCTTGGCGACAAGAAGGTTCATTGATGCAGAAGATATTCGAAACCAAAGAATGGCACCAGAAAAGTTTGGCCAATAAGGAGTTGCTGCGCGACGCCGGTGACAATTGTGGCTGCTTCGGTTGTTGCAAAACACTCTCGTTTTCGGATATCACCGAATACGTGTCCGACAAAGGCGGCGAAACGGCACTGTGTCCTTACTGCGAAATGGACGCCGTTATTCCGTCCAACGACGAAGTTCTTCTGAACAAGATGTTTGACGAATGGATGACTTAAAGGTTTTCGATTGGTTACGGAGCCTACACAAGGTATGTAGGTTCATGAGCGTGGAAAAACCATGCACTGTTGCGAGTAACAGTGAGCTTCAACGTTGGATTAAGGACGGAAGCATACTCGTAAATAGTAAGAGAATGGCACCTAATGATGTCCTGGCATTCCCAGTAACGTCGTTGGTGTTGTTTCCCAAATCGCAACATCGCCGAACAACTGTTTGGTAAGAGGAACAACCCATGTTGGTAAACTTGATTGACAGCGCCTTGCTCAGCGATATGTACGACGCCTTGGAAGCAGAGGGTTTCGACGAAATCGTGAAGGCGACGGCATGGTCAGATGTAGGTCTTTGCCGGGCTGTCATGCTTCGACATAAGACTCTCCCGCCGGAAGATCGCATGGAGGGAATTCTCCTGAAGCTCAACGAGGGCGGCGCCTTGCGTATGGTCGTACAAGGTAACGATGGGCCTTCACAGGCAGTTGTGTCGGCAGCCGATTTTGTTGAGAAGTTTGATTTCTTTCTTGCTGAAGACGTACTTCAGTTTCTAGAAGATTACGAAATCGATGATGGCGAGGAAGACTGGGAGGATGACGAAGAAGAAAGTGACAATGAGGACGAGGACGAAGAAGAGGACACTGAAAGCCAAACTGGTTACGATCCTGACAACCTACAGATTATTAATCTGTTCGAAATGATAGCCGAACTCCAATCCTTGGATTTCTCTATCCGCAATATGGCAAGTCTCAGCGAAGATTGGATGGAGCCGGCAGCCCGAGAAGGTATGCCGGAAGTAGGGGATCTGTTCGTAACTCGCGATCTGACGGATGCCTTCCGCGTGTTCCAACTGCGAAGTGACAGCCCGTTCCAGGTTGTATCCGTTAGTCCAGGTGACCTACAAGGAAGTGTCATCGATGGTGCAGAAGTTATTGCTACCTATCAGTTCCTGCCATCCGTAGATGGAAAGCATCAACTGGAATACTGGGCGTTAGATCGTCTTATTGATCTTGCTCAACATCTGGACCCGGATGACGAAGACGAGTTTGAAGAGGAAGACGACGAGGAAGAAGATTGAAAATAAATTATCCAAGTCTATACTCGAAAGGGGTCATTACGAAAAGTGCTGATCCTTCTCGTGTAGGGCAAATAATTTTTATTCCGCCTTCTGTGATGAAGGCAATAATCAAGCTCCAATCGAAGTTGGAGCACTCATCTAAAGGTGATGGTAATGCTTGACTTCTCTGATAAGGAGAAACGAGCCGCAGGTGTAGCCAAATGGGCTGTAGCTGTCGTGGGTCTCGCTATCCTTGCTCCTGTGGTGTTCACTGCCTTACAGGGTATGTTGGCTCTCGCAGTATTTGTTGGTCTCGGTGTCGCTATCGTGAACTTCGCTCCGTTGTTTGGACGCCTAGTTGGCATTTGGCGCGTGAAGGGCTTGAAGAAATTGGCGGAAGCCAATCCAATCGAGACATTGGAGATCTACCTATCCCAACGTCGACAACGGTTGGTTGACGATTATGGTTCCCGAGAAGACTATGCCGCTTCATTGGAAGTCCAACGCGGCCAGATAGTGGCATACGAGAAGGAGTTTCCGGATGGTTCCCAGGAGTTGTGGGACCAATACAATGAAGACGTGAAACTCTTGCAGGCAGCAGAATCTGACGCTACCGAGGAGAACCAAAACATCGTTGAAGCGGAAACCAAACTTCGTCAATTGAAGATGAAGTACAACATCTCGCAAGGCCGCGCACAGATGGCGAAGACCATGAAGGGGCGTACTCTTGTGTCCGAAGACGATAGAACTTCTGTCAAAGCTGCTATCGAATCCATCGAGACGGCGTCGGCACGTTCGTCGGCAACGCTCAAACGTCTTGTTGTTCAGCGTGAACAGCGTGTGGGCATGTCGTCCAGTATCAATGAGCTGCGCCTCAAGCCTGTCCAACAAGTCAAGGAGCTCGCATGAAGTTTCGCATCGCTATGACCTTGTTGGTCCTCGTTATAGGTCTTCTGGGGTATCTGGCTTTCGGACGTGACGTGCCGTCATCGCATTCACGATCGTCTGCTTCGAGTTCTACGCAGAACGACTCGTTCAAGAATTTCAAGATGCCCTGAGCTAACCAGCTCGATTCAAACCCCTTCCCATAAAAGGATTCTCATGAATATGTTCAAGCAAGTTAGCGGTGGATTCAAGCGCGGTGCGATGATCCTTATCGCTGGTGCAGTAATGGCAAGCGTTTCGATGGTGGCCCATGCGCAGCAACTGTTGGTTGCCGTCGGAGCCCCGGAAGGCACCTACGCCAAGATGTTCGATCAGGCAACGGCCGTTTGCCAACAGAAGATTGTTCTCGTGCAATACAAGCCGGCAACAACTGGTTCAGTTCAGAATGTGGAACTGTTGATGTCCAACAAGGTTAACGCTGGTATTGTGCAAGCCGACGTATTGTTCTATCGAGCAATGACCGACACCCGCACGGCCAGTACGGTCAAGACACTCTTTGGTTTGGCACCGGAAGAAATCCACCTGATCGCACGCGCAGACGGCGTGAAGGACGGAGGTTTCCTGGGATTCGGTGGTACGCGAGTGATTTTCAATGATCTGGCGGATCTCGATGGCCGCAATATCGGAGCGGTCGGTGGCTCTGTTATTACCGCAAACATCTTGGCAGCTCAGGCTGGCATCAAGATGAATGTGATCAACTTCAACTCGAACCCAGAAGCTCTGCAAGCCCTTCAGGAAAAGAAGATTGATGCGGTAGTAGTGGTAGGTGGTCAGCCGATGCCTGTTGTGTCTGCGCTGAGTTCGGACTACAAGCTGCTGTCAATCTCCGACAAGTTCGCTGAGAAGCTGACTGCGTTCTACACCAAGGCTTCCCTGAACTACCAGAATGTCGGTGCTAACGGTACGCCTACGTTGGCTACTCAAGCCCTTTTCGTCACGCGAGACTACCGTACACCGGACATGGTCGAAGCGTTGACCACCTTCCGTTCGTGCGTGCGTTCCAATCTGCAAACTCTGCAAGAGACGCTGGGCAATCATGAGAAGTGGCAAGACGTGAAAGTCGGCGCTGATGGCAAGTGGCCTCTTTATGATCGTAAGGTAGGTCAGTGATGACGGTGCTTCACGCTAAGGTTTGGGAATATAAAGGCTATCTGCTCTGTGGTGCTACAACGACGACCACAATCGAAGGGGAGACGATCCGTCCCACAGATCGTCAATCGTTGGGTTGCGTAACGTTTCATACCGACAAGTTTCTAGGTGTGTCCGCTGAAGCCTTCGAGTTGATGAAGACTATCAAAAACGGTTTTGATGATCTCAGTCATATCGATTGGTTCATTACAGATGAGGGCGAGTCGGTATTCGCGTGGCTTGGTGGGCTGTATGTAATCCTTGATCCTAAGGAAGTCGAAGGGGCACGGTACTATGCAGTACGCGAAGGCATGTACGTACCGATCCCCAACGATCCACCGGACGAAGCTAAGGCTGCTGTCGATCGATTAATCGCTGAGGCAGCACCTCAAAAACCGCAGTGGTCAGCTGAGGAGTAGAAGTAGAAGGGGCTGGTGACAAGGGTCATCGGCCCTTTACCTATTGTTCAACGCAACACAACGGAGGTTCCTATGGAACGTAGAGACCGTTATTTGCAGTTGCAGTTTGCACGTGATCTACGTAGAGACATCTGGTCTCAGAGTAGACGATGTAATGTTCCCTTCAAGCTCTTGGTCGATGTGGAGAGACATTCCACACCAGTGTATTACGCTACTCTTGTAATGCTGCTGGAGACGAAGACCTTCAAGAGCACATTTCGTGAACGTATTGCCTTATGGGCCCGGGAATGGTTTGAAGAGGACGCAATACGATCGGTGCGATCAATGCCCATTTCGGAGAAGCAAGCAAATGCCTGTGCAGCCCCTGGTCTAGATTCAAGGCTTAAGAAAATGCCCAGATACCGTGCCCAACAGGCACATATTCGAAGAAATGAGTTTCGACCGTTTGACACCTAGACGTAAGGGGTATAACGATGTTGTATACAAACAACACCTAGGTCAATAAAGGGTTGGTGCATGTTAAAATAGTGTACGGAGCACTGGGTTCCGTAGACGGAGGTATTTGATGGATAAGAATTCTCGCAAGGTTCGTACACATGCGAAGCTGGTTATCTCGTGGGTCGACGTGATAAGCAATCTAGCTACAGATAAAGGCCTTCTTGAAGGTGACGCAACCTTCAGCTTACCTGATGGCATCTTGTTATGCTCTTTCGCTATGGTACCTCATTCGGAAACCAATGTACCACGTTGGTATATTCGATTGAGCGTAAAACCTGACACTGTTCTATTCGGCGAAGAGGATGAAGAAGAGTTGGACTTCGATCATGAAGAGGCCAAGGTCTTCTTTGACCAATCAGAAGATGGTAGCACCATGATCTTTGGTGCAGACTCGGTGACCTTACTTATTGGTATGGTGTACTCGAATTTGAAGACCGGGTAATTGCGTATACGCAGGAGTGTTGTATGTCACAGTTGAAAAATCACTCATCATTGATTACCGAATGGTTGGGTGTCCTGCCGAAGATTCTAGCTACGGGTGCTGATCAGATTGACATCCGTTGGCCACTCCCTGGGTCTGGTTGCGAACTTCGATGCCAGCTTCAGCTGTCAACAGTTGAGGAAGATCGAGTTTCGATCTTTATCTATGAATCGGATGGTAATGAAAATCTCGTAGAGAAGGCCGTCATCACAGATCCAATACACGATTTACACGCTACCTACCACATAGGTAGTCTGGTTGTTGTAGAAAACGGCGCAGGCGTAGACATAGTGGCTCGTTCGCTCGAAACGGCTGTCAGCATGTTGACCTCATACCTCCAAGGAGACCAACACCATTAAGGTGCGGTGGGACCGGGTCCCACCTTTGTTCTTTGTTTTTCTTCCTACAATAAATTTGGAACCAAAGTAAATGTCCATAAAGAAGCGCGTCGCCAGCGGTACTGTCCCCTACAAATTGGTAGAGGAGGTATGTCATATCTTGCTAGTCAAGAGTACCAGCGGCGGCAATTGGGTGTTTCCGAAAGGTGGCCTAGAGCCGGAATTGACGAAGCGGGAAAACGCATTGAAAGAGACTTACGAAGAAGCTGGCGTAATCGGTGTACCTGGCGAGAAGCTGGGTGAGTACACCTACTATAAGGCTGGAGTTGAGCAAGAAGTACATATGTATGAAATGCGGGTCACGTTGGAGTTGGAAGAATATCCTGAAGGCGAGATGCGGGATCGCAAATGGATTAAGTTGAGCGATGCTTTTGATACGTTGTCGACGGATCACCAGTTCCTGCTGGGACCTTTGCTCGAAAGGTACAGCGTCTAATGGCAGATGTCTCCATCTATGCGGCGGCAACAGGAGCCGCATTCTGTTCCACCTTTCTCCGTGGATTCCAGAATAAGAATGTTGCTGCGGGACTGAAGAGTTTGGCGTTTGGTACAGGTTACTTGATGAACCTGGCTGATATTGCTTTAGTGTCGATCGTAGCCCACGTCGGTAGCGGAGCTGACATGTTTGCGGCACTCCAGGTCGGTGCAGTCTCTGCTGTGGGTGCTGGTGCCGGATACGTAGCAAGTATGAAGGTGCACGACATCTTGCTGAAGGAGAAATACAAGGCAGCTGAGAAGGCCGCGAAACAACAATTGAAAACTCGTGTGCGCAAGTACGTTCGTCGCGAGATGGAGAATAGTCATGTTGACTGATACCAAGTTCTTAGAATCTCTTTCTTTGGACAAGAAGAAAAAGTTATACAAGGAGGCTCTCCCGGCTTACGAGGTGGGAAACCCCCTTATGTCGGATAAGGTGTTCGATGCGCTTGAAAACCGAATCAAGCAAGAAGACCCTAACTGGTCTGCGTTGGCCAAGACTGGCGTGAAGATGAAGAAGATGAAGACTCCCTTGTATGAGCCTGCGCCTTCTCTAGGAAAGGTCTACCCAGAAGCAGCTAACAAATGGTTGGCTAAGAGCCCAGAAGCTCTTGTTCTCGCTGATAAGTTGGATGGTAGTTCAATTCAACTTTTGGCCGATAAAGGCCGTATCACCAAGATGATCACCCGTGGTGACGGTACCACGGGTCAGGATATATCGTTTCTACTACCTTACGTTAAGAGGTTGCCGTCGTCCTTGATCCTCAAAACCCCTCGTGTTATTCGCTGTGAAGCGATTATGAAGCAAGAAGTCTTTGAGAAGAAGTACGCGGAAAAGTATGATAATCCACGCAACTTGGTTGCTGGCATTCTCAATCGAAGTCTTAAGAGCGGAGAGAAGCCGGATCCTGCGATTAAGGATATCGATATAGTTGTGCTGGGTGTTTACGGCATGACCAATTATGTTGGTTTGAATTGGGCTGAAAAATCAGGATTTCTGGTTGTTGAACATGAGGTGGTTTTCAATAAAGAGCTCAACGCTTTGAAACTGGGCAAGCTCCTGAAGGGAAGACGTGCAAACTCTCTCTACGAAATGGATGGCCTGGTACTTTCCGATGCCCTTTACGAATTCGGTTATGATTCAGCCGAAAAACCAAAATGGGCAATTGCTTTCAAAGAAAACCTTAGTGAGGCAGACGCGCCTAAGACTAAGGTGGTTGATGTCATCTGGCAGACAAGTCATAACGGCCGCCTAATACCTAAGGTGCAGGTAGAGCCTGTTCGACTTGACGGTGCCAAGATAACATATGCGACAGTCCATAACGCTGAGTGGATGACGGAACGAGGAATCGGACCTGGTGCAGTAATCCAAATCGTCCGTAGTGGAGGAGTGATCCCCAAGATCACCAACGTGATCAAGAAAGCGAGCAAGCTCAAGCTACCTGACGTAGCCTATGAGAAGAAAGGTGTCCATTTCGTGGCAACTGAAGAATCGTTGGAGTCGGAAACGAAATCCATTTATCGATTCTTGCTGAAATGTGGTGTAGAATCCATCGCGTTGAAGACAGTTACGAAGCTGTACGAAGCAGGTACGATGGAGTCATACCTGGACTACGTGATCATGTCCCAGCGTGGTGCTGATGAAGACTTCATCTTCGAAATGAAGAAGGCAGGATTCACGTTGAACACTACCAAACGTATCTGTGCTGAACTGGCAGCAAAGCTCAGCGTTATCGATGTTAATGCAGCAATGATAGGTACAGGTTCGTTTGCTGAAGGTATTGGAGAGCGTCGACTGGACTTGATTAACAAGACTATCAGTACTGGACAGTTGTTGGATATGTCGAAGGAGTTCTCGACTAAGCAATTTGCTGAGACACTATCACAGATCAACGGTATTGGTCCGGTGGTGGCAAAGCAGATTGTAGAAGGTATACGCTCATTCCGCCGCATACATCTGCCTGAGCTTCAAAAGCGGGTAGAAGTAACGATACCCCGTTCTGTGAAAAGAGCACCTCGTGCAAAGAAAGGTATATGGGCAGGTAAGTTTGGTACCTGGACTGGATACCGTAATAAGGATGAAGAATCACAGTTCGTTGCAAAGGGCGGACAGATAGTGTCGTTCGGTAGCAAGACTAACGTCTTGTTCATGAAAGAAGGTGGCAAGGCCAGTAGCAAGATCACGACGGCCAAGGCCAAGGGCATTAACGTTACTACCTGGGAAGAATTCCGTGGATGAACAAGAGAAAGAGGCTAAAAACGTAGTTGTTCTAGGCGGTAGACGCGGGAAGAATGGACTTGCTGCGTTGGCCATCGCCTCGATGGTAGCGGGTGGGCCATTAGCCCCAATCCTACGGAGACAACAGTCAGCACCTGATGATGTAGAAACACGTATTGCACGCGCAGGTGTAGAAGCCCAGTTAGCGAAAGAAGCTATAGCGGCAGCTGACGCGAAACGAGAACGTAAGCGGTTGAAGCGATTGGAAATTTCCAAACGAAATGAGTAATATCATATCCTTTCTAAGGGCATTCTGGTTTCGGTCTTCGATGCCTTATACCAAAGGTTGGTATGACCTATATGGTATCGACGCCCAGTTGAATTCCTCATACAGAGGTTCGTTTAGGGAACACGAATTATTCTTTGCCTTGATAAAGGCAAACGCCGTTATGTACGATGTACACAATAGGATTGTTGGCTTGAAAAATGGTTGGCGAATTGAACTTAACTACGCCTTATCCTTAAGACACCATAGGAACTGAAATGAGCACTAGCCGTATCTTGATCAACGGAGCTGACCTTTTGGAAATTGCCACCTATCCTGGTGGCGAAGTTCGTATAGGCGCTATCCCTTCCGGGCGTATCAACTATATCAAGGCACATATATCTGATAGCGACGGAATCATCGCGCTCCAGCAATTGGCAGATCTTCTTCGCCGCCAGTCTGTTCGCAAATGGGGCACCTATGATGGTATGGAATTACCTCGTGGACCAGCTGTGTTGCCACCCTTGATTTTACCGTACGTACCTTACGCACGCCAGGATCGTGTGAAGTTGGATACCGTGTACAACCAGAGTCATGCTCTTCGCGTATTTTGTGATACGTTGAATGCTATGGGATGGTCGAAGATTACGATCTGGGATCCTCATTCGGATGTTGCGCCTGCGTTGATTAACAACGTGGAGGTGATTACTCGTACTCAGATGATTGAGACTACCATCAATCAAATCAAGGCTCGGTTTTATGAAAAACCGATTGCTCTTGTAGTTCCGGATGCCGGTGCTTTGAAAGCCTCGTTGGAGCTAGCGGAAGCATTCCGAATAGAAACGGTCTGCCAAGGCGAGAAGGTTCGTAATATGAGAACCGGAGAAATCACTGGATCGTTCGTACACAACGTCGCTCACCTGCGTAACAAGGTAGTGTTGATAGCAGACGACATCTGTGATGGTGGCAGAACGTTTACGGGGCTTGCTGAATTTGTTCGCGGACACATCGCGGTTGAAGCGATGGTCCTGTACGTGACCCATGGTATTTTCAGTAAAGGTATGCGGGTTATGATGGACTATTTCAATATGGTGGCTACGCCGAATCAATTCATGCCGCCGCATACTGACATATCTGGGAAAACCCAATATCTGGCAGAAGCAACAGGCATAGTAGTTAACACCTACGGACACACCGTCGTTTACAGCAACTGATTCGTACACAAGAGAACAATAGATATGAACCAAGAACGTAAGCAAGCCCTGATATCTCGTATCAATGCCGGAGATCATGATCTTACCATGATGTACTGCGCGCCTCTCTTGAAAGACGTGTACAAGGTAGGTCACATCTTTCAATATCCGGACAACACGCAGTTGGTCTACTCGAATATGACACCACGTTCAGACAAACATCTACGTGGTCGCGTAAACGAACGGGTATACGATCAGAAATCTGTTTTCTTCGGCCTGCAAGGCTTCATAATCGAAGTCTTGATGGATCATTGGAACAAGACTTTCTTTCATCGTTCGTGGTCTGAAGTAGGTGACGTGTACAAGCGTTATGTAGATGCTGTCCTGAATACAGATTTTCCGGTCGATCATATCAAGGCGCTTCACAAGCTGGGGTACCTTCCGATTGAAATCCGAGCCTTACCGGAAGGTACGTTGGTGCCCTTTAAGATTCCTGTGTATACGGTGCACAATACGAATCCTAACTTCGGGTGGGTAACCAATATGTTGGAAACGGTCATGAGCTCCGATACATGGAAGCCTGCAACGGTGGCCACGTTGGCCTATAACTTCCGACGGACACTTGATTACTGGGCGGAAAAGACTGGTGGCATATCAGCCCTGCTTCAATGGCAAGGCCATGACTTCAGTTTCCGTGGTATGTCCAATCATCAGGATGCTGCGGCTTGTGGTGTTGGCCATCTTTGCTCGTTTTCTGGAACCGATACGTTGCCGAGTATTGCGCGTGCAGAATTCTTGTATGGTGCGGACGTAAACAAACAGATTGTCGGTGGCTCCGTTAATGCTACGGAACATTCCGTCATGTGTATCAATGGTGGTGATGGCGAGTTGGAGACATACAAACGTCTCTTGCAAAAATACCCCACAGGTATTCTCAGTATCGTCAGCGATAGCTTCGATCTGTGGCAAGTTATCAACGAATGGGCGCCGGGACCGCTTCGTAGCCTCATTGAAGGCCGTCAAGGTAAGGTGGTGTTCCGCCCGGATAGCGGCAATCCTGCTGATATCCTTTGCGGTACGGTTCGTGGAATACCAAATCATTCTCAGCAAGAACTGTTCTTTGCCTATGGAGAAGCTCTGGGTACCGAAACCTTGGTTAAGGAAGTCCGTGAGGAATATTTCTACGTTTATTGCGTAGAAGACGATACCTATTATAAGGTCGTCGTTAAAGATGATGCCGTGGCAGAATTCGGTATGTATTTTCTTATACAAGGAGTTTTTGATGCAGACATTACGCCCGAAATGCGTGGCGTTGTAGACTGCCTGGGTTACCATTTTGGTACGGTCACCAATGAAAAGGGCTACAATGACCTTGCAGCTTGTGTTGGTACTATCTACGGTGACAGTATCAATCCTCGTCTCTTCGATGAAATCCTGAAGCGACTGGCTGACAAAGGATATAGCTCCAACTGCGTTGTCGTCGGTATCGGTAGCTACAGCTATCAGTACATGACCCGTGATACTTTGGGCTCGGCTGTTAAAGCCACCTTTGGTGTTGTTGGTGGTGTCGGTCGAGGGATCCTTAAAGATCCGAAGACAGGTGACGGTATAAAGAAAAGCGCCTATGGGCTCCTGACTGTGGCCGATATGGCAGGTGGAGGGCAAGAGCCTCTACTGGAATTGATGGACGGCGAAGTAGATATCCCTGCCGAAGCTGTCTTCGAAGGTAACTTCGACAGTGGAGAGTTGAAACCTGTCTTCCGCAATGGGCATCTACTGAAGTTCCAGACCTTGTCCGAGATTCGTATGCGCCTGCATGGTTGGGATGATAGCATTCCTTCTCTGTAGGTAACATGGGGCTTCGGCCCCTTCCTAAAATATATAAGGATAGAATATGCTGTACGAACAAATTAAAGAAGACCTGATTTTTGCAATGAAGCAACCCATGAAAGCACTCGTTAATATCGAAAACGATGACCGTGCTCTGCGTATCGGTACGCTTCGTATGACGAAGGCTGCGATTGATAGGGAAGCCAAGGATACCGGTGTAGAAATTACCGACGAGTTGGTTACCAAGGTCTTGGCGCGTGAAATGAAGAAACGCCAGGAGTCCATCGAGCAATATGCGAAAGCAGGTGCTGTCCAATTGGTTGCTGTCGAAACGGCCGAAGCTGCTGTACTCAAGCCTTATCTTCCACAACAAATGGACAAGGCCAAAGTTGAAGCCATGATCGATGAAGTCATCAAGATGCATGGCAAGAGCATTGGGCCTGTCATGAAGGAAATGAAGCTTCGTGTAGGCGCTGCTTTTCCTGGTAAGGATCTCGCCGATCTGGTTAAAGCGAAACTCCAATGAGTGTATCGTTACAGTCTATTGTAGAGACCTTAGAATGGTCTCGGCTTGAAATGATTCACGCAACTGATCCAAGTCGGAAGCGTAGGCTTGGTGCAGAACTTGGTAACGTCACTGTAGTTCTTCTAAGAAAATTGATAGATGATGGTTTGATAGAAGACACGTTGGACCAGGTACACCAACGCTTCTTAGAAGCACACCCTCAATATGCCGAAGACGTTGGCGATTAATCGATACTTGATCTTTCATCTCGGTAGGTAGTACCTACCATTGGAGCGCTTATGACAACCGTATTTATCATGATTGGTCTTTCTGGAGCTGGTAAGACAACTTGGGTACGAGACCAAATTACCCAATACGAAGATGCTTCTGTTTGGTCTCTGAACAATCTTCGTCTGCAATATGCGTACAAAGAGCTGGGAATCGGTCGCGATCTTGCCTTGTGGGAGGAGCCTACCGCGCAGGAATACGAAGCTGCGTGGGAAGCCACCAAGGATGATGATAATTTCCATCACGTGACCAATTCAGCGTTGAGTCAGATGATTGGTCGTGCGATACGTGGTGCACCTTTGTTTATTGACAACATGAACCTGCGGCGTAAAGGACGGAGACAGTTGGTTAACCGTATGCGCAACAAGGGCTTTCATGTTGTTGGTGTTTATATCAAGGCTTCCTACGCAGAGTCTATGGCACGACAACAACGTGGCCTGCCTGAGGACGTTATTCGGCAGCATGTTGATAACATGGATATTCCTTTGTCGGAAGAGTTCGACACGTTGCTAACTGTGGGGCCGTTATGGCGTTGACAGACAAACAATTGTTTGGAGTAACACGGGTGTTGATCCATTCCATGGAAGTGGATATGGAAGAGAATGGTCGACCTCGGTTACCTAAGGTGTTGGCCAATCCTTTAGCATCTGAATCTTTGGTAGAGACCACTAGAAGAATCATGGCGGTTATGATCGAAGCACAAGCGTATCTTCTGTGTTCGCAGCAAACAGTGTTTCCTTATGACGTGGTAAGAGACACGAAGAAACTTTTGTTGAAGTTCAACGGATCTTTTGATCCTACCGAGCCTAAATCCAGACCTTTCCTCTTAGGGAAAGCCGCAGGGCTGGATATCAACAAAACCACATCGAGGTGTCCGTGGGCTCGATATGTGGATTTTACACTCCACATGCAATGGATGAGAGGATTCAAAGTAGGTAGAGCCATAATTACCTAGGAGCGAGACATGAGAAGTTTTGCGTATCGTCAAATATCCAGCGTGCAAGGTGTTCATGATTACCTGGACACCTGGGATGTCCCTCGTCTCATTGAGGCTACGCCAGGTATCATCAAGGTAAAAGTTCCTGCCTCTTCACTTCGCCAGGTTGGTGTTCTGGTTAAGTGTAATGCTTCGCCTGAATTCAGCCTAAGACTGGTTTTCGAGAAGATGACAATGAAAGAGCGCCTGCTCAGTATGTTCTCGTAAACATATAGTACATACCAGGAGCATCAATTGAAGTCATATTTGACCCCGGCGAAGGGGGAAGCAGTTGATTGGAACTATTCGGTACCAAAACACCCAGGCGCAAAAATGCAACTCCTTACCATAGGCAACGTTGCTGTTCATGGCACCTGGAAAGGAGAGCTTGGTCAATACTTTAAGGCGTGGGCACCGATGCCACGTCGAAACAAACAGCTCGAGAAACAACTCTTCGGAAGTCTTCAATGAAAACTTTGGCACAAGCTATTGCAGCGAACTCTTCGGAGTTCACAGCAGTTCTTCAGAATACTATTGCCGAGTGGTGTCGAGAGGCATCGGCAGATAAAATCAAGACCGCCTTTTTCCCGGAACGCGCTGGAGTTGAAATTCATCTTCCAGAAAAAGATGATGTTGACGAACCTCCCCTTCAAGGATGTGGTGAGATTTATTTCATTCGGGTCAATGCTGAGGAGCCGTACAGCATCCTGCAGGATGAATCTGTTGGAAAGAATGAGTACTTCACTGTACCCTTCCTTTTCCATAATAAAGAAACCGCACGGGCTATGTGCGACGCTCACGGTATTCCTTACGGCAATATCTATCCGGTAGAGATGTGGAAGCTTGATCGATGAATACGTTTTTTGATAAGGTGACTTACGATACTATCGTATACGGTGTTCTGGATTCTACACAAACCGAACTATGTCGTGGTGTTATTGCTCCGCACCTTTTTAGTTCCCGCGAACTAGCGGAAGCTTGGTGTGTAAATCAAGGACTACCAACCGGTAACGTTACCCCTATGACGGTTATGAGCTCTAATGAACAATAAGGCAGAAGTTCGATTCTTCCAGACCGACCGCAAACAGTGGCCAACACGCCTTCTGAATATGGAACTTCACGCACGGCTGGCCGTTCCTACGAGAGCAGTGACGATCGTTACCCATCTAGCGAATGTAGATGAATGGGAACGTCAATTGAAGGATACACAGGTTAAGGTGTCCACTCCCTTCCGTGTTAAGGGTAAGCCGTTGGAAGGTCTGATTCTGGTAGATCATCTTGATGCCCAGGCTCTTGTAGAGATGCACAAGCTGGTTATCAAGGAAGGCGCAGAGTTCAGTGTTATCGATCTTCGCAGCCTCAGTGGGATCAAGCGATGATCATGGCGCCACACCAACTCCTAGGTGTTATGATTATCATCCTGGTATGCGTTGTAGTAGTCACGCGTCTAGCGGTGCTAGGTACGATTGGGCGTGCCACTGGCGCGTTCATGTTGGTGTTGTTATTGGCAATCTACCTGGCAGTGATATACCAATTAATAAAGGTTTTAACTGGGTAGCTACTGGAACAACTATGTCGATCATCGAAATCAGTGAAAACAAAGCCTACAAGATTGAGTCGGTCAAGATCAAGGGTAAGAAGTACGTGAACATCCGGCAGATGTATAAGACCAGAAAGACGCCTGACGAATGGCAACATGGTCGTGCTGGTATGGCTATCGAAGTGGCAGATCTCGAGCAGGTTTTGAAGAAGATGAAGGTAGTAGGTGCTCGTCCTGATTCCAAGTTCAAGGAGCTGAACTTGGAGAAAGGTAATGAGTAGCAGGATAGAAGCAGTTGTCAAAGCTCTCCGGGACTTGGACTCAGATGAGAGACGGTATCTGGCAGATGCCCTTCATAATGACGATGACGAGATTATTGGTGTTGAAGGGTTGATCAGTTGTTTCAAAAATTTGGATAGTAAGATCAATTCCTTAGGTCAATATGATAAGTTGGCCCAGAACTTAGAAGGTATTGGCCGTGCCATATCAGTGGTTGATGAAGGAGCTCGCCGTTTTTATATGGTGAAATCTATTCTCGACAAGTTGCGTGAAACGGTCTCGGTACCTCCGACTTCCTTAACCCATGATAGGCTTCATTGGTCTATGGGTAATTTAGAACACCCTCTGGGCAGCTTCGAAATCTGTATCTCCTCTGCTAAGGGTGGGATACATGATCGCGACTCTACTGAGTACTCGGTAACTTGGAGAGCAGGTTACACGTTAAAAACCTTGCCTAACTGCAGGATCCCGTTTCGTTCGACTCGGGTAAATTTGTCCGGTGATTTTTATTCGGACCTGAATGACTGGTTACTCAGAGTCCAGAGTTATTTGCAAAAAGCTAAATCTTTAAAGAAGACGCCTGCCTACAAGGCGAGTAGAGCTAAGGCTAAACCGAACAACGTAATTGATGAGGACGATGATGACTGATGTGCAACCCTTTACCTTCGATGATCTGAAGAAACGAATTGCTGAAGACGTTCAATCGAAGTTCGGTTCCATGATTCCTCCTGAGGTATTCGAGGACATGATCGAACAATCGGTTCGAAAATTCTTCGAGTCTACAACGGAAACGTTCCGAGTTACAAGGGTGAACTACGCCTCTTCCGAGGTAGAAACAAGTCTCTCACCATTCCAAATCATAGTATGGTCCAAGTTACGTGATATTGTTCGTCCAGCTCTAGATAAATGGTTTGGAGAAAAGCAAGAAGAAATTACGAAGATGATGGAAGAGGCTCTTCAAACGAATACCAACTATGGGGCTACTTTGAATAGTGCTGTAGGACCTATGGTTACCGGTATGGCACAAGTTCAGGCTTTAGCAGCCATGCGTCAGGCTACCTATCCATACCAGCTACAAGTGGCACAGACGTTGAGCCATGCAGGTATAATGGTGCCGTGGCCTATAGCTCCTAACAATGACCCGAAGGAAATCCTCAAGGGGCTAATCGATGAAAAGAAGTATTGAAGAGTTGATAGCTATCAGAACGAAAGAGCTTCTTCTAGTCGATCCCCGCAATGGTGGCGGTGCTCGAATGTTTGAAATCAACAAGGACCTTGAAGTTTTGAAACGTGCTCAACGTGGTGACGTTTCAGCCCTGCCTTTAGTAGAACTAATCGAAGCACAGATCAAAGATACGGAACGTAAGAAGGGTCTTTTCCAGGAGACATTTCGTCCGGTGGATCCTTCGGAATTTCCAAAGCTTGGGTCATAACGCTCCCTATCCAAGGAAGTAAAATGTTCCCATTAACCCCAGCTCAGCTGGAAGACCGTCGAATTTGTACAGCACGCCCTGTCCGAACCCGGTATCGGGTTGTTGGAGTAAGAATGACGCGGCATCTACTCATCACGCACAATGGTGTACGAGCACTGATGTGCTTTAAGAACGTAGAAGACGTACCGTATTGGCTTGCACAAGTCGCAGATGACGTTGTATTCCTGAACCCGGAACAAGTAGCAGAGTGTCCGTGTCCAACGGGAGAGTTTGTCTACGATGAGCTTCTCGAAGATGGCGAGCTGACAATGCGTGTCGTCTGCGGTATAAGGGCCGAAAATGGTTTTGTTCTGCGACGACCTATGGTTCATGTGGACGCCGACATGACAGGACACGACATAGTTTGGAAGCCTGGACTCCCTTCAGATGCCTAGTTGCCAGCAATTTTATGGCATTCCCAACTAGGAGAACAAGATGTTGATAACCGCTTCCATCCTCGCCAATCTGCTTGAAGTTCTGTACGTTCTTGTCATCGATTGGAAGGAGTCCGGTGAAGGTAAAGCTCAAAGCGATACAGCTTCCGAGCTTAAACAGTTGGCTCCACGTGCTCTACGTAATTGGAAGCGTGCCCTTCCTGCACTAGAGCCTGCGCTACAATCCGCGATCTCTGGACAGAACAAGGTTGAATCCTTGGTAAGCCTAGGGCAAGAACTGAAGGATCAGTTTCCGCTCTTCCGTAAGAATCACGACTTCACTGCACAAGAACTTGAAGTAATGAATGCGCTTGGTGCGTATATGCGTACCGATAGCGAAAATGCACTGAAGAAGTTGGTCAAGCTCGCTGGTATAACCCAATCGGTTTGGGTTGCCCAGAAACTTCGCCCGGATGTAGGATCACAAGGACAATCGGAAGGCGCACTCCGTAAGCTGGTCAAGAAAATGGCTGGTCGTGATGACGTGTGCCTTACCTTGGAGGAATCCAAGGTTGCTAGGGAAACATATCCTGACGAATACAAGGAATACCTGCAGTTGAGTCGCGCATTTAACCAAGTGTGGAAAGACTCCTTGGTTAACTTTGTTCGCCAATCAAAGAAACGCTTGGTGCCCTATCAAGACGTGTTGGACTTCATGAAGTCCAACGGTATTCATAACAAGCTTCCTTTGGGCTTCACTGGTCTTATTGACGATCAAGGCAAACTGTACACACGAGACGGCAAAGCTGTTGATGGTGTACCAAATGCAATGACGTCGCCTACCGTCAAGATGAATACCAAGTATGGTCCTGAATCACCATGGGTGTTCATGGCGGTTAAGGCTGATGGTTCAGCTCCAACGTATTTCTACACTGCGGATTTCAAAAAGAGCCAAGCCAAATCGAAGTTCACCAAGGTAAAGGATTTGACTGCACGTATTCCTCAGATGCGTGCCAAGTGGTTCATGAATGTGAAGAAGTTCAACCAAGCCAGCGTTACCTGCGTGGCATCGGTAATCCTGGAGCTCCTTTACCAGTATAGTGCCCGTGTTGGAACCACTGGCAATTCAACCTACGGTTGTGGAACGTTGTTGGTTAAACATCTAAAGAAAGAACCAACTGGTGACTACACGATTCGTTATCTAGGAAAGGATTCGGTGCCAACCAAACATGTGGTGCGTGCATCAGACCCTGAGCAACGTTTCATTGTTGCTGCCTTAGATCAGTTGGTGGCGAATAAAGGTCCGAAAGAAAAGGTGTTCACTTCGGTGTCCCAAACTGGACGCCCGAAGTTGGTTGGACCCGTGGCTGTGAACAAGTTGTTCAAGGAATTGGCAGGTACTGCGGAAATTACGGTACACAAACTCCGTACGTACCGTGGTACAAAGTTGTTCCAAGAACTTTCTGAGGAAATCATTCCGCGCCTTCAACCAAAGGTTGAGAAATTGGCTGCAAAGAATCCACGTCTTGCAGAGAAGCTGGTGTTGGATGAATTTCGGTCTATTGCTGAGAAAGTTGGGAAGTTGCTGAATCACGTCCGTCGTGGAGCAGCAGGTTCAAAAGTTACTGGCGTAACGGCGATCGCCAATTACATCGATCCTCAATGTTCGATAACCTTTTTCCGCAACTTAGATACTCGCCCTCCCAAGATGTTGGAAAAGTTTGATGTGTGATACCAAGAAAGGAATGATTCCGGATGAATGCGAGCTATACACAATCATCCGGAGTTTTGGGTACGCTACCAGTGGCCAAAGCGAGGAAATTGCTGAAGCTATCCGAGAAGAGTTAGAAGCACGCGGATTTGAAGCTGGTAGCGTTTATCGAAAGGATCGGAACGAATGACAGTAGTCCTTGCAGGTAAATCTGCGGTAGCCGCATCAATTCTGGATAGACTGTATCCACACCAGAAAAAGATTTTGCTGAGCCTCCAGGATTTCGCCAAGGGTAGAGACAGATTCTTAATCAGCTATCCTAGACTACCTGGTAGGAATACAATTCTCAATATCATTCGCAACGAGCTTCCTTACGATGAGCAAATCAGAGATACCTGGGCGTCCTACACCGACACCCAAGAAGGTGAACAGGTTAAAATTCCCGGGGCACGCAGAACTAGGCTTCGCAGGTCCCTGTTCGCAATGTGGTCGGAGTCCAGGTTACGACCAGGCCTTGGATGAATACGATCCAGATTTTATATATCCTGCCACCAGAACCGGACATTCGTTAGCGTTGAAACACGCAGTCTGTTCTGAAACGTGGGGTGGATGCGGGCACGTGGTAGTAGCACTCTCGTATCAATCATGTGTCGATCTGTGGAACAATCCTACACCAGATATGGCGTATACCTATCTACCTGGTATGGAAAAATTGATAGCAGACTATGTGGTTGCCAGTCGTAAATGGTGGGATGAGTTTCAGCGCACTGGTGATGCACTTCATGCACCTCAACCACGAGACTGGTCGTACAACGTTGATATGTTTCTACAAGAAAGGTTACCAAGACGAGGTAGAAAATGAATGAATGGAAAGAAGCCGCTAATTACCGTCGTGATGTCCGACACGGACTCCTGAATGCTCAGGACGAGACGTTGCGTCTGCCAAAAGGCAAGAAGCATGAGAAGGATTGCATTGAAGTTCATTATCGTCATGTGTTCTATGACGGTAAGGGCTGGTTGCAGAAGACGAAATTTCCTTCTCGTAAGAAAGCGGTAGAGTTTATGAATCGGATGAACCAGTTGGAAGCCAACAAGCAAATCCTGCGTGGTGCTCATCCTGCTGATGTGGTAAAGCCTTATTTCATTGCAGACGATGCCGCCAATGATGAGCAATCCCGAAAAGCCGCGTAATCGCATATTTCTCCATCCCGGACCTGTTACCAGTAAGGTAGATGGAGACCGCCACTACGTGGATGCCGCAGCACTCAGTTATCTCTACAGCGTACCGCTCAAAGCGTGCAATGTTGTGCTATCTGATCTGCCTGCTTGGTGGATCCAGAGGATGCGTCGTCAGGATTCAGGCTTTGAACATTTTCTGCCTGTTGGTGTATTCCCCCAAGAGGGTGATGTTCATCTGTACCCTAGATATGATGGTAAGTATTTTCCGATTGTAGAAAATTTACCAGCATAGCGCGGTTAGTAAATAAAGAATAAGATCAACAAGGAGTATCATTGTGGCTACTGGTTTTCTTCGCGCTTTCAGCACCCCTTACCGAGAACGCACTTTTGCCAATCGTGCTCTTGCTCAAATCCGATCAAGCCGGTCTACAGGACAAGGTGCAGGCATCCTATTCTACGCTACCGATACGGAAAGGTTCCTCTTAGGTAAGAGAGCTCCTGGATGTGAGCAGCCTGGTACTTGGGCAAATTTCGGTGGTGGCGTGGAGTATGGGGAATCATTGGAGGAGGGTGCAAAGCGTGAAGTTTGGGAAGAAGCAGGTTTCCGGGGCCCAGTTGAATTGTGTACCTTGTATGTGAGTAAGCAACCAGGCTTCACCTATACCAACTTCCTAGGAACAGTAGCCAAGGAATTTACGCCTGTATTGAATGACGAGCACACGGAATTTCGTTGGATTGAACTTGGGGAATTTCCTGAGGAGTTACATCCAAAGTTTGCTGACGCTCTTCAATCGCCGGAAGCACGGAAGATTTTCCAGTCGCTTGGTATGTAAACCAGATTCTGTAAATATCAACGTAAGTTCAACAGGCACAATTTTAAAACCTGTAGGAATGCAAATTCCGATTTCGGAGTGTAGCGCAGCCTGGTAGCGCATCTGCTTTGGGAGCAGAGGGTCCAAGGTTCGAATCCTTGTACTCCGACCATCATTTTCCTTTTCGAGAACATCATGTCCAATAATCTGTCCAATCAAGAAATTCAGGATCGCGTAGTTGAAACGATCGAGAATTATTGTGGTATCAAACCTGAGTTGAGCCATAGTCTGGAAGACCTAGGGTTGGATTCACTTGACGAGCTCGAACTTGTTATGGAACTCGAAGACGAATTCGAGTTTGAGATTCCTGATGAAGACGCGTCGAATTTCAAGACCGTTGATCAGGTGGTGATTTATATCACCGAGAAGCTTTCCGCCTAGCGGAGCTACTGGAACGTAGTTTCGCTAAGGTAAGGGTGAGTATTTCAATTGGCAGAATGTCGGTCTCCAAAACCGTACGGTTGTAGGTTCGAATCCTACCTTGCCCGCCAATACCTTATATAGCGAATACGTTCCGATTCGTAAGAGTCGGTTTGGTGCACCGCACCCGTATACCCGATACAAATGATTCCAAGAATGTATTCGCTAGTTTCGATTTCAAGAGTTGTGCTGTAGCTCAGAGGCCGAGTAGCCTTACCATCAAATCGACGTAAGGCCGACGTGGGTTCGATTCCCACCAGCACTCCCTAGCACCTTAGCTCAGTCGGTAGAGCAGCGGCTCGATAAGCCGTAGGTCGTAGGTTCGAACCCTACAGGTACTACCATCATCTTCAAGGTTACTCATGACAATGGTTACCACAGGATGTTTCGTTGCCGTTATCATAGTTTGCTTAACGTGTACGTTCATCCTATACCAGTTAGTTGGAATTTTTACCAAACCCAATAATCCTATTGATTCGTTTACCGCGTTGATAGCGAGACTTGGTATGGCACTGTGTTTAATCGCTGCTGCGATTTCAGCCATCGCTTTGATTTCACAGTTCACAGTTTGAGCTGGTAGTTGTTTCATGTTGGCTAGTAGCTCAGTTGGTAGAGCGGCGCACTGTTAATGCGTTGGTCGCTGGTTCGATCCCAGCCTAGCCAGCCAAGATTAACCCACTCCGCGTCAGCGGGAAGGGCTTTATGAGTTCCGTAGTTTTGTACATCTCGGCAATCATTGCAGCGTTTCTGTCTGCGTTTCTAGCTGGATTCCAAGGCGTTAATCTCGCCTGGGGCAACCGTAAGTTGGCAATAGTCACCGGTGGCCTAATGACTCTAGCAGAAGGATCAATAATTTGGTTCATAGGTAAAGGCGGACTAGGCGTTGTGCTTGTTGCTGCTCTTGGGGCAGCAGCCGGTTATGGTGTAGCTATGTATGCTCATGATTGGTTGATTGAAAAACCCGAGGAACTCTCCAAGTCAAAAGTGAAGGCGATGATTAAACGCCAGATCGAGAAACACTTAGAGAAAGATAAGTAAGTCCTGGACATGTAACTCAGTCTGGTAAGAGTGCTGGCCTGAAAGCCCAGATGTCGTTCGTTCAAATCGAACCGTGTCCACCAGTTTTAAACAGAGTACGTTCTGTGGATCCATCGCATAATGGTATTGCAGTGGATTGTAAATCCGCCACCCTTTGGGTATTGTTGGTTCGAGTCCAGCTGGATCCACAGAACGTATTCTGTAAATGTTTGATGCGGGGTAGCTCAGTTGGTAGAGCGGAGGTTTCATACGCCTCTTGTCGTGGGTTCGAGTCCCACTCCCGCTACCAGTTAATCGAGTTTGATGGGGTGTAGCGCAGCCTGGTAGCGAAACGGATTTTGATTCCGTTGGTCGTTGGTTCAAATCCAACCACCCTAGCCAACTTCTAGTCATTGTTTCCTATCCTGTACGTTTGTTCCATGGTGTATCCGTGAGAACTTCTTAAACAGTGTTTTAATCCTTAGGAGAAAGAAATGAATGACATAGAAGAGCAAGACGATCCTTTCGGCTTTGGAAAGGCCATTAAAGAAATGATCGAGCGAGGTGAAGTTGATGAGCTTCTAATTCCGGATGTTCTTCCGGAAGACGAGGAGAATATCGACAAGACCTAATTAAGGTAGCGAGCTTGGTATAGTGACTGTGCCTCGGCCTTCCAAGCCGGTGAGACGGGTTTGATCCCCGTAGCTCGCTCCAGCAACCTAGACAAGGAGAATGTCATGTTATCTTGAATTTAACAGGAGATCATGATGTTTCACAAGAAACGCTTTTTCGCGAAGTATGCTGGTTTCGACGTTGGCCTTGGTGGCATAAGGTGCCCTTGCTGCGCTCCACCTCCTAAGAAAAGGAAGAAGCTGTTCAGGAGTGGGCGTAAACAATTGAACCGAGCGGTCTTTAAGATTGAGCGTGAACAAGAAGAGTAAATGGTTTGCAGACGTGGCGTAATTGGTAGCCGCGCAAGCCCGAGGAGCTTGTGACTCAGTCGTGTGGGTTCGAGTCCCACCGTCTGCACCAACCCAATGTATCAAAGAAGTACCAGGAGTATAGCTCAACTGGTTAGAGCAATCCCCTTTTAAGGGATAGGTTCTGGATTCGAGTTCCAGTACTCCTACCAAACATACGCGGGCATGGCGAAATTGGTAACCGCACCAGGTTTAGGTCCTGACGCCTTTAGGCTTTCCGGTTCGAGTCCGGATGCCCGTACCAACACTATTAGTTCAAGACCCCGGGTGATGAAATGGGTAGACGTAGGAGACTTTAACTTATTGAGCACCACCGAAAAATGATTGGTAGTCAGTCTGCGACACAGAGATAGTGCTTAACGGCATAAAGCGAAAGCTTCAGATAATCTGACTCCGATGGTAAGACGTACGCGCAGAGGCGTAACATTCAATCGAAAGACGGTAAAACAGTTGTTGGCTTCTTTGCTTGGAATAACACCCACCTACGAACAACGAACGCCGGAATGATTAAGTTAAATCTTAATTGGGACGGAACTAAGCGTAGGCCGGTGCCAGGTTAACAGCAATGATTGGGTGAATGGAATCAAAGTCGGCGAATGCTTTATGGTAATGAGACAAGCGAAGGCCAGCATCTTAAGATGCAAGAGTGCAGACCTTGTAAATTCCTGCTAACGCCGAGCCAAGCCTGAGAAAGTCGGGTTCAAAGTCCGAGGCCCTGTAAGAGGGATATAGCATAGATGGAAATGCGCTCAGGAAGGTGTAGAGACTAAACGGTTCCCTCCTAAGATAGGCGACTAGCTCCATGTGTTACGGAGCTACCGCGGTAATTCCGGTAGGCCTAATTAAATCCTGCCTTATTACGGAGAAGACATAGTCCAGACCATCAAACTTTTATGGCGCCATAGGTCGAAAGCGGCAAATTTGTCGCCTGTTAAAACGGCGTCTTAGCGTTGGTTTATCTAGACCAACGGAGAAGGTAGCGAAAGCTATAGTGGTACGAAAATCTCCCGCCTTAGGGCGTACCGGTTCGAGTCCGGTCCCGGGGACCATTCATTAAGACGAAGCGTAGATGAAAAACATAGCAGGCAATATCTTGTCGATGTTAATTTCGTTGTTTGCGACCATTAATGCATTCAGTCAAGGTAACTTGATAGGGATAATTCTTGGTGCGGCTGCGTCGGCATGGAACATCCGTATGATGTTCACACTGCATAATATTCGAGGAATAAATATGAAGTTTGCACGAATCAATAAAGGTGGCATCCCTATGATGCCGCATTGGATAATGGTCGGCACCCGCTCGACACCAATGCGGCGGGGAGCTACCGATGCGAAAAACCAATCGCAGTATACGCCGCAAGGAAAGAGCGCGCCTCAAGAAGGTTCGCAAACACTACTGGTGGGGAGCCAGCGTTGACGGACCTTTGACTGGTAAGTACCTAGGTATGGCAGTGAACACCTCTACACCGTGTTCCTGCTGGATGTGTTGTAACCCTCGGAAGAGCTGGGTGGACGATACACCTAAAGGTATGACCGTAAAAGAAGTATCCGATAATGAACTGGCGGACCTCATGGAAACGGAGTACGTTAAGTGACTCAACCTATTCAGTTGACTAGTGCCAATTTCGTAGAAACGGTAGATCAGAACACCAAATTGATTGTTCGATTTACTGCACCGTGGTGTGGTCCGTGCAAGACGTTTGCTCCTGTATTTGATAAGGCTGCAGAAGAAACGTCTGGTATGACATTTGCTGTATTGGACGTAGACGACAACCAGGATATCGCTACCGAATTCGGTATTCGTGGTGTTCCGTCCGTAGTGTTTTTCAAGGATGGTGAGGTAGCTTACCGAATGATGGGTGCTATGACACCAACGCAGTTTCAAACAGGTATCGAAAAAGCCTTTGCTCCGAAATCGGTTTCGTAAATACTGGTTGCAAGCAAAGGAGATGATAATGCGTAAGAACCTGATACGTGCTTTCTATCGAAACTTGACTGGACTGTCCGATCAAGAGTTGGATCAAGCTTTTACAGTGGAATATTTCCTGACTCGCAGCAAGTTCCGTGCTATGTGGAACATGCTGAAATGGAATAAGGAAGTGATCCAAGGAATGGCCGCTACCTTTAAATTCTGAGGTAGTGTTTGTAAGTGAATGCGAGGCACCAGAAGCCACTGGTAGCAGTAGGTGGACGGAAGTGCGTTAGTGCTGGTGGGTAAGCCACCACAATGGGTGAATGGCTGAGAGGTCTAAGGCGGCAGTCTTGAAAACTGATGAGTGTAAAAGCTCCGTGGGTTCGAATCCTACTTCACCCGCCATTGCAAATGATTACGTCGAGGTCCAGTTGGGGACAGGATGCCGCTGATCACGGCCGATCAACCTGGTGGGTTCGAACCCCACACTCGACTCCAACATTCAAACGTTTTCGTTGGTGTTTATCTCCTTGGTACGAGCTGCGATACCAACGAAATTGTACCGAGCAGGTGTAGGTTTAACGACCGCTTCTACTTGGGCTACTACGTTGCCTATGAGCTTCCATAGTGCGCCTGTCTGCTGGAATGACGACAACGTAGCAGTTAGGGACAGGACCAAAGCGGACTTCGGGTCCGGAGAATGCTTTGGGGTGATAGTAGCTCAATGGTAGAGCCGTGGATTGTGGATCCACTGACGAGAGTTCGATCCTCTTCTATCACCCCAAAGCGTTTTCAAGTTCCGTAAATAGTTGATACGAGATGTCTTAGGGGTAACGGGAAGGACTAAGGTTGAGAATAAGAGTTAGTTCGGTGCACCGATTAACTTGATTTCGACTAAGGTGGCTTCAGCAGATAGTACCCATCATAAGGTTGCGCGCCTTGGATACTGTAGTTTCAGGATCGTTCCCTGGTCGGTGCCCCTAAGACATTTCAAAGTATTCTCAGAGCAGCAATGCAAAGCGAAATCAGTAAATGCCTGGTGAGTGCGCACAATCCAGAACATCGAAACAAAGTAGCTGGTGCAAGATACTAACCCGCGTAGTTGTTTGACGCGAGTACGGCATTCTTATTGGATGTGACAGTACCGGTCTACGTTGGAGGCTCCTGGATCGTCCCCAGGTTGCTGCTCTGAGAATTGCTTCCATAGTTGGTAGCGTTGGACGTCGATATCCAAATAATCCTGTTGGATCCGGATCACAGGTTGGATACCAGCGTTACCAACTATGGTAGTAGGTGACCTAAAGGTTACGAGAGTGAGAAATGAATGGCGGTAAGACGCGGGTTCGATTCCCGCCGGCTCCACCATACACGCCTTGTCTTCATGAAGCACGCCTTAACAGGACGTGTATGATGGGGCTGACATGGATTCGATTATCGTGCTGAAGTGGACGCAACTACCCGGGCAAGCGGAGCCCGCTGACCTAGGTCAGGAATACCAAGCAAAGAAGATAAATGCTAACGACAGCATCTTTGAGCAGCGCCTCGCGGCCTGATCACATAGTCCCTAGTAAACTGGATAGTTGATAACGATACGATTCCAGGGAGCTAGGTGGGGCCACCGTGTACCTAGTACACCTGTGTCAGAAACCTACCTTGTCAGATAGGAAGAGTGGCCCACCTCCAGGTTAAGATAATCATGGCTCTAAGAACGATAACGTTTGATGATGAAGACCTAGATTCTGTCTCTAGGACAATTAATATATTGAACAGTTTCCGTGGAACGTTAAGGGCCAGGTCCGGTACGGCTACCGTGACGAGCAGGTGTAACGCTCAATACAACGCCGCAAAAGCTATCATAGAAACCAGAACTGCGTACCTGTATGGTAATTATGTACAGCGCAGATCCAGGGGTTGCTATGTGTACATGCACTGCGAGGCCGATAGGAAACTTCATCGTGGCAAAAGTGGCGTAATCAATTTCCTTTTGGATTGCGGTGTTGAGTACATGCCCTTCTATGTAGGCAAGGGAGTAGGCTCGAGAGATATCTGCCTAGACAGAAACGAAACACACCGCAAAGTACGTCAACGACTCCAGACGTTTGGCAAAGATGTTGTAGTCAAACGAGTTGCAGAAGATCTTTCCGAGAAAGATGCGTTAGCACTGGAATCACGATGGCTAGATGTGTTAGGACTCCGAGTGAACGGAGGAATGTTGGTAAATCTTGATGAAGGTGTGGAAACAGCTAGACGACGTGTTCTGTACAAGGAGCACCTGGTCGTTTTATCAGAATTTTACCAACATTCGGTAAAATAATTCAAGAATCCAGCGCCGAGGATGCTCCACTCTAGTGGTAGCCATAGAGACAGCTACTTAGGTAGGTTCTGAAGCGCGGAAACCGTATAGTCAACAAGGTGACCTGGGTAGAAACTGCCCGGCATATATCCGTTGAGAGCCAAGGACGTAGTGTTCTCGGCACTGGGTTCTAAATTGACCTCGCGTGGTCAGGTAGGTTATGTGATGGATTGCAATCCATCTAGACTGGTTCGATTCCAGTACGCGAGTCCAAAGGATACATGGCTGAGTGGTCGAAAGCAGCACGGTGCTAACGTGTCGAGTCGAAAGGCTCCGTAGGTTCGAATCCTACTGTATCCGCCAACCGTAATTTAACTTCGGACAATACGATGTACTATGTTGAATACTTCACACGTCGTGATGGCGTGTTGGTATCTTCTGGTGGTATTAAATCAGTACGTGGTAATAATATTGAAGAAGCACATTTAGGTGCTGTGCAGAAAGCCACAACAGTAGATTTTGGTTATCGGCTTTATGAGGGTCCTATGATGTCTCTAATTCGTCCGGTAACTGGCGTTGTTGAGCGTTAAAGATAATGGGTAAACTGTCCAGGCATAAGAAAACGAAGATGGGTGCATTACCTGGTGACATACCTTTGCAGTCCAAGGTAGAAATGCTAGAAAAAGGTAAGGCCGCAATTCGATTTTCAAAAGGCTATTCCCAGGAAATGGGAAAGAAGGCGAGTAAGGCATTCAAGAAAATACTACGTGGACCTGAGAGAGCGCGTCTTAAAGAACGCTGTAGAACAGAGTTTGAAGAATAAGTGATTCCGTAAATAATATGGAGTCGCTTTTCAACTACTTGGTGGCGAGGGCTATCGGTTACTTCCAGACTTTGAATCTGACCAAAACACCGTTGCTAATTATTCCCCAAGTAGCTGAAAAGCGATTCCGTAAATAACTGTGAAGAAGTTATCTTTGATTCTAGCAGTGGCGTAGCTGTGCAGTTACTTCGACTGTTAATCGAGTGGTCGCAGGTTCGAGTCCTGTCACTGCGTAAGTGGTGTAGCTCAGTTGGATAGAGCACTTGGCCGAAAGGCCGTTCCTGCAGGCGAGGGTTCCCTGCTAGAATCAAAGATAATTTAGACTGTTATGATGTGTGCGGTGGTGAAGTATACGATTCCATCTCAACCAGTGGGTCGCGGGTTCGAGTCCCGTCTATCCGTCAGGATAGTAGATCAGTTGGTAGATCAACCGGCAATTAATCGTACACGATTGTTCCCCGCACACATCATAGCAGTCTCAGAGTTTTAGTTTAGCAGTGGCGTAGATAACAGTTACTTCGCATGGAAAGCCGGTACCGTAAGGTTGCGCTAGTTCGAATCTAGCCCCTCCCAAATCTGTGGGAGGGTAGGGAAGTGGATAAACCCGCCGTAACGTTCTGTTGTCGTTTGTTCCCTGCTTTACATCCATCGTCTAGAGGCCTAGGACACTGCCCTTTCACGGCAGGTACGCGGGTTCGAATCCCGCTGGGTGTGCCAGTTTAGGCTCCTTGTTTCACGGACATGCTAGTCCGAGGTTTTGAAACTGGAACAAGGAGTCCTTCTTAGTTTTGCAGTGGCGTAATTAATCGAGTTCATCGCTAATTGGATAAGCACTGGGGCTTGGTCCCAGTTTAGTGGTTCGATTCCACGCTCTCGATAATGTCTGTTCCCTGCAAATTGATTTATGTGGTGCGTTAGCTCAGTTGGTAGAGCGCTGGATTGTCTATCCAGAAGTCAGGAGTTCGAGCCTCCTACGCATCGCCAAGTTTGGACCACCAGCTTGTTAACTGAATCTGATTCATATGGCTCAGCGCGCTAGTGACCAGCTTTTTTGTAGAAGCTGGTGGTCCTACTAGTTTGGTAGTGGCGTAGTTAGTCGGTTACTTCTTTGCAAGAGAATGCTAGGTTCGATTCCTGGTGCGGCCGGAAGGCTGTAGGCATGGCGCCAACTACCCGACAACGTTTGTTCCCTACCTACCCTGTCTCTGTTTCTGCCTGACGCAGAGATACGCGCTGTCAAGTTCTTGTAGACCCGGTGGGGCCGGCACCTATGAGGATTTGACAGCGCATCTTTTTGGGGTTGGTGAGGAAGTTGAACGTCTACGAACTACCGAAGTTCGTTCTTTCATCTGTCACTCTTCACTACAAAGGAGCCAAAATGGCCCACCTCAACCGTAAAGCTGATCCGCATCGTAAAGCGGTAACCAAAGAATCTGTCCTTAACAATGCTCCGTTCGAGCAACTTTCCCGTGCAGTGATGACCTGCCTGCTGTGGGAAGGTACTGAAGACGAACGCATATCCAAGCTCGTTCCCAGCGTTCCGCTGGAAGATGTAGCGTACCTGGCACGGACGGCACATGAAGATATGAAGCTGCGCCATGTGCCGCTACTCCTGGCTCGGGAAATGGCGCGCCATCCAGGTCGTGTGGAAAATCCTTCCGTCATCGCGAACACGATTGAAGCGGTTATCAACCGTCCTGATTCATTGACGGAATTCCTGGCTATCTATTGGAAGGATGGACGTCAGCCATTGTCAGGCCAGGTAAAGAAAGGTCTGGCTCGCGCATTTGCAAAATTCAGCGAGTATCAACTAGCGAAGTACAATCGTGATCACGAAGTGAAGTTGCGCGACGTGCTCTTCCTTTCACATGCAAAGCCGAAAGACGTTGAACCTGGTTCTGCTTTGTGGAATAAGGATGCGCGTACCAACTACAAACCAAACAAGGGGTTTGTACGCGAGTTCACGAAAGGCGAACTCCTGTATGGTCGAGTAGTTCACGATCAGTTGGTTTCCCCAGAAACGTGGGAAAACAAGCTGTCACGCGGCAAAGACAAGAAAGAAACGTTTGCTGATTTGATGAAGAGTGGTAAGTTGGGAGGCCTGGCTTTCCTGCGTAACCTGCGCAATATCAAAGAAGCCGGCATATCTAAGGATGTGGTCAATAGCTATGCAGATGTAGCCAAGGTTGATGGAATCCTGCCTTTCCAGTTCATGTCTGCGCAACGTGCAGTTCCTGAATGGGAAGATGCCATCGAGAAGATGATGCTCCGCGCAGTGGAGAACATTCCCAAACTACCAGGACGCACGGTGTTGGTTGTGGACTTGTCGGGTTCCATGAGAGCGCAGATGGCAGATAAGTCGGGATTGGAACGTACTGATGTAGCGGCAGCATTCAGTGTTCTGTGCCGTGAACTGTGCGAGAACATTGCAGTGTTTGCTACGGCAGGTAACGACCATAGCCGGAAGCACGCTACGATAACTGTTCCGCCGCGTCGTGGATTTGCTTTGGCAGAAAAGCTGCGTGTTGGTGGAGATCAAGAAATCTATCGTCGCATTGGCCAAGGCGGTATTTTCCTTAAGCAGGTTACGGAGTTCGTTTCTGGCACCCTTGGTGATCAAGATGTCGAACGTTGTATCGTCATCACTGACGAACAGGATACGGATATCGACGGAACTTCTGCGAAAGCAAAGTTGATCGGTAAACACAACTACATCGTCAACATCGCGACGAACGCTCGAGGTATCGGTTACGGACGTTTCACCCATATCAATGGATGGTCCGAAGCTGTACTGAAGTTCATCGCAGCCTATGAAGCGAACGAAGAAACGATGCACAAAGGTGCAGCTTAACTAGTTCGTAAATAGGATAGCGGGAGGCAAGAACATGCCTCCCGCTCGTATGCGGCTCACGACCTGTAAAGAGCCAAGAATTCAAAACCCCTATGAAAGATCCTAATGTAGTGGCAGTCCTAGGACTGTTGTTGGGACTCGGTGTGAAGCATCTCATTGTGGACTTCGCATTGCAGCCACCGTACATGTACTTGAACAAAGGAAAATTTGGCCATCCTGGTGGCATCATACACTCGCTCCTACACGCTGCCTCTACAATTGTTGTCATTGGTATTTGGTCCGTCGTTACCAAATACGGAATTGCAGGTGCTCATGCGTTGGTTAACATCGTGGTGCTTGAATTCTGGTGGCACTACATGACAGACCTGACTAAGGTACGTCTGTGTCAACATTTCGGATGGAGAGCACTTCCTCCCAAGGGGAAGGAGCACGACGTACAAGAATTGGCTAAGTGTAATTGTTTCTGGATCGCACTAGGTGTTGATCAATTCTCCCATTTTACCAATTACCTGGTCATTGCTTTTGTGATGATGGCTATCTAAGGAACATCAATGAAAGGTGCTGAACATATTGAATTCGAGTCCTATGCGGCTGCAAAGGAACGAACTGCTCATTCATTTGTAGATATGGAAACATTCCACGATGACCTACGCAGTCACACGCTGAATCACCATTTCAGTGGTATCAAGATTTTCATTCCTGAAGACGTATACGACACGCTGTACCGTACTCTCGTGGAGTCAGGAGAGGAAGAAGATTCTCGCGTGTCGTTGGATGAGCAGCAACAGGAAGATAATGAAGGGTATGTGTTCACTTATCGCAAGATGGCGGTGATCACGGATACTATTCTTGATAAATCACGGCGCTTCCTTCCTCCAGGAACCTATGTCGTGGCCTACTACCCCACCTCTAACTAGGAGACAACTATGTCGAACTTAAGCACTGGTAGCGTTAAGAAAGCAGCAAGTATTGGTGAAGAAGATATTCAGTCCTTTGTAGCACGATCCATGGACTGTGTAGGGCCTATAAGCGGTACGATGCAGCAGATTCGGAACATGCAGGATCAAGTGGACATCTTTAATAACCTCTTGTTGAGTCTGAAGAACCGACTACACCCGGTAACTATACCGCCTATTACGGCAGAAGCTGGGATAGATTCTACGGATAAGCAACTTCCCTATACGTCTTCGAGCCCTGTAGCCCGAGAGATCGAATCAACTGTTCGTGCTCAGAAGTTGCTTAATTCTGAGTTGCGGGATCTGCTCTCTATGCTGGAGATCTAAAATGGTACAGGTAGCTAGACGAGTTGATTTATCAGATTCCCAACAAGCTACAGAACAGAAAGTAGTAGGTTATCTGGAGCGTGAACTCAACGAGGTTGATAGCCTAATCACCAAGTTGGTAGCTGCGGTCGATCATCATGAACAGGTATTGAATCCTGTTCTAGGATCGTTGGAAGAGGAGAAAGATACACCTCCGGAGCCAGAGATAGATCCAGACACATTGATAGGACAGAAACTGCTATCCGTTCGAGAAAGTCTAAGGTACGTAACGCAACGATTGTATAGCCTGACTGGTCGTACACGGGTTTAAAAATTATTTGGTTTCCTGCAGCAAGGAGTAAGATTATGGCTTTGAAAGAGTTATCCATTTCGGAATTATTGGAACTTCCAGATCATGAACCCCTGTGGGTTCTGAATAATTCCATGAATGCAGTTGGTCGATATACGAGGATTACTCGTCCTTCAGATGTCCTGATAGATATCCGCAAGCCTATAACAGGGAAGCTTTTCCAGTCCCATGTTATGGATATTGTGAACGCCGTTTCAGACGCAATGGTTTTAGACGATACGGCAGCTATGAGTCACCGCGATAAGTTTCTTGAACCGATGAAACATGAACTTAGCGTTCAGCTAACGCGGGAGTTGAGACTTGAGAGCACACGGGCTACTACCATTGTGGTACCTCATGACTACAGGGGATTCCCTTTTGACTGTGCGGTAGCTCTTCCTCGGCAAGACATCCTTGCTAACGGAAATTTCCGTGCAGCTCTTGAGAAGAAGCTGGTAATAGGTATTACGACTGAAGACGCAGAATGGTTAATCGCCTATCTGGAAACCTTTTACGAAGGGTTCGAGGAACCAGACCGCCACCGTGCATTTCAACATCTGTGCATGGGTGTAGAAAAGGACGAAACGAATTTGTCGAATACGTTGACCGTATGTCCTGTTGATCGTATTCGAGACATATTCGACAACCGTGATCGAGAACTTGCGCGTCGGCGTGCATTGGCAGCACGTCCCTGGTACGTTAAGTTGTACTCATGGATCCGTGGAGGTGAGTAATGTACGAGAACTCACTTTCTCTTGAAGAGATCAAGAATGGTAAAGGACCTCTGTGGGTGCTGAATAATACTAAGGCTGGAGGCGTAACCAGCCTTGGTGAAGTATTGGTAGAGATACGTACCAAGATTGCCAAGGTCAAGAGCAGCAAGCAACACGAAATTCATGATCTAGAAAATTGGATGAGATCACGTACCATAGGTGCGCCATTGAAATCGGCACAACCGATTGAAGAATTCTCTGTAGAGCATCTTCAATTACCAGCGACGTGGCTACCTATGTGCGTTACCAATGAATTTTCTCGCAAAGTTCTTCTGGAGTCAGAAGGATTTATTCACGCGCTAGAAGAAGGTATCTTGGTAGCTATCTCAGAAAAACTAGCATTGCGCTTGCTAGAAAATGAAGCAGCTCCTGAAGAGTTAGCACGGTTAGATAAGCAACGCGATGCACGAAGGTTTGTGGAAACAACGCAATTGGAGCTGGTACCATCAGGTTACGATATAGATCCAATGCTCAGTATCTGGCAGGAGCAGCTGATACAGTTTGTAGAGCCTAGCGTAGAAGGTGAAGGATATTTTCCACCTCCAATATTTGGAGAAAGCAAACCTCTGTCCAGTAATCCTGCCCGGATTGTGAGTAATAGTGACCTTGATACGTGTTGGGATATGTACGAAGGATGTTCTCGGGCAATCATTGATCCAGATATCTACCCAGATCAAAAACCTGAAATAGTTCCGACAGCAAAACCAAAAGAAAAATGGTTTTCATGGATCATAAGTGTACTCTTTGGACGTAAATAAGTAAGAGTGCAATTTGATAGGACGCTAGAGTGGCTCAGCGGCAACAGCACTCGCCTTGTAAGCGAGCAATCGTGGGTTCGAGTCCCACCTCTAGCACCAGCCCTAGCAATAAGGAAGATCCATGGGAAGTATCATAGTCACTATCAAGGACTTGAAGATTGCGCTAAAGAATACAGCGAAGCGTGGTCGTGTTGTTGAACATACGCCAGGCCTATTACTAATCAGCGTACCAAAAAGTAAGTTGGTAGAAGTAGAAGAGTATCTTAGGATGCATCTGCCTTACAGCGTCAGATTCGACCTCAAGCCTCTGAAGATTTGGGATACGTTTTTCCTGTGGACAGTTAAGCATCGCAACATATCCACTTTCGGAGAAACGTTTTGAATCCTAAAACAAAGTTAACGCCTGAGTTAATTGAGGACATGGTGGAGTCATTCACCTGGACGCTATTACCTAGTGGTAAGTCTATGGTGTGTGAAGCCATATTGAATAATGGTCACGCTGTTCATGGCATCGCAAGTGTTACCGATCCAGAAAACTTCAATGAAGAAATAGGAAAGGTAATCAGTAAGAAACGGTGTTTAGACGCTGTAGGTAATTTTGCTGCATATGAAATGCACTCCAAGATTCGTCGAATTAAGATTGGCTTCGAGCCCAACACACTCGGTCTAAAACTAGAAAAATTACCATGCCAAAATGGATCTGTAGATTGTTTGGTCACAAATGGTACGGAGTCCCTTCGTGGGAGACCTGGCCTACCTACCGATATAGATGTGAACGCTGCTATTGTAGTAGAGTCGACGTCAACTAGTTCCAAGGATGTAGAATGAGCATGAACATGGGTTACCTACGTAGCATCCGATCGATGCGTGCGGAAGTAGGAAACAAGTTGCTCCAAGGTTTAGTTCAGACAGCTCTAGAGCAGGTAGTTATTCCTGAAGGCTGGGTCATGCAACGTAACCCGTCATCAGTAATGTATGCAAATCGACAACATCGATTACCCCATATAAAGGCATACTACGATAAATATCGCGTTGATGTTGATGTAGGCAGAGGCTGTGATGTGAAGAGTACGCGGCAAGAGTTTGATTCCGCAGAAGAGATGGCGAAATACGTACAATCGCAAATCTGGTCTTTTGCTCAGTAATGAATTCCTTTAGTCCAAGAAGAAGGCCCTGTAGACTCAACATCTACAGGGCCTTCTTGCGTTTTCGCCAGAATTACATCGAGGCTGATTCGTTCGTGTATTTCACAAATGCGTCAGCGTAGGGCTTGTCATAGGAATACAGAGTGCGCCAGTATTCTGCGGCCTGCGCTACTTCACCAGAAGTTTGAACACGAGCCATCACCGCCTTGTGAATTTCCTTGTCGATGCTGACAGGAGTAAGGCTAGCGATTAGTTGGTTCGGAACAACCACTGGACGTTGAGTAGCCATCGACATGATTTCGCACTTGGTATTGGAAGTGCGAGTCACGAAGCCGTAGTCCATGTTGCCATCAAGTCCGCAGTAGGCTGCGAATTCACCACGACCTGCCTTGGCAATAGTGATACGCGACAGCTTCGGAACGTCGGTACGCTGAAAGTTAGTGGTCGCCTCAATCAGCTCAGCGAGATTCTCGTTTCCATGACGTGCCAGGTATTTTCCGCCAGGGCCGTCTTTAACTTCCCAGAGCGTACGGTCTTTGTTGTCCATCAAGATGTTGTTGGACATAACCTTGTACTGGACACGAGCCATAACTTGGCCAGTCTTAGGATCCTTGGCTTCATTCAGTTCGCGGATTTCACGGTTCGCGCGAACGAAACCAACAGCGGTATCCTTGGTGAGGCTGCGGAATGAATTCTCCACAGGCGTAGCCAGATACTTCATCTGTTCCGTCAACATGCCGGCCATGGTTTCGGTGCTCATTTCACCAGTCCATGCGACAATAACGCGAGCCAACGTGGGGGTAACAAGCTTGTGATCGGTAATGGTAATAGTTTGCATGATATCCTCGATTCGATTGGGAACCTCAAACGGTAGCGAATCTCTTTTAGAGAAAGGCCCTGCTAAGAAGCAGGTGCCGTGTACGCCATTAAATTAACGGGCGTGGACTTATCCTTGTGCTGGACTGACTACAATGGTTCCTTCAGGGCGACTAACAAAAACCTGAATCCCTTCTCCTACAAAGTACGCGCCACCTCCATTACTCTTTTTGTCAAAAGAAATATTCATCTTCTTGAGACAGTCACCCAAGGCGGATAGTTTGGCATCAAAAGTTTTACCTGGTACCCGTGAAAGATAGATAGAAGCTGCATAATCAGGGGAACTACTGGAAAACTGAGTACCAAAAGCGTCCTTTATTGCACGGGCTACGGAGCGGACATCTGTAGATGCTCGGATGGCAGTTGAAGATAGGATACGTTCTGCAAAATTCATAATTGTCTACTCCTTTTATACGGTTTGCCAATCGGTATATCGGAAACTAACTTGAAGATGAACCGCACCGTTCTGTGAACCGTCCAGCTGAACTTCTTGCATGTTTTCTGGCCACATGTTGTTGATCTGCGTGGTCGCGACAACAGTTGGAATATCATCATAGGTAACAGCTTGTGCGGTAACCCAATATCCAGTGCTGAACGAACCAGAATTATTACGCCAGGAACGAGCTGACTCAATCCAGCGACGAAACTTCTCTCGTGTACTCCAGTCATGCGTTTCCAAGAACGTTACGTTCAAGGTCTGCGTGAACATACGACGACCAGCATACGGGATCTGTACACCGTGTAATGCAACGTCGACAGGTTCAAGTTGCGTACCAGGAAGGTCCATGGACTGGCATTTGAACGTCAGGTCGCGAGTATCAGACGATCCAGGAATCACAGGAAGGAACAGGTCGAAGTTCCAAATGTGCGCTGGGTCGCCAACACTCAGGGTATCTTGAAGGCTTGAACGAGCCATGATGTGCTCCTGTGTTGAACTAGAACATGCTGTCTATAAGCTTGAGCTTTCTACCGGCAGGTATTATGTACAAGCCGAATTTCTTACTCAGGTATTGACCGTTTGGGGTTTTCACGAAGCTGAGCTTTTCCAGTTCTTCACACACATCGTCGACACCCTTATCGAGTTCGCATGTTAAGCAAAGGCTGAGCGTACCAGGAACTAGAGATTCTAGGCCTACGTCTGCTCCGTGAGCAATGAAATGTTCCATTTGGTTAAGCACTTGAAATTTCTGTAAGCTCTTACCCAGGAACGTAATTACTGTACCGAATCCGGAAGTGGGTTCGCGCACCACTATCGGGAACTCGCCGTTGATCGACATAAAAGCAGCATCGCGTAGAGTACGTGATAGCCGCCATCCATTTCGCATGATATCGAATTGCCGGTAACCAATTCGAGAAACATCGGACACTACATCACGAACATCGCCAGAACAGGAAACAGCGTTATCGATATCATTGCGTTTGTAGTCGAACTGTGAAGATCGGTTAAGCTTATCGACGAGCGTATCACTCATCTCACGTGCTTCGTGCCTGTCTGCGAATGTTTTTGCACTCACCGCACCTGCCATCTCAGGCATCTTCATTTTTGCTTCCTTCTTGAATTTCTCTGTAGACCATCCGCTACCTAGAAGAACCAATCGATAACTGGAAAGTCCCTGTTCACGCGGACTTACGTCTTGACCGAGATAGGTAGTATCATAGTCGGTATATTCAATCCAGAACCAATCCCAACGATGAGTTAACTTCCACCAAAGTGCGTTAGCAGATGAGCTCTGTTCACCCCCAGACACCAAGCAAACTCCATTACGCAATACCATATCGTACATGGAATAGGCATAGCCCTGGCCACGGTAAACATTACGAAACATCGTATGGGGCTCTAGCACCTTCTTACCTAAACCAGATGGTTGAAGATCTAGCTTACCTGCTATGATTTCCTCGTCAACGTCGTAAAGATATGCAGTAGCCCCATAGCCGTCTTGAGAGGTTAAGATGACTAGGTTAGATTCATCGGTATGTATCGCATGACGTAATAGGTCATTGAACATCTGATGAGAGTGCATCCTGGTAAGGTCCTCGTCAAGACGTTTGTTAACCTGTGAATCAGAAATCTTCACAGATAACTTTATTGCCTCCAGAGGACCTTCCTTGTGGTCTGCTAGACGTCGTTTCTTATCGATGTCTCGCATAATCAGCCTCGCTAGATTTTGTCTCTTCTACCAAGTGGGTGGAGGATTCCTCCACCCACTTAGGTTAACCGCCGTAGAGCTGAGTGACCGTTTCTTGGAACGACACACCTTGCTTGCTGATTACGACGTCGATTTGCAGTTCATGAACAGGAATCACAGGAATCAGGATAACCGTGCAACGCAGAACGCCGCTGTTTGCATCAGCAGCACTGTTGTTACTAGCATCCGCGATCACGCTGTAGCTGTTCAGGGCACGTGCATTCTGGAGGGTGTCCAGATAATCGCTGAACGATCGAACCATCTGACGACGCGTGAAGTCATCATTCGGTTCCTGTAGAACGTAGAGACCGAATTGGTACAGGGATACCTTGATGACGTTCACGATACGGCGAACAGACAACCACGATAATGCGCTGGCTTTCGCCTGCATCGTCTGTTGTTCCCACAGTGCAATGCCTTGGCCAACGAACGTACGGGTGTAGTTCACCTGGGCCTTGAACATAGCACTCGCTTCGCCGTCATCGTAGGAGAAGCGTGTCTTCAACACGTTCACTAGACCACGATTCAGGCCAGCGATAGAGAACGACGGGTTCGCTACACGATCAGTACGAGCACACAATGCAGCAGCCCATCCGGAGAATGGGACATACTGTTGCTTGCCGTTGATGTTGTCCGATTCCAACATGTCCGGGCAGAACAATGCAGAATACGAGCTGTTCAGGTTCAACGTCAGATTGCGATAGTTAATCGCTTGCTGGAATTGTTGGCTGTTCGAAGGAACGTCCAACAGTGCTACCGCGTCACCACGGGACTGTGCAAGCGAATCCATAGCTTGCTGAACCGTAGGATCAGAATGGCCACCGTTGATTAGAACGTTAACACCATACAGTTCTTTGTTAGAGAACACCGACCAGGCATTAGCGATGTCGAATGACGTAGGTGCAGTACCGGAATCACCGCCGTCCATAGCCTTCTGCGCAACTGAGTCGATAGTGATAGTATCAGGCGCAGGCAACGCAGGTACGTTCGATTTAACCTGGATGTAATTTGAGAACGGGTTAATACGTTCTTCCAACTCGGTGGCAACACCGTTGTCGTCGGTAGCATCTTGCAGCGTGCAGGTGAATTGCTCCACCGGGAAATTCGCGCTCTGCGTCAGATCAAAAACGTTAACGATGAAGTCCAGAACCGGTGCTGGCAAATCAGCAGGATCGGTGATTGGCAGACGCGTAGCGTTAGGTACAACACCGCCAGTATCAACAAACGTTACCGTCGATTGATTGGTCTGACCAACTTGCGTGATGAAGCCATAACCGGAACCTGTTATTCGACCGTAGACAGCGTAGCCAATGGCTTGCGGATCTTGAGGCCACGTTAAGGTGATCGTGTTAGGCGTACCCGTGCCAGAGGCAATCACGATGGTCGACGTAGGCGACGGCATAGTTTCGCCATTCGGCCCGATCGAGGCGACTTGATAGTTGTAGGTACCAGCAGCGAGAGTACCAGTATTGGTAACTGATGAAGCAGTACTCAACGAAGCAGGTGCCAACAGGTTTTGACTAGTGATCGAAATAGCCAAGTTGTCTGCGTAACTACCAGGACCCTTGTTTCCGTAGAATAGCGCAATCGGAACATCAGTACCACCAGGAACCAACGAATCAAAATCAGGTTGGGTTGGATCCGCAACACCAGCCGACGTAGGATTCAGGTGCGTAACGCCATTAACGTCTGCGTAGAGGCAAACGCCAGAATAAAGAGCACCAGGGCCGACCACTCGGAGGGCCCACATATCATTGCCTTCTCGGAAGAAATCGAGACCGCAATAAACATCGAAAGACACAGCAGCATTAGGTATGCCGTAGTGCCCCATGTAGTCCTGCGCGTTTGTCCAACGACGTGGGTCAGTACTACCTTGAGTACTGACAATAACCTGTGCAGCAGTTGACGAACTGTTGGAGGTTACTACCTGAGACAGATCAATTTCGTTGATGCGAACGTCGGAGGCGCGTGGGGTGTAGATAGCCATGCTTATTCTCCTTGCTTGCCGGCGTCAGCGTCCTTAACCTGAACTGCAACCTCAGGATTAGCTGGGGCTGCTTCAGGTACAGGCGCAGGATTTTGCTTGGCAGGAGGCGGGTTATCGAAGATCTTGAGAACGCGGGGGTTCAGCGCAATCCAATTGGGGCACACCACTTGGCCTTGAGCCAAATCGATACGCGACCGAGGCATAATGCGTACTGAAGTTTTGCGCCCGTCAGGAAGATTAACCGCGACCTGCTGCGCAATGGTAGACAGGTTCACTACTTTCATTTTGAGCTCCTTGGGAATTGCCAGAACTGGGGTGTAGGCGCCGGCTTCTTATCACTTGGTGGTGGACTATCGACCTGAGTGTTGGTATGTATTTCATTCACTATACCTTGCGTACCTAGCATAGGCTCACTAACATAACCATGAAAGGTACATACTCCAGGGATCACATAGTGTGATTGAGACTCTACCAGGTTATTGCGATCTGGTAAGGTAACACTCTCGTCCATCGTGACACCAACGCTAAGAGCCAGCCGTCCGTAGTCTACATTAAATTTGAGCATCCCGAGCCGACGGGCGAACAACCAGCGACGTGCAAAAGCAACCGCGGACTTCTCGTGATGCAGATCAAACTGATCTGTGTAGTATTCAACATCCACAGTCAAGTTTGCAGGCAGGACACGTACTGTATACGCCTGTTGTTGATCATCAGCGATGATTGCTTGAAGACCACGACGTCCCATCATGTTAGTTGAATAGCTATCCGTATTCGGTGAAAGACTAGCTATACGAAGAAACATGTAGGGATACTTCAAACTCCTACCACCCAATATCGTTTCTAGTGCGCGTGCCTTCTCGTAAGCGTTCACTATCTTGGTCAGGCAACCAAACGTCTCGTAGAAGCGTTGTTCGATTCCCTCGAGTACATGGTCCTCGATAGGACGTATTGCATTGACGGCCATGATGAAATCCTACGGGAAATGAAAAAGGCCCGAGCGGCACCAAGTGTTCCTGGTAACCAGCTCGGGCCTTTGGGGCACTGCACGGGGCGCTTACTTCTTGGCAGGAGCGGCCTTCTTGGCGTTGCTCGAGAACTTCGCCAGCACCGCTGCAAACGCAGCAGCTTGGGTACGAGCATTAACCGGTTTGGCTGAAGCTTCTTCAACTTCATCCTCGGCGTCTTCTACCTCGTCTTCAGCATCTTCAACGTCGTCTTCCGCGTCGTCGATGTCCTCGTCAGCATCTTCTGCAAACGGGTTGCCGTCTTCTGAAGCAGCAAGCTTCTTCAGAACAGCCAGCGTAGCGTCGTCGGTCTTCTCAAAAGATTCCGATGCCTTCACCTTAGCTTTAGAAGCTTGGGTTTTAGCAGGAGCTTTCTTCGTAGTCGTCTTCGACGCTTCGGTCTTGAGGGCGTGTTCGTTGGTCGCCTGGATCATGCGCATTGCCTTGTCCGCAGAGCTGTCTTTAACAGCACCCATGAACAGGACACCGGCGTTGACCAGGTTACCCTTTTTGGATTCCTGAATCGCGAGAGCGACCAGATCCAGCGAGAGATTGTAGGCCATATCGATTCCTTTGTGGTTAGTTGCAAGGTTGGGGCTAGTTGCTACTAGCCCCCAAGCGCCTTATTAGGTACGCAGACCCTTGGCAACAGCACGCGAGTTAGCGATCGCCAGCGCGAACGTTTCGTACACAACCCAGCCACGACCTGGGATCTTCTCGACGCTGATATCGATAGGTTGCGATTGCAGACCACCACGATCCGAGTAAGCACCGAAGTTCAGCGCGTCGGCCATGACGAAGAATTCGCCTTGGTTCAGCACCTTGTGTTCTGGGTGACGATAAGCGTCCGACACAACGGTCATACCGTACAGCACGCCGATTTCACCGGTCAACAGTAGTTCATGACGAGCGACAGGATCCATCGCGGTGTAGAACTCTTGGTTACCGATAACGTCCTGCATCAGGTCCGACGCGATCAGCACGTAAGGGGTCTTCAGGCCCCAACGGTTGACGTTGGTCATCACTTGAGCCAGCGTGTAAGGCGTCAGCTGGCCGCTGATGATCTGGAGGTTGTTGTCAAGACCAACCACCTGGTTCATCAGGTTGTACATCAGACGGTCTTCTGAAACCATAACGGCTTCAGTCGCTTCGACGAACTTTTCTTCCAGAATGTCACCAGCGGACTGGTTGATTTCATTCTGGGTGATGAAAGGACGTGCAACGATCTGCAGTTCCGGAGGAGTCAGCCACTTGTCGCGGGTGATCTGCGAATCGATCTTGGTGGGGCTAGTGCTCCACACCGCAGTCACGTTCTTCAGGCGAACTGGGAAGCGAGGAATGCTGCCTTGCTCCACAGTGTTCTTCGCCAGGAACTTACGCGTGAAACCTTGACGGTTGCAGGTAATATACAGCGACTCAGCAATCTTTTCACCCAGCACGCGGTGTGCTTTGGGATCGTTGAAAGCAGCCTTGACCAGTTCCTTGTGAGTCTTTTGGAGATTCTCACGTTCATTGGCCTGGGAAGCGGTCAGGATAGTACCAGCTGACGAAGCAGCGGTAAACGCCATCACGCGATTGAACAAATCCTTGCGACTATTGGCGTTCAGTTCGCCATTGGCGCCGACGGCACGCTCGCTGGAGCCGTGAAACTTGAATTCACTAGCAACGACAGGCTGCTTCGAGCCGTGAACTTTGATTTTGGTAGCCATTTAAGCTCTCCTGTTGATCTCAGTTGGGTTATGGAGTGGCTACGCTTTAGGGCGCGCTGAACTCGATGCCCAGGAAGGGGTATTCGACCGACGGGATCGCAACGATCACGGCACTCGTAAGCTGAGTGCCAGCAGTCAGCGATTGGTCGGACAATTGACCATTAGCGCCCAGACGGATTTGGGTGGCAGCACGCCAGTTCTTCGAAGCATCGAATTGGCTGGTGTAGATAACGCCGCGCTTAGCAACGCCGATCTGGCCAACGTAAGCACCTGAGTAACCACCAGGTTGCACGTTACCTTGACGGCTAACCTGATCGATAAACGTTTCAGCGTACTTGTACGTAACGGTAACAGTGTTACCAGCAGTCAGGCCGCTGATTTGGTTGCCAGCAACAGTAGGGCTAGCAACAATCGCGCCGGCGGTGTCGTCGAACACGCTAACTTGACCAGCCATCGGGGTACGGCCCAGCGTAATGGTGCCAGTACCAGGCACCAGGAACGTTTCGACCTTGTTGCTGAAAGCTTCGGGGAACGGAGCAGCCGACGTACCAGCAACGCTGAAACCGACGAACAATTCGTTGGTAGCAGAGCCAGTCGAAGGTTGAACACCAGCAGCTTGGGCCGAAGGAACACGGATCAGAGCCATGCCTTCAGCATTGATAACAGCACCTGGCGCAACGACAGCTTCGGCGCTGTCGGTGAATTTGCTCAGAGGGAACGAGATAGACATGAGTTTCTCCTGATTGTAGAGGAGGTAGGATTGGAAACCTCCCCTACCTATCTAAATTAAAATTGTAGACTGCGAACTTTTACAGGCCGAAACTGAGCGGTGCGTCACCGTTCAGAACAGCGCGAGCCGTAACCGAAGTACCGGTTTGTTTCGGCGTAAGCAGGGCGCCCTTGTATTGGCGACCAGCAGATGCCAGCGCAGCAGTCACAGAAGTGGAATCAATTTCTTCCGCTTCGAATTCCGCGTCGTCAGCACCGAGGCTATCAAAACCCTCGTCAGTGGCATCAACGAAATCGGCATCACCTTCGCCAAGATCTTCGACGTCAGCTTCTTCCGGACCTTCCGGGTTGGTCATATCCAACATCGAAGCGACAGCATTACGAGCCGCTTCAGGTTGCACCGCAAGACGTTGCGCCAACGTAACCACTTGCTGAGCGTATTCCACACCATGCTTAGCGAACACGGAACGAACGATCTTAGGAGCACCCGAAACACCCAGGGCCGTCAGCGCGTTTTCCATGCCTGCACGCAGAGCGTTAGGAGTATCGGACCACAGATTACGGTTGTGACCGACAGCAGCCAGCGCCATGCAGTGTTCCATCGAGTTGTCCTTCTGCGAGAAGGTACGACGAACAGCAGCAGTAGCAGCCTTAACCTTGGCTTCAACGCGCTTGTTGGTAACGCTTGCCTTAGCGAAGTTCACGGTTTCGAGTTTGAAACCCATGTTCTTCAGGCCAGCACGCAGACCATAGCGTTTGCATTCGGCTTCGACGGTATCCTGGAATTCGTCGGAGTGCATTTCGTCTTCCACGCCTGCTTTCACTGCGCTCTTACGAGTCAGTTTGGCAATAACGCGGTCGTTCTTCAGCACAAGCACCTTAGCTTTCAACGAAGCGAAAGCCATGTCTTCGACGTCATCGTCAGCAACTTCGTCAACATCAACGAGGTTCATCGTATCGACGTCGTCAGCTTCGCCAAGATCTTCACCAACGGCGTCTTCTTCGCCTAGGTCTTCCATCGAATCCGTCAGGTCGTCGCCTTCTTCGACTGGCGGTTCCGCATCCCACTGTTCTTCCATTTCGTCAGCTTCCAGCATGTTGGCAGGAGCGTTCGGAACGTCTAAATCAGCGTCAGAAGCTTCAACGTCTTCTTCGTCGCCGTCTTCCCATTCAGCTTCGTCGTCTTCGTCGATGTCTTCGGCACCTGAATTGACTTCGTCCAGGACGTCGTCAGCTTCTTTGGCGGTGTCTTCGTCAGCGTCATCTTCTTCCGAAGCTTCTAGGTCGTAACCCTCAGTCGGATCAATGTCGTTGTCCAGCGTGGAGATGTTGTGGCTGTCATTCGGCAGGCAATCATCTTCAGCAGCCTTCACCTTGGCCTTCTTGGCGGAAGCTTGTTGCTTCGCGCCAGCGGGCTGATTGGTAGTAGGCTTAATGCCATCAGGAGATTTCTGTGCCTTGCCGCCTTCGATTTCCGAATGCAGGTTCACAGGATCGATGTCGTCTGGATCGATCAAACGCTCTGACGAAAAGTTGTTGTTGATACCCGCGTCACTCTTCAGTTCGGGTTTGGTGGTTTCATTCGGAAAATGCAAAGAACTGCCAGGGCCCTCGGCCGCGACGACCTTGGTACCGGCGGAGGTTGGTTTGCGGATGGCCATTTGGTACGCTCCTAAAGATTTTTGTTGGGCCAGGCCCTACGTTGTAAAATTGCGGTATGCGCGCCGTATCATTCCAGCGATGGTAGGAAATGATCCGACAATGCAGGTGCCCACGCAGGGTCTTTGACGATCGATACTTCGATCGGGCTTAAATCATGAGCGTTACGGAAAACCAAATGACGTTGACCGTCCCAATCACCAGTTTCGTAGAAATCGATACTGTTGCCAGGATTAAGGTGATGACAATGGTTGTACCGATCCATCTTCGATCCACAGAAACTGCAGGTAAAGTAATCGGCCATCGCGCCCATGGAATAGGTATTGATTTCCTTTCGGATAACCTGTTGAGCGATTTCAGGATACTTGTTCTTGTCGATAGCGAAGAGACCCATAACCTTCCACATCTTGCCACCGCCGTAACCGACGATTTTATGGAGGGAGGCATCAAGGACAACACCGTAAGCTTTGGTACAATCTTCGTTATCGTGTTCCAGGTGCATCGGACAACCCGACCAGCACTTGTAAACCATACGATTTGCAGGAGGCGGAGGGAATTTCTTCAACTCAGCTAACGGGAAGGCAACACCGTTGCGGTTAGGCAAATCTGCCGGGCAGATAGGACTAACCACTAAGGCGTAGTCTTCGATATTGGGACTGATCTCGTATGTCTTGGCTGCAAAAGGCAACCACGTCTCATAATCGAGACGTGATGGTGTAGGATCTACGAAATCAGGATCTTGGTTGTAGTGAGGACGAAATTCGCGTACCGCTTCACGACCTTCCGGAGTGTCTGCATCAAAAGCGTATTCTGCTTTCGTATCAGCAAGCGCGGTTATTTTGTAGGACATAGCAACTCCTTAACGCGCCATAATACAGATCACCGTATCAGCGGTAAACGTGATTTTCATACCAGTGAAAGGCAGATTGCCGTTCAACGCTGTAATGGTGTCAGCCGGAAGAGATTGTGAACTTCCCCAGGTTGCCGATTCTGCTACAGCAGGATCACCATTGGTTACCAAATTTTCCTCGCTCAAGGTATACTCTATGGTAACTGCGGCATTGGATTGGGCAACGACTGCAATCTGGTAGGTGTTGGATACCAATTGTGAAATGCCTACGTAACCCACTTCACCAGAAGCACCAGTAAGGGTAATCCACGAACCGAACTGAGACCCACGACTAGAAATACCGACGCCTTGCGTTTGCGCTCCTTTCCATCCAGGACCGCGATTGCCAAAAATCTTCATATCATTCTCCTGGCTTCAGCAAAGGCTATCGCCGTAGATACATGGTTGGTAACAGATGCTGAAATCTACCAGCGATACCAATTTATTGGATCGTGCAATGAAGTCGTTGACCTCAGTGGTAGATGGAGTTCCAGTAAAGCAACCCAGAGTAGCGTGAGGCTTATACTCAGGGAAAGAGTGGGAGAGTCCATAGGACTTCAACTCCTCATGAAGTTGTTGAAGACCAGGGCTTTCGATACAGGCTACTACGATGGTCCGATCTTTGTGATCTACCCAGGCCTCCAGTCCACAGACTTCGCCAACAATCTCTCGATCGATTAGGTTGAAGTTTGCAGGCATGGGTCCTGTATGGTAGAGCACAGTTGTGTGGAGTTCTGTTGAGTTATCCCACTTGAAGTTATGAGGTTTGCGCAATACCTTACGCATCGCCGAAAACTTCAGAAGGCTCAACTCATCAAAATCCACCCAAACATAAAGGCCACTATCGAAAGACTTGATCACGTTATAAGATACCTTGGCAGTGATCTTCATAGTATCTCGCTCAGCTTAATGCTATAAAAATGCGACAAACGGAGACTGGCCCTTATGAACCAGTCTCCAATTTATCACTCATCAATATCTTGTTCGAAGGGATTCTCGCGTTCGCGTTGCTTTTGGAACTTACCAAAATCTTTCCGCAATTGCTCGATGTTGCTGATCTGGATGCCGTTCTTCACCATTCGTTGAAGCATAGCTTTGGACGCTTGGGGCGTCAGACCAAACCACGAAAGTGACGGCACACTTTCTTCCCACACCACACCAGAAGCACGTTTTTGGATAGCCCGTTTGGTCGCAGCCTGACCACGTGTTGGTAAAGCCAAATATGCTTTACCGTCCTCCACTACAGGATAGAACTTCAATCCTTTTGGATCGGTAGATGGTTTCTGTTCCATACGATAGAAGTTACGCAGCGCGTTACGGTTAGCGTATTTCCAGGTAGAGATACGTTTCTGTACCTTACCTTCTTGAAGCAACAGATACATCTCGCCAATCGAATTCAGTGCTTCAGGAACCGATTTATCAGGGTAGAAACCTGATTCGGCCCACAGGCGCATCTGCTTATCCAAAATTCGATGGTTCTTAATCCATGCACGGTGATAAGGAGGATCAGGACGGAAGCCCAAGGCCTGTAGAGCATCCGTGACGTCCTTCGAGTGACCTTCCTCTTTAACCGTCAATCCTAGGTAGCCGTTGGTGACAATGAAATTAACAACGGCACGTAGATTGTTCTGGAGTTCGACCTCTTTCTCTTCCAGTTCCTTCTGCCTCTTCTCCTTTGCAGCCTTACGACCTTGAGGAGTTAACAGCATGGTAGTCGCAGGTTCTGCAACGTGTGGTGCTAAAGGAAGTTCAACCAATTCAGCCATAGCTTCTTTGGTCGTTGTCTTCAAAGGCTTCTTAAACAAGAAGACCGAAGCAAATGGAGCGCGAACACCATGGCCAGAATCTAGGTCAACGGTAACCACCCGTACGCCAGTAGCTAGAGTACGAATATAGCCGTCACCGTATTCCGTGTGGGCACGAGCACCACGTAGCTGAGCGTTTACCTGCTCAGCATACGCCTTTGCCTGGGCGTCATCCTTGTCCGTTTCGTCGTCAACGTCAGGCGCTTCATAATCGAAATCGTTCCGAAGGAATTCATCTAGACGGACGAGACCAAGTTCCTTCTGACCAGCAATTTCCAGACCAGGTGTGTAAGGTGCACTAACCATTAGTTGTGCATCTTTAGGAGTAGGAGCAGCACCAGGATAGCTACGGAAGTTCTCGCCGTATTGAGCAATGAATTTATCCTTGTACTCTGCGTACTCCTCAATAAGCGTCAACTGATAGTCACGGTAGGCATGGGCATACTTCTCCAGGTCACCTGTCCACGAATTGTGATAACGAATATTGTCGAGTGACATCTTAATCACTGGCAGATCAGGGATCTTCTGGTAAGCAGGGGAATCAGCATTCTCAAACTTAGCCACCGCAACGATCTTCGATGTGAGTCGACTGATCTTCGTAACGTCGATGGTTCGATCGCAAACAATCCAGCGGAAGTAAACCTTATCACGTTGTTCCTTCACCTTCATGTTTGGTCGGTTCAGACGCGAGTTACCTTGCTCTAAGGTACCAGGGTTCCATACCGTTTCTACACGAATAAGCAAGGATACGAATTGAAGGTTCAATCCAGTGTTCATCGAGTTCTCGACACCCACCATGATCTTGAAGCGAGGATCTTTCTCAAACGCCGCACCTGTTTCGATCTTCTCAGAAGCAACATACAACAGACATTGCTTCTGTAAGTCAGGAGCCATGTATTCGTAGATTGCCTCAGCTGACTCCACATAGTTCGTGAAGATCAGGATCTTACCAGGACGCCCTTCATTCAGGTGCTCACGGATGTAATGGTTGATGCGCTCGACCTTCGGGGAGATACGATCAGCACCACGCAGCATTAGCTTGCCTTCGGGGTCACGGTCAGGAGCAGTAATAAACTTCTCCATACGCGCGATATAAGGCTTCAACATTGCAGCAAGGTCTGAACCGTCGTCCTCATCCTTCAACGCCTCTTCTTCGCCTTCCTTGGTAGCACTACGCTCGTCCTGTTCCTGGAATTTCTTCAGGAGTGCCTTGTTTGCTTGAATCTCAGCAAGAGTCTTGGCCAAGATAAGGTTGTAGACAGCTTGTTGTTGCTCAGTCAACACAACCTTAGACATACGCTCATCAACGGTAGGTAGCAGAGCAGCCCATTCCTTACGCATCGCACCAGCAACAACCACCCGACTTTTAATCAGGTTCATGATGTCCTGTTGCGCATTTGGCTTCCACTTTATGACCTTACCGCCAGATACGGTATCACCAAAGCGTTCATTGAATTCGTCACGCGTACCAAATAGCGTAGGATCCAATTGAGCAATTTGGATAGCCAGGTCGGATGGTGAATCATGGGCCATCGTACCAGAAGCCAGACGTTTCTTTGGAATATCCACTACAAGGTTCATCACAGCGCGTGAACGAGAAGTATCGTTCTTCACGTAATGAGATTCGTCCATCGCAACGTAGCCAAAACTGAACTGACGCAGGATTTCGGCAATCGGGAAAACGTTAATCGACATCGTGCCGTAGCACAGGTTCTGTCCTCGTAGCTTCAATGCATCGTAGTCACAAACAACTACGGTATTACGTGGAGCAGACTCGATGACCTTGGATAAACGCTCCGGCCCTGAACGCTTCAACACCTGCGAGTTAACAGGAATAACGTTCAGCTTACCTTTGGTGAAGAAGTTGATTTCCTTCACGTACTGAGCCACCAAGTGCGAAGGGCACATGATGAGGTAAGGTGCGCTACGGTTATTTGCTAATTCAGCTAAGATGTCAGTAATGATGATAACGGTCTTACCGCCGCCGGCCTGCACAGGCAGAATAGCGAAGTCAGGTGATCCGCGAAGCTGGTTAGCAATACGATCTTGGTGAGGAAGACGTCCGAGTTCTGGATCCCACAACGGAAGTGCAGGGTTGGTATAGTTGGGGTCTACGTTCTGGTTGCGCGCTGGCCCCGTCAACGTCATAGCTTCGGAATTGATCTGGCCGGCTTTCGGAGCATACTTCGAAACCACAATAGCCCAAGGCAGAGTAGCGGTCGTGAAGGAGACGCTATACCGTGCGTACAGGTTATCCAGGGAAGCAAGGCAGGTATCAGCAACTTGGCGAAGATAGCGGCCAACAGGGCGCAGGTACGGATACTCGCTGTTGAAGGCTATATCAGCCCAACGAATGGACTCATGGCCCGATACGCGCAGATGAAATTTCTGAAGTTCAGAAAGGTAGGCACCAACGAGCTTACCACGGTACGTGTCAAACAGAGCTTCGCTAGCAGATTGGGATATAGATCCGCCGTCTTCGTCAGTTCCTGCGAGACTGAAACCTTGGAAATCCTTAAGCGTAGGCTGAAACTCTTGGCGTGCAACACCCACCGCTTCGCCCATACGAGCTAGGGATTCAATAATTTCTGCTTCAACAGGTTGGTGCAGCCAGGTGTTCACGTGAACCTGTGTTGCTACTCGGCAGTTACTGAGGTTCTGAACTTGCAGCATCCCTGTAGTGGACGTGTAGGAGAATCGACAGTTCACCCAGTCGACCAGTACCGGTATATTCGTCGGTAGCTTAGTCTTGGTAGTGTTCGAGATATTCTTTATCTCGTCCATACTCAATAGTGTGAACAGACCTCCAGGTTGCTGACCGGCTTGAGAGAAAGCGTCTTCATAACGTTCCGTGTTGTCACACGAAAGAGGTATGTACATCGGACGACCACGGTGGTCGCAGGTAATCTGGTCATCGTTGACCTTAGGAGTGACCTTCGTCAAGTCCTTAGGCAGCGTAGCTGCGATACTTGATATAGCAAAACCTGACCGAGGAGCAGGATCTAAGAATCCATAGCCTCCGTGATGCCACGCTTGCATCAACGGGTATAGATCGATAGGGCGAACTGTAACCCAAGGTTTGGAGGCCAGGTGCTGTGCTTGCGCAGGCGGAATTAAGAAGTAGGCAAATACAACAACGCGGGTCGGCGTGATGTCCAACTGCATGTTGATAAGGCTCTTCTCAAGACAGTCACGTAGATGGGCGTCTTTACCCGCGGCTACTTGAATGGCTTGTTGCAGATTCAGAGGTTTGCGAATTACGATTTCACCAGAGCCGGTATCACGAACATTCATTTCGTTGATGCCAGATGTTTTGGCTTCTTCACGTGCCATGCGTTGAAAGCGTGTAGCGTCATCCACCAAGGCGTCGATAGCGGCTTGATCGCTTAGGTCTGATGCTTCGCGGAGACCTTCAGCAAGCAGTTCGATAGCACCTGCACCTACCGATAGGATCGGCATACCAACAAGGTAACCGTCTTCTCGCTTCAGCAGGCGGATCAGGCCGGATGGAGTGTTAGATTGCGCCTTCATGAACTTAATGAATTCGCGTCGGACCTTGAACATGCCAGGATTTTCGGCAACCGAAGGAAATACCTGTGACATCCAAAGACGAGTGATAACTTGTCCAGGACTATCCGCGTAGGCTTTGTTGTAGAAGCCCAGGAATCCAGTCTTCTGTTCTTTGTCAGAAAGAACCAATGCAGTATCCACCACCAGATTCGATTTTGCCTTCATTGCATTTGCAGCACGAAGACGAATACGTTCATGGGTAGACACGACCTTGGCGCTAGGTTCAACATGTCGATTGTTCTTCATTGTTAATCCCGTTAGACGAGTCGGTGATGCATACCTTGTGGACGGTACGCTCGCAGGATTGGTAGATATAGAGTCTTGAGAACAAATTCTTCAAGCTCTTTTGTAGAAGCTAGTGGCTTACCAGGGACCGACGGAAAGACGTCAACTGCAATCTCGTAGCCGTATGACCAACGCCCTGAAAGGTTTGCGCCTTTGTTAGCTACGAAGAAAGTTAGTCCATTGTCGATATCTAGTTGCCATATCGCAGCGTAGTCCACGGATGTACGGCGCAGACCGAGATTTTCCAAAATAGGAAGTGGTTCGTTGATGTAGTCACAAAGGCCTTCACACCGGAGTATGAAACCAGTGGACGTCATACGCACCAAACGTTTGGTTTGGCGAGTCTTCATCTGTTTATGGAGATTATTTTTCTCCATCCAGCGTACCACTGTACGGCGTGCAGCAATCAAGATGCTGTAGATACGATCGTTCTGACTATCATGAGAACCAAAAGGATACGTACTCCGTTGTGAACAGATATTCACATAGTTCTCGACAGCCCTGGCCCAAGCACGGTCAGCCTGCGTAGCACTTACGGTACTTATAGCTTCTCGCCATATGGGCAAAGTATCCTGGCTGAAACGAATAGGCATCGTTTCAATAGTGGGTGGCGATTGTTGGTCTTTCAGCGGCACGCCCAGCGCACTGAGATTCACGGAAGTGTAGTCCATGATTACACCGCGGGTGCACCATCGTTGATGATAGCGGAGTCATCAGAGTCATATTGCTCTATGGCAGGCACCTGCGAGTCGTCTACCAAAAGACCGTCTTCAGTTGTTGCATCCTGCGTCTTCTCAATGTCTTCAACGTCAGGACCATCATCGTTCAACGCGATGTCCTGAGGAGGAACTTGGTCAGAACTATAGTCGTCTTGAAGAACTTGCTCTTCGTCAGTCAGAGCTAATATGCCGTGCGCCTGCATCATGGCGTTGTCAGCCATGGCAGTTGCCTCGATACTGGTACGCTCCTGGCGTGCAGCCCATACACGAAGAGAGGCAGCAACACCAGTCCAGTTATCATCCTGTGTAGGAGATGCGTGAGTGTCCAACCGTTCAGACAACATTGCGTAGAAGACAGATTCCAGTTCTTCCTTATCAACGCCGAGTGAATAGGCGAAGTGATGAACTTGATCGTCAGACGGGTCAGGATTGAGCGACAGGAAGCATTCGATAATTTGCGTATATTTGCTTTCCGGTGCTTCGACGTTATGGGTCATTTGAACCTCCGTGGAATGTCGAAGACGCCTCTAAACTGTCTAGCAGGAAGCGTCGTATCTATTCGTAAAATTGTGACCAAGTGGAATTCGTAGGGCGTAAATATATAACGAGTACCGACCAACAAGGAAAAATGATGACTGGTGAAGAAGCGTTGGAGGAATGGCGTAAGGAAGAATTGAAGAAGCAGCGTAGTGGTTTTATGAAGCAGGTGGATGAATCGTTTGAGATTCAAGCGAAGTCGTCTATAACCTGGCATCCATGGTCACCGTTGGTTACCTGGAATGGTTTTAAGGTAGTAGCTCATCTTTATGAAGGAGAACATTATGGAAGTGATTAAGAAAGGAACGCCGACAACTTTGCCTATTACGAAGACGTGCGATTGCTGCAACTCCGTGCTGAGGTTCTTTGAGTCTGATGGTCGTATTGAAATGAAATGGGGCAGCAAGCTACTCCATGTCAATTGTCCCGAATGTGGTCATGAAATCACCGTTACGTTGAGTAAGCCACCTGTGCAGTCTCCGTATTCACTCCAGGTGCCTGCATGAACTCCCCTCAATGGAAAGATCCGTCAAAAGGAAGACGTCCTACACCGGGACCAATCACCGAACGTTTGGATGAAGAGTTACCATCGTTAAATGAAGTTGTAGACGTTCTAGAATACCGACATCCTGGACTGAAGCAAGAAATAATGCAGGCTCAGGGTTACAAGGTATCAGCGTCGGTACATAAACCGAAGTAGGGGAAATTCATGTTAGTTGTTTGTCGTGGTCAGGGTGAGTCAGTTGAGTTTTACAAGGGAGTAGATGTATCGCGTGATCGGGTAATGTGGACAAAGATAGAAAGTGAAGCATTGCAATTTCGTACCGAAACAACTGCGGCCTACATCTGTGATAAGTATCTTATCAGAGACGCAGAGTTTGTGGAGGTAGGTGATGTCCGTCATTCCTCCTGACGATGTTTCTGGAGACCTGACACCAAATAATAGGGATGTAAGACCTGTGAAGTATACGATCTTACGTTCGTGCGTTGAAGAGGTATGGGTTAAGAATTTTGCACACGACGAACTTCAGTTATACAGGAACTGTATCCTGTGCTACGACACGGTGTACGCATCAGTAGAACGACATGAATTTGTAATTCGTCACGATGCTTATGACGAAGCAGGATGTCGGCTTAGCGAAGAAGTATTTGCTTTGCATGTAAGGAAGAACATCGATTCAGCGATAGGACTAATGGCGTTCTATTCAGTGTATGAGTTATGTTGTGATTCAGTAGAGCGGAACATTCCAGTGTGGACATACGTACCTACTATAGTGCAGTATCTACATTGGAAAAACTATTTCCTAAAGGGGTTGAATGATGATGGATCCACAAAAGCTGGATAGCCTGGACATTACTAAAGCTGCTGAACGACTCATGGAAGCTACTGCCAGTATGGCGGTATGGTGGACTATGGTGGAGGCAGAGAAGGAATTGGTAGATGGAGATGTTCATCCAGATGACACTGTGGTTCTTTCCTATATGGGTTGCGGGGCATCAACACAAGTTACGGCAAAGGAGTTACGGCAACTACGAGATGCCCGTAATGATCTCTACACCGTTGCAGAAAATATTAAGGCGTTGATGAGCGGCCTTACTATGAATGTCGAAGGTATTCTATCAACAAATAAAAATCAGGATGCGCTATGAAATGGATTGTTCTTATAGTCGCGGTACTGGCAGTCACCGGTTGCGATCAAAAGGGTGTGCCAGAAACTTCGGCTACCGTAGGAGTAGGTGCAAGTTATACGATTGACAAGTTGTTCAAGTATGATGGCTGTACTGTGTATCGTTTCCGTGATGCAGGGTACAATAGGTACTTCACAAATTGCTCAGGAAGTACGATTGGTACAGATAGTGAATCCTGCGGGAAGAACTGTACCAACACGTGGGACACAGGTATTTCCGGAGGAGCTCGACGGTGACCAGCCTAGATAGTCCTTGTGTAGCCATATGCTCCACACTTTATGATGACGTGTGCAGAGGTTGTGGGCGGACTGTTATGGAAGTAGCGAATTGGGTGTTCATGTCTCAAGAGGAAAAGGATGAAGTCTGGGTCAGGATCAAAGCAGAGGGGTTCCCTAAAAGGGACCTCACGAAGAAATATTGAAGCTGTTCCTAAATACGGTTACCGGGTAGATTTTGATGGCATGGTATGCCGACTTAAGGTAACCAGATTTGAGATAGTTGGTACCTCAGCTAAATCAGTTATGTACCGAGATGGACTATACGAGAAAGAAATGCGTAGTAAGGTGGCTGCTCTTGATCATCAATGGTTCTTCTCCTTTGAAGAAGCTAAGGTGTTCGCCCTTGAACGAATAAAAGAATACAAGAGGCGAATAAAGGAACGGAAGAGTTTACTCGATAAAGAAGCGGACAACCTGAAGAACGGGATTGTTTGGTGGTCAGATACGATAAAATGGAAACCAGGAACTAAGGTGATTGTATGAGTTATTCATTGCTACCTGCTCTCAATTCGTATCATCGGTTGACCGTGAGTGAAAGGCTACCCAGTGTAGGTTACAGATTTTTCTTATCACCTAACGGTAGCTACGGCCATCATATGTTGATTCATAAGGAAGGTCGATTCCTATCTGCTATCAGGCAAAATGGAGCAAACAATCTAGAATCAGCTCTTGCGTATCATGGAGGGTATAGCGCATTCGATGTAGTAAGCAGTGCGTCGGATGTGACCAACGGCGCAGCACGAGCATTTCATAAAGCCTTGCAGGACCCTAGTGTTCAATTTCTTGTCCAAGCAGTAGTGATTGATATTGCTACGGCGGCTAAAGAACATGATCAGGATGTCTTGAAGTACGTAGTGAAGTTTATTAATCAAGCTAGTCTACCAGTGGTGTGTAAGGAGTCTTCTACTGGTTTGGATTTGATAATGGGACACTCTAAGGTGTTGTCCATAACCGCTCCGAAGAGTTCCGAGTTGATTGCGTTGCTTGGACCTGGTAGCCCTGCAGTAGCTGATAAAAGCAAGAAGCAGATAGAATGAAAATCTATGCGGCTACAGGACACCGTCCTGACAAGCTAGGTGGCTACTCCAGAGGAATTGAACTGAAGCTCGAGAAACTAGCCCTACGTTACCTGATAAAGAAAAAGCCAGATAAGATAATTTCTGGTATGGCCCAAGGTTGGGATCTAGCATGGGCAACAGCCGGATTAGAATTAGGTATTCCAGTAATTGCAGCTATCCCGTTTGTCGAACAATCCACGCGCTGGCCAGAAGAATCTAGGGAACGGTATTCCGATATACTCCAAAGATGTACCGAGGTGAAGTACGTTTGCATTTCAGGTTACGCTCCCTGGAAGATGCAGGTAAGGAATAGATGGATGGTGGATAATTGTACCAAGTTGGTAGCCTTATGGAACGGGTCTTCAGGAGGTACAGCGAATTGTATCGAGTATGCCAAATCGGTTAATAGGAGGATCTTTAATCTATGGCCACGCTGGGAGAAGCTTGCAGCGTAGAGGAAATTTTATGATCTACCTCATAGGAGAAGATCATGTTGATAGACTCTATTACCATGCAGCCGGACGGACCTCGTTTAATAGTTACGCTCATGGGACAACCTCCCGTCACGTTAGAAGGTGACGATATGCTTTTCCAACAGGCTGCGATGTTCAATACCTTTTTAGGTGCGTACCCAAGTTCTGACTATTCGGTACTAGCCACAGTAGTATCGCAAGACCAGTACACCATAGAAGTAAATACGTTGAGTTAAGGCGCGTGTACAGGTAGGAGGTGCAAGGCCTCCTACAGACGCGCTGGTCTCCAGTATTTGGGGATCTTAAGTGTTGCAAAAATGCAACACTCGAATTTACAGACGTGTTACAATAGTGTGCGCGTAGTGGGCGCAAGGTAAGGGTAGAAGTGAGCCTAATGTAGAAGGTGACAAAAGGAACAACATGCAGGTCGAAGAACAAGCAACACCCTTAGAACGAGGAGAGGGGGCATGACCAGTGATACATTTCGAGGTCTGGTGACAGGACTGTTGGTTGGTGCTGTAGCATGGACAGGTTGGATTGGACCCTATGTGGTAGACGAGGTGTCGGCAGTAGCAGCACAAAAGGCACAACCTAAGATAGTTGTTCAACAGTTCGAGTTGAACTTGATTGTTGAGCCGGTAAGACCACCTTTGGATTTGATGACAAGAGTCCTGGTCGAGCCAATTCGTGTTTCGAAGAAAGAGTTTGATTGTCTCGCCAAGAATATTTTCTTCGAGGCAGGAGTTGAAGACCGCGATGGTAAGATAGCGGTAGGTCAGTTGGTTATCCAACGTATGGAAAACAAACGTTGGTCGCAATCAATTTGCGATGTGGTGTACTCGAAGTACCAATTCTCGTGGACTTCGGATTCAGAGAAAAAGAAAGAGACACCGTCAGGTGTTCTTTGGGACGCCAGCAGACGTGCAGCAAGAGATGTATTGGCAGGAGAACGCATACCAGAGTTGATGGATGCCCTTTTCTACCATGCAAACTATATCAGTCCTCCTGACTGGGCATCAGAGCAGTACAAGGTAGCTCAGATAGGTACGCATGTGTTCTATAACAATGATCTAAAGAAGGATAGTAAATGATCGAGTGTCAAGGAATTATGGGCTGGCTTCTGGGTCACGACTACGAAGCAATCTTCGACGAAGCTCCACCAGATAATGCCGGAGAGCAGATGGCGAGGATGGGTCACGTCCCGTCATGGGACATGGCAGGGGTCATCGAGTCGATGAAGAAGACGGTGTACCAAGGTCACGTTTGCGTCCGTTGTGGTAATCGTGTTCGTCGAGTAGAGAGGATTTAATGATCGAAGAAATCCTGGCCAAGAGATATAAAGAAACAAAGAAGTTCAAACTAGGCGATGTTACTCCTGGTGAACTTGTTATTGTCAGACTCCCCAACGATGGACGTCTTGGAGAAGACGATGATGGATGGGATGAATATGTTCATCGGGTTGCCATGGTCATGCGACATGAGAAGTCCACAACGGAATCGTGGGCCTTTTATGTTTCTGTACACGCTGTAGGGCCAGATGATGTAGAGTCCCCTGGCACGGTAAGGCTTTTGGCAGACGACCTATTAGTGGTCTGGTTAACAGAAGCTGTTTATCCTATTCGTAGGCTTGAGGATTAATCGAATGAACTTGAAAGAAATCTTGGGACGTGAACGAGTCCTGAACACCAATCTGGCCGAGGCCAAGCTCCGTTTCTATAAGGACAAGATAGGAGACATGTCCTACGACGAGGTCTTGAAGCTCGCAGTAGAAGCGGAAGACATCTATAAGTATCTGCCGCCAGGTGATCCGGCACAAGAATTCATGTACCGGCAGATGTACAATATGTATCAGTACGCTAATTATCTCAACGTGATCGAGAAGCTGAATCGCAAAGATCATCAAGTGGAGATAACGGCACTGGTTTCATACGGCCCCGAAGTTGCTGAACATAACTTCTTGGTCAACAAGCACGATATGATAGTTTCGTACAACAAGAAGTCGAAAGTGGTCGAAGCGGAAGTGGTATCTGCATTACGATCGGCAGATGTTTGGATCAAATACCCGATCGAAGTTGTTGTTTATTAATATCAGTCTCGTATATCCATTCCAATCGTAAAGGAATAACCATGGCTCACAAGAATCGTTCTATCCGTTTTTCCGACCTGCGTGCAGGCGTTACCATTTATAGCGCTGATGGTGGCAAGGAAGTTTGCGCAATTCAGGTTTTGAACAAACCTCGCATGACCCGGATTACGGAAGGTATATCAGAATACGCATTTTCGTTCCGACGAGCCAGTTCGTTGCGTGAACATGAAATGTTTTCCGATAGTACCTACCTTTCCAGTGCAGGTATGCAAGGGTTCGATACACAAGGACGGCCGCCTATATTCTATATGTCGAGACGAGCTGCGGAACGAGCTCTACCTAAGGTGGCTGCATGGTACGAGTATCTTCGTAGCACTCGTGATCCGGCAGACGATTTCTTCGATAGTCTCGATCATCATGGAGGTGATGATCGAGATCTTTCGGAAGAAGCAGAAGAGAAGCATCTGCGCTTCGAAGGTAAGGGAGTAATACATCTGTATGTAAGCCAGCAAACCACAGAACACCATTTCCAGCAAGTAGATTTTCGTATCTGGGTTCCTGAAGACCAGGCTTGGTATTACGGTTACCGAGCAAGTAACGGTGACATCCGTATCGACTATATGTTGGATGATCATGGTTCGTTCCTGGATGAACCACGAATGTTCTTTGTTCGTCGGAATGAAGAATGGAAAAACGTGAGCAACGATGTAGGCCTGTACGGCAGTCACGTGAAGTATGAACGCCGCCATGAAGCAAAGAAGTTGCCGGCTGATGAAAAATGGACTCCCATTCTTAATGGGAAACTTGAATTTCTCAAACACGAGAGTTTGATCAAATACTGAAAAGACACCCTGGTGGTGAAAGCTTTCGAGAAAAATAGGAACGTGGAGCAGAAATGGCTTGCCTCGTTCCTATCTAATATATTCTTAGGAGATTAGTCATGCACGGTTACAATGAGTTCCTTCGCACGCGGAAATTGCGTACACCTTATCTGATCCAACGAGGACAGATAAAAGCAGATCTAAAACCTGAGCATGGTTTTACAGCTACCGTGAAGTTGGATTACATGGGAGCTGCCGAGTTTGAATTCGGGGCGCCAAGGCGTAGTTTCCAAGCCATGGACGAACTGAGTAAGGAAGGAGACCGCGATCTGTCTCTAAGGGTAGTCAAAAGTATCAAAGGCATGGGGAGTCATTGGCTCCGTACAGTGAGCGCGCTGACCGAAGCCGAGCACCGAGAGTATGAAGGCTATCTTCAACAGCTTTGGGCAGACAGTCTTCGTACCAAGGAATGGACCAACTTCAACGACAAGCAGTTGATAACCAGACGCGGTTCATTTGGATACACCAACATCTGGTGGGATATCGATAACAACGTTATCTTTTCATTCGATAGCGTGTACATGCGCGATGTTGTTCGTACTGCTCTACAGGTGACCTTCGATAATATTCGAGATCCAAAGGAATCGAAATGAGCGCGTACAGAGGTTATGCAGGTATCGAGTGCATAGGGGCAGTCCTTCATGCACTCGAGGAAGCAAGGGTCCCATTACGTATAGTTGAAATGGTTACCGTTAGTCTCGATAAGGTACATTATCGCAATCATCTGGTTGCTCATTTCAAATGGTTTTCTTTAGACCCGCTCAAGCCATCGTTCAGAACGGCATTGTTGAAGTTTGATTCGGTTCAGTATCCGCAATACGAATATTCTCAACTGTACACCGATGGAAGTGTAGAACCGAAGTTGGTTCTCAGCGGCGAGGATAATCCGGCTTTCATCTTACCGGAGGTAACTCCAGAAGTCCTGGAATTTGCAAATAAATTCTTTTATCCTCAACCTATTGAAAGAGAATTGATGGAGGAAGCAGGTGCAGTTCTCGCTATAGGTCCTTCCGATAGGCTAGTGGTAACCTTTACAAAGGAAGAAGGCATTGAAAAATTCCTGGCCTACACAAGAGAACATCTACGTTGGAAGCAAGCACCCGAAGATTGAATTCGGGACGCTTAGACTTCAACAGGTGCTGGGATGGTTAGCATTCCAATCCCACCACGGGTTTAGAAAGGTTCCGTTGGAAGCGATGGCCAAGGCACTATGGGGCAAATCCATATCAGGATATACCAGACCTCTTGAATGGAGGGAGCCCATACTCCACTGTATGGCCATGGTAAATAGGATGGTCAAACTTAATCTCGTTACCTTGAAAAGGGAGTCCTTCCGGGTAGGTTATGTAGAACTTACTGAGCGTGGAATTCTTATCTACGCCTCACATACCTTTGAAAGAGAGCACCGTTATGAACAAGAAAGACAGTTCCAAAAAGATCAAGAACGAGCAAGATACCAAGTACGCAGGAATCGAAAAAGAAAGGCTCGAAGAAGTGAGGCAACAAATTCCGCCTGAATATGTGCAGCGGCGTGCAGCGCAGATATGGCGCCGATTGCTTGGCGATCCCAAATTCCAAATCGAAGCGCCCGGAGAAGAAACTTACCGAGGTAGCTTTGCAACTGCGCTGGCTTCGATGGCAGCGAAAAATGCTGAGCCTGACAATGATGCGTATCAGATCTTCGAAGATCGGCTAACAGAAAGCTTGTGCGAGCCATTCGTTCTTGAAGCGGCTGCATCTTCTGGTAAAGAAAGAAAATGGGTGCGCGCCCTCACCAGTATGGAAGTGGATTATCATCCGGACGAAGCATTGTCGGCAGCCGCGGCATATGCCAATATTTCCAAAATGCGGTTCCCTTATAAGACGAGGATGTATACCCATACGTCTTACAGTGGGAGCCGTCCATATGTTTCTGCGATGATTGGTTATCAATCGGATGCTGTACATCACTATCCAGCGTTCATGCTGGACGGAAAGCCGCAAGGTTGGTTATTGACTAAGTTGCAGGGGCCTGACATTGAAGGACTCCTTGTTCATATTGAAACGATCTACAAGATCGGACACGAAGGCCGTGTACTAGGTGTTGGAGAAATCGAATGGGTTGGTTGAATTTCTGGCAAAGAATTAAGGCTGGCTGGGCACGAAGAATACTCGCTCAGGCAATGGTAGAGCTCAATAAGCCGTATGGGTATTTTCTTTGCGAGGTGCTCAACTGGTCTATGTATCACGGATTCTCTCCATCGGAACGATGCACGTACCTGAGTTCGTTCGACCGTGTACGCCGACAATTGAAGGCTTCCATTATGGAACAGCTCAACGGAGAACTTACCGTTGATAGCTATGTCTGTCGTCACGTAGATAAGGGCATCGATAGTCTTAACTTTCGAATGATGAAACAGATAAGGCTGATGTGGTGCTTGAATTCGATGGCGCATATCAGGATCACCAGTAGAATTGAGATGTCGTCGCTATCAGATACGGTTACCGAGATGTTGGAAGGAGTGAAGCGTAAATAGGTATTACTATCTGTATTTGAAGGTTCATTAAATGAGAACATCTGTAGATGCAGGCGCTTTACAACTAGCTCTCAATGTCTTGGAAAGAGGCACTCCTGTTCAGCGTGAAGTTGCGCAAGAACTACGGGCAACAGCAGACACTTACGAATACCAATGGTACAAGCAGGTCGACATACCAACCCATAGTGGTGTTTACTGGGCAGAATTTGTAAACGTCGAGGGCGGAGAAGACAAGGTTGAAGGCTTTCTCCGCATGGATATAGTGTCACGTCAAGGTATACGCCAGATAGATGTCCCTCCAAAGGGAATTCGTCATGAGCAATATTGCTGGGAAGCAATGCGTAGGTACCATAGGATCCCTCATCAACTTTATGAAGAGCCAACTGTCCTAGGTGAAGGACAGTCCTCTATCAATTGGGATTGACATGGCTGAAACATACAAGAAACATGAATACAAAATTTTGGCGGAGATGAGTACCAGCAAGCTTGAACACGAGGTTGAAACTCACCTCTTCCAAGGGTGGCTTCCCCAAGGTGGACTGGTCATAGAGCCAGTACAAGGATACTATTGCCAGGCTATGATTAAGCTCGTAGAGCCGAAGTGGCCGTACAGGTCTAAGGTGTAATAATGGATTGTCCGGAATGTGGCAAGCCCAGTCGCGTACTGGACAGTCGCAAAGTAGATGCAAAGGTATACCGAAGGCGCGTATGTAAAGCGTGTGCCTTCGGTTTTACCACGTATGAGGTGTACGACAAGAATGCCTCAAGACCAAACCTTCCCAGAGTAAAGAGAAAGAAAATGGCTATCAGTCCTCAGCAAATTCTCACACAACAAGCCCAGGCAGTGGTGTCGCGTATCGCCCTTCCGGAACCTCCTTCTTCTACGTTGAAGATCACCAAGGTAGAGATCCCGACACACTCAGGTCTTACTGTTCCTGGTTCGACGATGGCTAACTTGTCTCAAGAGCAATTGGAACGTAAGAAGCGTTTGCGCGATCTCCTTAATCGTCAGGTGGAGGAGGATGATGAGTGATATCCAACGTGTGAACATCCACCATCTTACAATGTGGGACTTGGAATATTGGGCGGCCAAGGCCATTGGGTTTGATGTGTACCATTCCCAAAATGGGAATTGCCCGGTGGTAGCCGTACCAGGTAAGATATGGAGCACTCCTATGGTGGAGATGCACTACGACTTATCAAGTAGCATGTATTCCCTTAGTCATTTTCTCCATCACTTCAAGGTGGAGTTCAAGTGGGTCGACTACCTAGGCCACCAAAGTCTTGCGTCTAGTGCAATGTCGAAGTCTGGGCAGAGATTGGAAGTAGCCTCAGGAGTTGATGAGAGTAGAATCAATATCTATCCGCGTACAGCCTGTAAGGCCTTGGTAGTTGCCTATCATCAGGACTTCTGGATTCCTATTCCAGAAAAAGAACATCGACCTAGCCCTAAGGGGCTGTGCTTTGATAACGAAGAAGCATACAAACAATGGTATAAGGAGCAGTCATGAGTTTTTCAGAAGCTATGAAACCTATGAGATTCATAGGCGAGCATCAGGGAGTGAAATATTTCTGGGCAGAACCTGGTAACTTTGTTCAGGGTGGAGTCCATGCGTGGGATGAAAGCAGCGTGCTAGGCGTTCATTTGGAGCTGCCTAAGCCGTTGACGGAAGTGTCAATGGTAGACGACGCTACTATCAATAGCATCACGTTGGACTACGTAGGCAAATGGCCTTCCTTTGAAGCCCAGTCCTGGGCATGCAAAGTTGTTCATGCGGTTGTGAGGAAGTTATACATGGAGAGACCTCTTAGTCGCGCTTCTCAAGACAGAGGTCCTTGGACTGCAGGGCAAACTGAAGAGCGTCGTGTCTATCTAGATAGTGATGATTTCGAACATGATGTACGTTTATACATCGACGGTGACTTTGCTTCTACTGAAGATCGGTTGAAGTACGCTAAAGGACTTGCAAAGCAACTTAATGGTGATCTGGACAACGCACTAGAAACGTTCCTAGTAGAACTTACCCAGTACCGACCGCAGCCCGGAAAAATAGTTGCGCCTACTACCCTTATGGGTATTGCTATGAATGCACAACGGTTGCTATCCAGAATGAAAGATTCCTGATGAACAAATACATCATAGCGTTCGTACTATCGCCGCTGCTACTCGTATTCAGCCTTTCACAGCTGGCTAACCCGAAACAATGGATACTGGACATAGCTGGTGATCATTGGATTGCCTATACCGTAGGTGCTTACTATCTGTTGATGTTTGCAATTTTCTGGCTCGCGTACCTGACCAAAAAGAAAGTTCTATGAAATCAATCCTCATGATTATCATGATGGCAATACCGATGGTGTCCAATGCTTCCATACCGGCACCGTTCGATTATGCACGAGGTATGACCGAAGAAGGTGTGGTGCTGAACGATGATGCACCAGGATCATATTTCTACGGGGATGATGGTCAAGCTGGTAGTAGCACGAATACTTGGGGTAGTTCTAAATACAAGGTTCAACATGAGCAAGAAGAGCAGAAAAACTCCGTGGACGCTCGACGAGAAGAGGGAGTTCTTCACATGGCACCAACGACTCCTAAGTGAACGGGGCTATACACAAGAGATCAAGCGTGAACTGCAACGTAATTGCAAACGTTGGCTTGATTCAATTCCATTGAAGAAATCAGAAGATCAACAATGAGCGTAAAAATTCTTGCAAGTCATGCCCTAGTTATAATTTCCATTATGGTCCTGGTAGTAGGGTTAACAGGAATATTCACAATCATAGGTTACACGTTTAATAAACGTACTCCAACTTCCACTTTTGCGGATGAATTGTCCATCAGTGCTATAGCGGTGTTGGTTAGTATCTGTATGCTCCTGGGTTTTGCCATGTGGGGGTCGTAATGGAATACCTACCATTAGTGAAGTACTTCTTTATAACGTGTGCATTCTTTCTTTTTATCGTTGGCCTTATATTTATGGGTGTGGCCTACGGATCCTCGTTTCAACGTAATGAAGATACAGATCTTCCGATAGGTATTAAACACGTCAAAGGTCAATTATTGATGTCCATAGGTATTATAATCGTGGGCATGCTACTCGCAGTCTTGACCTTGGCATAGGAGGTAGCATGAAGAAGATTGAAGAGTATAGTGACGCAGAATTGACAGTTCTGTCTGCCGCGTCAATAGACCGAGTGGTAGTGTACGATCTAGGGTCTGGACTTCATTGGTTAGATGACAAGTTTAGTGGCATGTGGTGGGATCCCTTATCTCGCAAGGCAGATGCGTTTGACCTTATAGTAGGCTTGGGTATAAAGTTGAAGTTCAACGGTAATTCGGTTCTGGCGTCATTAGAACAATCACCTTCGGTGTACATAAGTATCCAAGTTAACATCAAGGATGATAAAGAGAAGGCAGCTATGGCGGCGGTCACACAGGTGGCAGCGGCGTTTGCCCTTTACGTCATAGGGGTCACACTGTCATGAGACCTTGGTACGTACAGTCCAACTTCATGCATCATGGGCAGGCAGCAAAGCTAGCCAAAGGTTTGGTAGATGCTGGCATCCAAATTATTGATGCACCGGTTATGCCAGGTGAGACTTTACAGGAATGGCCTGTAGGCGAATACATCGTCTACGGGTCTACCCGTTTGGTAGAAGACGCGTTCGATCAAGGTAGACCAGGTACGTTCTACAGTCCACGGCAATTCAATGTTAAGACGTGGATCCAGAATAGGCAGGACATGTTTAACTCCGATGTCGTGTTCATGTCTACAGGTAACCTACGTGAATATTGTCAGGAGCTGCACCGTAATATTTTGGAGGAAGGCCAAGATAGGCACATGTTCTTCCGACCAGTTCATGATCTTAAACCCTTCAATGCCAAGGTCCTGTCACCAGAAGACATTGCAGATGTAGATAAGTACCTATTTGGCAACTACCAGGTAGAGGACGACGTAGAGATAGCTATATCTGAGGCACATCAGATTGATGCAGAAGTCCGATTGTTCATAGTCGGTGGTGAATACGTTTCAGGCTCCTATTACCGCCGCTATGGTGAACCGTTTCTGGAAAACTGTGATGACACCAGTCTACGTGAAGAAATGATTTGGTTGAATAAAGGACAATGGCTACCACACCAGAATTGTGTACTAGATATGGCATGGTCAGGAGGTAGTTGGTATGCTCTGGAATTCAATTGCATCAATGCCAGTGGATTCTATGATCATGATGTAGCAAAGGTGGCTAAAGCCTTGTCTTCACAGGAATGGGTATGAACACCGACGGCATAGGTATTATGCCTTATAGGTTGTACGGCAAGAAGGTTGTACTGAATGAGAATCTTGTGGTGCCGGTCAACGTGGAAATCAAGAGGACATGGAAGGAACGTTTCTTTTCCAGACCGTGGCGTCCACTCAAGGCAACCAAGATAATGATCAAGTATAAACCGTCTCCCGACATCATGGTCGTAGGCAACGATACTTGGATAATGCACCCGGATACGATGGCAAAAATTGCTGAACAAATAGGAACGTTGGTCAAATGAAAATCGAAAACGTCAAGAGCCTCATCGAGCACGCAGAAAAGGGTAAAGATGTTCGGGTCCTGTTGACGGACACCGATCAAACTAAATTCACCATGTGTATGCTTGCAGCTATGTCAGGGCATTCGCTTGAATCGATATACGAACAGAGCCTTACTCAGCATCAAAAAGATCACACCATGCAACTCTATGAAAGCTGGTGTGATCGGATCCAGGAGTCAGGTGGGGTTCTTCAGATCATGACCACGCTCCAAATTCCTGATCTGGAGAGTATGTTCCACGAGATGAAAGAGGCGATGGCAGTGTCAGGTGACATGATGGTGTTCGTTGTAGAGCGGTATGAACCTCGACCGAAGTGGTTCGATTTGATTCCTCAACAAGCGTTGATACTGGAGTAGGTCATGACTGTACTCATTAACGTCGCTGATATGAAACCGGAAGGTTCAGATAAAACGTATCGTCAGTTGAATATGGAGAAGACATGGAACATTCCGTTGAATTCCTTAGTCAAGGAACTGAAATATAATCTGAGTACTGGTGAATACGTAGATCATCCACACGGTATGGTTTTACGGGTAGTCCGTCAGGGAAGAGATTGCGATGGGACTCCCTTGTATTACCTAGGGTCGATGACCGCAGAGCGTTATGAGGAACAGATGGCCCTGATGAGAAGGGCCGTGGTAAAAGTAGAAGGAGAACCTGCTATCAGTGGTCGGTATTTTGGACCACTAGTTGAAGGTGGTTACGCAGAAGAATCTTTGAAGGTGATAGCACTTCCTCACGAGATAGAGGAGGACGACTAATGGATGTGCCTCAATTTAGCTACCAAATTATTCAGGACTACAATCCAGGGCGGTTGGCTATCGCAGTTAGCGAGATGCTAGCCAAAGGGTATATGCTGCACGGACCTCTTATAGTTAGTGAGAAGACTACGGAGCGGACATATATCCAAGCAGTTGTCTTACCGGCGTTGAAGCCACAACCAAAGCCCAAAGCTAAGAAAGAAAAGAAAGAGGAACCAAATGAATACAGCTGAGCTCGAAGGAGCGGTACTCAACTACTGGGTTGCACAAGTAGAACAGCTTCTGTGTAAGGTACACGTGAATCAATTTGGTGTATCGGTGGCCAGGACTAACAGAGGAGTCTACAATCCTGCAGGTATTCCGTCGGAAGGCCATCCCTTGATGGAGCTCTACCTAATTGGAGTAGATACGTGGCAACGAGATATGTTCAGTGACAATATCTGGGCAGCTTCGTTCTCTCACCCGGTACCACACCCAGATACAAAACGTAGTCCCAGTCATCATCGTATGCGCGGTCCACGACCGCTTGTAGCGGCGATGCGTACCTTGGTGTCTTCAAAGTATGGCGACCAGGTACCAGAAATTCCAAAAGAAGATCTTGTTATTGAAGAGCTGGATATTTTTAGGAGTAGATAATGCTAGGTTGGATGAGTAAGTTTCAACAACGTGTTCAGCGATGGATGTTCAGGGTCTTTGATGAAGAAATTGTCCTAAGTGCTGAAGAGCGTAATGAACGCTTTCTGGAAGAAGCCGTAGAGCTTGTCCAGGCGTTGAACATGACGGAAGAACAGGCCATTCAAGTTGTGAAGTATGTATTCGGTCGTCCGAAAGGTGAGGTTCGCCAAGAAGTGGGCGGTGTCATGGTTACGCTTGCTACGCTATGTTCCGTTCAGGGTATAAATCCCTTTACGTGCGCAGATGTAGAGATGACTCGAGTTGAAGACCCAGCGATCATGGCCAAGGTTAAGGCGAAACAAGCACTGAAGCCGAAGTTTCGCGCAGACCGACCTGATCTTAGCTTCGAGATGACACGTGAAGAATTCATCCATCGCTTTCCGTGGGTTGACCCGACCGTTGGTAAGGAAGGTGCTGATCCGATGCGTCGCAATAGCGATCTCGATTTGAAGCCATGCGTGGTGGAGAAGCAGGGTCACGTCGCGGTCTGCACAGGATCGGTTCATAAGGGGTTAGGTTACATTCGTCCTAGTCCTTCTGCTCACCTTGATCGTGTTGCCAATCTAGATTGGGAGCTGTTCTCGGTTTCGTCGATAGGGGTTATCGATGGCCAGACATATCTATGGGGTATGTATGTTGAGGGCATTGGTGCGTTCAACGTTATGGTTCCCAAGGAGTTCACCCGAGAGCTTCTACCGCATGAACGCGAAGCTTGGTCCAAACAACGTATGGGAATGTATGGATCCCATTCCGATAAATTCAGCTATACAACAGGATCTGGTGTAGCACCTGTGGAAGAAGCATGAAGTACTATCTGTTCTCTCTAGTCCTGATAGGTATAGGATATGCCCTGCAACGACGTGAGCACATAAGCCTAGGTGGCGTGTGTATTGCAATCGGATCAGGTATCCTCTTAGGTGCAGTAGCAGGTGACGTTATCATCTATTTCGTAACTTCAGTTTAGGAACTGACCATGATCTTCAGTGTAGGTTTGATACTACTCCTCGCAGGATTCATTCTGGTGTACACAGAAGTTAATTCCCCAACTCCGAAAAGACAGAGGGTGCTGGTACCTCCTATAAAGTATCTTACCGAAGAGCCGGAACCGGTTCCGGCTGTAGTAGGCGTGGTAGCATTTGCGCTAGGTATCCTGCTGATGTCCATATCATTGATAATAGTGGCACTGCACTATCTTCCATAGGAGAACACGATGTACGTTATGTCAGATAAGGAGTTCGCAGCGCGTATCAAAGAGGTAGCGTCTGACCTCGAGCTAGGTACGTTAACTCGAAACGAGTTCTGCATTCTCCTACGAGACACCTTAGTAAAATCCTACGAAACTGTTGATAGTGGTGCTGAAGTCCTTCTTAAGGACATCGAGAACATGAGCCAGGTTGAAGCAGTGAAATTCATACGAGGAAAGACGAGTTTGAGTCTTCGGGAATCACTTGATTACTTCAATCGGCTGACCAATAGCCAGAAATGGAACGTTGTTCGATAAGGGGTTACTTGTGGTAGATCAAGTTGCTGAAACTGTTGTACTTGTTGAAGTACGGTCGTTGATGTGGAAAGATCAAGTTATAGTTCCTGCCGGATATCGATTCGTGAATTGCCGATTCGATGGTTGTACCTTTGTAGGTAAAGGTGGTGAGTTCATCAACTGCGAGATTAATACTCACCTACTGCCTGAGTTCAATGGACAGCTCTACAGAGCCATGCTTTCCTGGCGAGAAATTGATCTCGGTGATGTTGACTACGCGTCTGCGGTAGCTGAAGTTCGACAGATGCAAGGAATATACGAAGCGATAAGGCGAGTCTTCGTCAGCAAGGTAAAGCAAGCACAGGTTCTTTCGTTTCATGAGCAGATTACGTTGAAGATGAAACGTGCTGAATTCGAAGCCTGGTTCTTTCCTCCGATGGTCACCGAGCAGATGATTGCGTTTGAAGATGGCCATTACCTGAACCCAGTGACTGAAGGTGCCTGGCGAGAATGGCTAAACAACAACGCCTACAAGGCGATACATTGATCAACGGTGGTTAAATGGGGCTCGGAAAGCTTATGGGGACATTCGACTACGTGAATTTTGGTAAGGTCATGCCTGATGGATTCACTATCCGTGATGCGCAAACTAAGGACCTAGATTGTGATTTTCGTACCTATAGGTTGGTACCTCGCACAGACATAATAGATCACCCGTACCTACAGTTGGTAGTAGACACTCTTGATTTTGGGAAAGAAGGTCTTCCTAAGACAACGAAAGACCAGGACTATACGGGAAGTCTTTACTTCTACGGTGATGGCTTCAAGGAGAACGAGAAAGAATTTCTTTCTTGCTATGCTCTGTTCCATCGAGGCCACCTGCTGAAAATCTTTGTGCATCGCTTCGGAACAGCACCAGAATATCTGCTGATGGGTGAGCTTTCCGAATTCAATTCGTTGGAAGCCTCGTTAGAGGATGGTAGTATGCTCTTGGCAACCAAAATGGAACTCGAGAAAAAGAGCTACGAATTTTATAGTCCAGGTCTTATACCAGGACCGTAGTTCGTAGGATTTGGTTATGACGCAGCGCCTTACCCTGATACTCATGTCAGTAGTTGTACTCTGCGGAGTATTTCTTAAACCCCAATCGATAGATACGGCTCTCTTCTTCTGGGTAGTCACTCTATTGATGTTCAAACATAGCGATAGACTCGACAAGGAATCAACTCCTTTGGACAAGGTGCTATTGGTTGCGCTCATCATGGCAACCCTTAAGAGTCTGTTGGCCTAGGCAAGGATACCAGTGTACGTAATTCGGAAAGCTTCATCGAAGCCCAAGGTTAAAACCTTTGCAAAGATGTATGGTACAGGTAATCCGTACCAGCAGGAACAGATAAAGAAACCTGAGCCACCTAAAGTGGACTTCGCACCAAGGACTATCATTCGTATCGAGCATCCAGTATCAGGCAAAGGTCCGTTTACTCATGACGGCGGAAGATTGGGGTTTCCGTCTGATGCGATGAACGTGATGAAAGAACCGCAGGAGTTCGGAGTGTCTGCTCTGCAACATGGTGCTGGTTGGCATTATGCGTTTACCGATAGCATGGCCATGATGAGGGCGGTACGCTCTCTGGTGTCACTACGACAGTATGGATTCCATATCCAAGCATTGGAATCCAAGGAACATATAGTTCTTCCTGATGGACAGGTGGCGTTCATCAAGGATAAGTCAACTGTATCGGTATCCCTTCCGATACACGAATTCCCGTTTGAAGATTACTGTGGAGACGTAGATGAGTGACGAGAAATCTATATCATATAAGGCGCCGGCGTATGCACTGATCTTTCCGCGCATTGCTGAGATTGTGCGTCCTATGGGATACGCGGCGGCCATTCATGGAAGCATGGCTAACGATATGGATGTGGTGCTTGTCCCGTGGGTCGAGGCTGCAGAGCAGCCAGAGATCGTCATCAAGGTCGTCTACGAGATGATTGAAACGTGTTTTGCAGAACGACGTCTTCCCCTTCATGGACCGGAACGTAAACCACATGGGCGTATTGCTTGGACCATTCCTCTGCTTGCCGGGTGCGCGATAGATCTTAGTATCGTTACTCCGCTTCGCTTGGAAGTTCCGGCCCTGATAAACCGACATCGAGTCGAAGCGTATGCAGAAGGCTATGCAGAAGGACGTAAGCTGTATGGTGGATCATGAACTTAAGGATAACCAATAGGTAGTAAGCCCCTTAGCAAGTCCAAGAAGAAGGCCCTGTAGATCAACGTCTACAGGGCCTTCTTGCGTTTCCGCCTGATTTTTACCGACTAGGTTTAGCCAAGCATTCCCAGGAATTTCAAGGCCAGCACGACGGCCACAGCACCAGCGATAGCACTGTAGGCAACAACGGCCCACGGCTTGCGCTTGGCAGCGGCTTCAATCGCGTCCTTCTTGGCTTGATATTCAGCTTCGAGTTTAGCCTTAGCTTGGTCGACAGCGGCTTGTCCAGCTGCGTCTAGGATGGTGTTGGACACAGTCGAAGTACCTGTGGTGGCAGGAGTTGCAGCGGGGGTAGGGGCAGAAGTTTGATCAGCCATGATTTTCTCCAAGAGGCACGCAGATTAGCGGCTCCATAAAATTGCTTACATCGTAGAGTAGGTAACGGGAGTGTCTTAACCTACCGACACTCCCGCCCCTTTAATCACCTACACATCATAGTTGTTTGAACCATAACACTGAAGGCGTAGTACACTATAAGAAGTTGATGTGAGGGTACCGTTGATCGATACGCCTGAGCCTGCGGCAATCGTCAACGTGGTTAACACACCAGGTAGGTAACGTATCAGGAGATATTCACCAGGGTTCATAAGACCTGGCGGCACCGTAACCGTCATTGAGTTTGAGGCACAACGAAGGTAACCGAAGATATGGGCAGCAGTAAGAGTGAAGCTAGAAGTGAACGTCGTAAACGTCCTCATCTGGCGTACCTCGAATACAGTACCGTCAACCTTCTTAATGTAGGCGCCACCATCAGCACACTGCTGAGCCCATTGTCCTTGAGTCATTGCCGAAGGGGTTGGGCGAATACCACTGGTTGAAGTATTCCAATGGATGAGCTTTGCTGGCATGGTAGCTCTCCTTAGAACGTACCCTCATTCAGCGTGAGGTTGTTGACATCAACGGCGATAGTGCCAGACGTTACGGTAAGGCCGGAACCAATCTGCACGATACCTTGAGCAGAAGTGGTAGCGACAGGAAGGTTTGCAGCAGGCAATGCAGATACCCAGGTAGGGGTTCCAGAGGAATTGGTAGTCAACACAAGGCTGTTACCACTCGATGCACCTAGACGGGCTGCCACAAAGGTGCCGCTGGCAATATCAGTGGCACCTAGAACGATAGCACCAGTACGACCAGCGACAGAAGTCACTGCATCTTGCGCATCAACACGTGACCACGCCGTCCCATCAGAAAGCAGCCAGTCACCTACCTCGAGAGGAACAGGAGAGCCAGTACCTGGAGTGTAGGTACCTGCAACCGAAGTCACGTAGTACCAACCTTTGTTGCCTGAAGCAGCGGCCGGAACAGCAGGGGTGTTGGTAGAGGCGTTGTAGACGCTCTGAAAGTTCACACCACCCAGGATGGAGTCAGGTAGGTATGAGGTTGGGAGCTTGGAGTCAGAGCCAAGCGGAGCAACACCGTTGGCGGCACCTATCTGCGTGGTTGCCACCGCCGAGATAGCGGTACGAACAGCTGCAGCGTCAGCAGCACCAAAGATAGTTGCACCAATAGTGGATGCACCAAGAGTTGTCTGCGCAGCACCTGCGGAGGCCGCAGTGAACAGGGCACTTCCGACAGTGGTTGCGCCCAGGTTGGCAGGGGTAAGAGTTACCGCACCAGCACCATTAGGTGATTGTGCGTTAACAGATTTCACCGTACCGTAGTTAGCATCACCTACGACAACGACGTTGCCTGATGAGCTATCGATAATGAACAGCTTGCGGTCGGCATGGTTAATAGCAATCTGTCCTACTACCAGGTTGGCTGGCAGTGGTACAGCACTAGCAGTGGTTGAGTTGTAATGAATAAGCTTGGCCATGATTAACTCCCATAAGTACCTTCGGTAAGTGTCTGTAGATTAAGATCGGACCAGTTAAGGCTCTTTCTCACATACGCTAGACCGTCGTTGGGAGCATCGGCGATGCCGCCACCCCCTCCAGTCTTCAGCGATATCACGCAGAACGTGTCGTTGGTTTGAGAAGGGGTAGTCAGGACAATGCTTGATCCTGATTGGGTGTACGCAGTAATTTGTGCCGCATTTCGGTACACCCGCGGCGTTTGAAGACCTGCGGTTGGGAGCACCGTGGTTCCTGCATTTGGTGCCCAGCAGTAAACAATGGCTGCATCAAAAATAAGATCGGATAGTGTAAGGTAAGGCAGAACTCGACGCCAGGTTCCCATAGTGCCTACCATGAACAAGCCATTGACATAGGTCCCTACGTCTTTGACAAGTGCCACAGCAGGATAAACACCAGTTGAACCTGGAGTCAGATCGTCTACTACCGGAGCAGACTGCAATACCTGAGCACCACTACCCTGCGCCATCGTTATCGGATAGTACAAGACTTTTTCTATCATAGCTTCTCCTTGGTGTCAGGAGGGAAGGGCTATGATTCACTGCTGACCAATCGATGATGGTCAATCTTTGCCCCTGGAGACTTCTAGTCCACAGTAGACATATTCCGTTGGAAGAACCGTGTCTTCATTGCGCTTTCAAAAGGTAGAATCGATGCTGAACGCCATACATCTTTGATTGCAGAAGACCTACCTATGAGGATCAACAGGTTATGGGATTCACGTATATCCTCGTACTGAGATACGACCTCGGCAGGCACTTCATAGATATCCTTGCCTTGGACGTAGATGAATCGCGTTTCGTATTTCTGCGATAAGGATTGCCACAGCCTGTTAGCGGCAGGAGTTTGGAGTCCACTAGACAGGAAACAAACGTCACTGTCCAACGCCCATTGGTATAGGCTCTTAGCAATGCCGCGCCCTTGGTACTCTAGAGATACTGCCATATGTGGTGTCCATACCTTTCCTCGGAGTAGGGCAGTGCCAGGTTCTAACTCTAGTATGGTGACCACGTTGGTTGTACCGGGTTCAGCAAGATAGACGAATTTCGATTTACGGGAATCTCCGTCTAGCTTCCGATCGAACGCGTAAAGGTCTAGTCCTTGGATTTCAGTAGTAGGTGCAGGCTTAGGATTCAATCTTGCCAGGGCAGAAGACGCCTTTCTCAGGTCTTTCAACACCGACCAATTCGATTTCCAGGGACCGATTTCGATAGCATCGATTTCAGTTACGGCTAGAACGCGTTCAGCTATTGCGCTCATTGGTGTTCCTTTTTCTTCTTAGTTAAGTCACCGACATGCGATGTACTACTCTAATGATGCTCACGCCCTCGTAGGTGCGCGTGTCTCGCATCGTGGTGGCCTCGACATAGGCACATCAGATTCGATAATGCGTTCCGACCACCACGACTTAATGGTACTATGTGGTGCACCTCTACCGCAGGTGATGTACAGCCTCGGTGCTCACATCTGTTACCAGCCCTCTTCATAGCCTGCGCACGTAAGTCCCACCATGCACCTGCTTTAGTTTGGCCACCAACGGTGTTGTACGCGGAGAAGTTCATCCTACGGTAGGTACCACTATGTGCGGTTCGAGCACTCTTAGCTCTAGGTGCACCACGTGCCATTACTGTTCCTTCGTATCTTGTTTCTCTGCGAGGTGCTTAACTATCAGTTCGATCTGTTCGTCACTAAGTTGAGCAGTCTTCAGGTGCTCCGCCCAGGCGCTTATCAGCTTCTCCAACATCTTTGTATCACCGTCTTCTACGGAAGCATTCAGCTCCGCAGATGAGAAGATGGACTTAGCAGCACCACTCAGAAACTTCAGGAAGTCCGATGCCATTACCAATCCAATAAGAGGCAGGACTGGACCTGAAGCACCAACCAACGCAAGAGCACAGGCAATGGCTAAGCCTTTACCGAAGGACTTCACAGCCTTAGCTGTACCCTTGGTAAGTTTCTTACCAGCCTTCAGGTTCTTCATCGCTCCCTTAGTTTCCCGCCAGTTGTCATCATCCCAATCATCGTCGTCCATAAGATCTTTAGCGATCTTTTTCTTATTCGACTTGAGCTTATCTGACCCGGCTGTTCGTGCCTTACTACCAGCATCGGCACCACCGTTCTTGAAGAATGATTTCTCTGTACCGCTGAGCTTCTGAAAGAAACGTTGAAGCTTCTTAGCTAAACGATCAGTGAACGTCCGTTTGAAGAAGTGTCGACCTGGAGCTATCGAATCACCATACTTATCGAGGAGTTCGTTCTCTTCCCCAATCAGTTTTTCCTTGGTAGCAGGATCAGCCTTCTTCTGCTTCTTACGAAGTTCTGCTATTCGTTCACGTGCCTCTAGTTCATCTGAAGACAGGTCTTCATCATCTAAGGTGTGCTCTTCGTATTCAGTGTCGTCAGGTACCCAGCCTTCGTCAGTACTGAATCCTTCACGGTCTTTCAAATGGTCAGGATCATCACGAGGACCTGAATCCTTAGGTCCGTCCTTGGTTAGAGTACGTACCGCCTTAGGATGTTTCTCCATCAAGTCCCGGTACTTCAATTCAGCTTCGTCTGCTGCGTCTTCCCATTTGCGTTTCTTCTTCGGATCCTTTTCCTTATCAGCACGAGCCTGGAACTCATTCTGTAGGTCAAGGAGATCGTCCATATCGGATCGAGCTTCCTTCTCTTCGTCAGAGAGGTTCTTCTTATCCTGGGGCAATGCTTCATGGTCCCCTGGCTTGGTCAGAGGCTCATCGGCATCTTGCTCTTCTTGAGAGTCTTCTTGGGATTCATCGAAGTCCTCACCTGACTCGTCAAGATCCTTAGAGGGTTCTTCGGGATTCTCAGCTTCATCGTCTTCCGGATGGTCTGTCGCAGACTTACCATACTTGGAGCCTGGGTGCTCCTTCAGGTATTTCTCCTGATGCCTCGAACTCAGTTCGTCCCACCAGTTGGTGGCTAACACACGGTTTGCAAAATCCATTGTTCTACCTTTAGATTCTTATTCTAAACTGGGCTACCAACCAGCATGCTCTGGATCTAGAGCAGGAATAGCTTTCCGCTTGAACGGGTTAACCGACATCACTATAGTCGTTCGCCATTCTGGACCCCACGGCTTGTTATTCCTATACCAGGTCTGGATATCCTTATCCCAGTAGTTCCAGATCTTCCAGCCCAGGTTGTAGCTACCCCACTTACCGTCAAGCGAGATGTTCCAATATCCCTTGCTAGAAGTGGCGATAAACAAACCATAGCCAGTACCTGTATCACCTGGTACCCACTTGAATTTATTGATCGCCCATTCCGATTTATCAACCGGTATACCTAGAACGTAGTAGGAGAACGAGTATCCTGAGTTCCGATTAAGCCATCGCCATTGGTAGTATTTGCGTTTCCAGTAGCTAGGTAGATTAGTTGGACTGTAGGTGTCCCTATCCACGAAGTATGGACTAGTCCAACCTGTATCCAATGAAGCATCAAACGTCTCGAACCATTTGAACGCCGTAGGTAGGTCTTCAACTATGCCACGCCATTTTGCATCTAGCTTATCGTAGAGCCAAGTGCCTTGGGGAACTGGTCGAGCAAGAAAGATGATCCACCAATTAACCAGGAGTACGCACACCAGGTTGAACACGAAGTCCAGGGGCCACAGGAGCATCCACTTCAACGTCTGTAGAAAGTATTTCATTTAGTCCTCTTCTCGACAGTCCATCACATCATCATCTTCAAGTGGTGCTCCACAAGGCTTCTGTCCTGAGTTCTGCCTTGAGTTCTTAGTTCTTTGGCAGAGCCTATTCCACTCGATGACTATTTCATCTATTAACTTCTGGTGTTCATCAGATACTTCGGGAGTAGGAACCTGCAGGTTGGTCATCAACACCTCGAACATCTAAGAATACATCGAACTAGCACCGTCAGCCTACCTAGAGATCCTACAGAATAGGGCTAAGAGGCTAGGGGTTGAAATTGGTTAGGAGCTCATTTCCTGTACTGTCAGAAGGATCTATAGACTTACAAGAGGTCCTAACTCTTCCGTAGAATACGGTTTGCAGTAGCCTTAGCTACGTTAGTCCCAGATAGCGTCTTTTGGGACGCCGCTTGTTTAGGTTCAATAGGTTGCACTGGTTCCACAGGTTCGATTGGATCTACAGGCGCCTGCGGTTGCTCACCTTTAGGCAACTCTGGTAGACCGTTACCAGAAGTAGCACCAGTCTTAATCCTACGGACTACACGACTCTTGAGGAACTCAGCTTCAATTTCCTTGAATAGCTCAGGAGCCCATTCAGTGGCATCTTGCATTTCCGTAGGTGAAGAGCCTTGGCCCATCGCATCCGGAGAAACAGAACTGTAGATAGTGTCGTCACCGTGTACCACTTCTTCTACAGGATCAGGACGGTCAATAACGCCAGGCGTATTCTCCTCATCCTGTGTATCGTATGTGTCAGGAGCACCACCTTCGCCAGGGTCCAGGTCTGGTGCATCATCACCTTGACTGGTATTCAAGTCAGAGGCACCGATTCTTGAGGCCCGGATATCACGTAATGCAAAGTAGGCAGCAACACGAGTTACTGCTGCCGTTACCAACGGATTCTTGTCTGCTGATGACGTCATCTTCTGGTAGATGTAGTTGGTGAGCGCCCAATTCTGTTCGCCTTTATCTTTACCAGCTGCATCCTTGGCACGGTCCCATTTCTTTTCCAATTGCTTGGTACTACCTTTGCCCTCTCGAGCATCCTTCTTAATCATCTGGTTAGGCATGAGCCTCTCCTATGAATTGCCTACACAGAAACCCCACCCGAAGTTAATCGAATGGGGTTCCTTTACTTCATTGGATTCAACGGTAGTACAGGTTGTTAAAGAGCGAACCTCGAGATCTTCTAAGAATACTAGAAGATCTCCGGGGTCTTAGCTAACAGTCACTGTGTAGCCGCTGGAGGTCTTGCCGCCGAACGCAGCAGTGATGCTGGTCGTACCAGCAGCAACACCAGTAACCAAACCAGTGGCAGAGCCGACAGTAGCGTTAGCCGGAGTACCAGACACCCAGGTAGCTTGGGTGGTCACATCGGCCGTCAACGGAGCGATGTTGTAGTTCGCAGTTGCCGTCAGCTGAGTCGTGTTACCAACAGTGGTAGTGTTAGTACCGGTGATGGTAATGGTCTGGACAGCGCGGGCTGCGGTAACGGTGAACGCCGTTGGAGCGGAGGTCACGCTGTTCAACGAAGCAGTGATGTTGGCGGAACCAACAGCAACACCGGTTACGACACCAGTGGCAGCACCCACGGTAGCGGTGCCAGTAGCCGATGAAGCCCAGGCAGCAGTAGTCGTGATGTTCTGCGTAGTACCGTTACTGTAGTGGCCGGTGGCAGTCAGCGAAGACGTGGCGCCAACAGCAGCGGTTGCAGTACCCGTAATGGTGATCGAGGTCAACACAGCAGCAGTAACTGTGACGTTATGTGCTGAGGAGGTAACGCTACCCACGGCAGCGGTAATCGAGCTAGAGCCGGTAGCAACACCAGTCACAACACCCGCAGCAACCGTAGCCGATGCAGTGGTTCCACTCACCCAGGTAGCACTCGACGTGATATCGGCAGTGCTATTGTCATCGTAGGTGCCGGTAGCGACAAGCGTAACCGTTTGACCAGCAGCAACCGTAGTAGCACCAGTCACTGCGATAGACACAAGCACTTTCTCATCTGTGGGTGATCCCGGGAAACCATCAGGCAGAATATCTGCGTAGGCTTGGCCCATCGTGATAGTGCTGAGTTTCAAGGGGTAGTTCAGGCGTGCATATTGCACGTAGTACCATTGATCTTGGGCAGTCCAATTCGAACCGTTAGCAGACATGGTGTAACCAGCGGCACGCAGGTCGGCGCGAAGTTGGTCGTAATTGATTTGAGTCATCTTGATCTCCGGAAGTAAAGGACTGGAGCACCCACCTTCTGTTGAGTAGAGTGGTATAACGGTGGGGCACTGCAGACAATAAAATTGAGTTCTCTGGATACCTTGAGGTGTTCTAAGAGGAGTCTAGCAATGGTCTTTAAACGCTGGATCCTCTCGAAGACCCCTCATTATGTTCTCCGCACTAGGACCCTCTTGTTCTACAGTTTGCTGAACCCGCTTGTAGAGTTCTGCATCTATGATGTCCTCTAAGGATTCTAGGTCTAGGTGAACAACTTCGTGTTCGATCTGGATCTTTGCGTATCGGATCCACCATAGGTAGTGCTGGCGTATATCGAATTCCAGAAGAGTCAGAGGTGTTCCAAATAGGTCGAATACGATCTCTCGGAACACCTGGAAGTGACTACGTACCTGCTGTTCACCACAAGCCTGGTGGTCCAACATGAACACAGTGAGGGCCCTGCGAATAAGAAAGGTGTCTACTATATGGAAACGGGGTCCACTAGACATGAGTGTATCTAGAAGTGCCTTGTATATCTTAATCCTCAGACGGAGCCCCTTGGATACCGCATCTGTGTAGAGCCCTAGGACAGTCTCGGTTGCCAAAGCAGTTCCTACGATAGACATGGCTACTCCTTTTCCCAGGACCTAACTACTCGAAGAGACTATTCGAAGAAGCTATTCAATAGCCTGACTAGATTTGAAGTCAAATGGTGCAGCATATGGCTCCCATTGCGTACCGAGGCCTTTGTGGAACCGAACCATCTGTGGATGGTCTCTACGGTTAGGAGCGAACACCTGTTGGTATCGTACCGCAAGAGCCTGACGTTCCGGCTGATCGGTATCCCGTATCTCCTTGTAGATCTGTCCGCGTAATGCTGCAACCTTCTCAGATAAGGCATAACCAGCAGACGATCGTCCTACGTCGAATGCTTGCTCCGCTTGGAATTCCAAGGCCCGAAGTTCCTGAACTAGTTGGTCTAGCTGAGTGGTATCGGTTACCTTGAGGTTCTTCAGCGAATAGGACCAACCGCTATTCGTAGCACGATCCCACACTGCGAGTTCCTGGTCACCTACGGTACACCGGATACCTTTAGAACACGTATCGTCTACAGGCATCACCTGGTACTTCTTCTGGAACTGCACTTCCTGATCTCGAACAAACTGCTCCCATTCGGATTGGTCTCGAAACGTCACCTTAGGGAACCCACCTAGATCGGGTATTCCTGTAGGTTCAGATAGAGCTAGAACAGCGTGTAGACGTTGAGCAAAATTCATATAGTTCTCGATGTTCTTGATGGACTCAGTAGGTGTGACAGGTGGTGTAGACGTGTCCTCGTCTACACCACCGGATTCCCCTAGTCTAGGCTATTAAGCTCTTTCTTAGGCTCTCCACTTACCATCCCACATGGTGACGATAGCACGACTACCATTAGGATAGGTTACGATGTGGCTATGACTCCAGGACGAAGGACCCACGTTGTACCCCATATCTAGAGAGCCGCTAACGCCCGCGACGTAAACACCATCGATAATACAGGCGCTATGCGAGTGTCCGATGTTGGCACGACGACCCATCTTAGATAGTGCAAGCGGTGTACCTTTCACACCGTTAGGGCCTAGGTGTCCGTGCATACCGCATTCGATACCCTCATCCTGTGATCGGCATATCACGAAGGACTCATCCTGACGTAGGAACTGTGCATCACATTGGGGATCAGATTGCTGTACCGCCCATTCCACTACGTGATGAGATTCTGCTGCTTCTATCTGTCCGATTACATAGAGCTGAGCACTTAAGTAGAACTTGGCATTCACGGGGTCGGTACGCCAATCCGTATCCTTCAACCAACGGAGTAGAGCGTTGTCATGGTTGGAATCAACCACCACAGTCTTACACCAGGATCTCGAACTCTCCTGCAGAAACTGTGCCACGCGTTCCACTTCTTGGGCAACCTTATCCTCACCATACATAGCGAGTTGGAATTGCTTATGAGGATCACGTCGATCATGGTGATTGCGGGAGCGGAAATCCAGTAGGTCGTGCATGAACTGGTATTTCGGTTTAAGCACGTCTAGCATGCCGCCGGTAGCCCAGGCCATATCACGAACACGAGGATCTAACTGTGCGACGTGTACGTCACCCCAGGTAATGGCTTCGATCGGTGTACCTACGATAACCTCACCGTCTTTAACCATCACGTTCAGATCGTAGATAGTACCAACCTGATCCGACACCAGCTGACGTACAAACCAGCGGCCAGCACTATCTACCTCTACGAGAAGGCCACCGTAGGAATGGTGATGTTCTGCACGCAACCCCGCTTTCTTCTGGATGTAGTTGATCTGGGTGATGGTGCCGGTAGTGTAGTTGAACTTGGTAGCCTCTGCCTTACCTGATGCAACGCTTTCCATACTCAGCTTGGCATGGGGGAAGATACCACTCTTACGTCCGGTGTAGGTTTCGAAGCCAGACAGAGGACGAACAGCAGTAGGTATGGTGTTCATCCGACCACACCAAATCAGACCTGGAGCGAGCTCCATATTCTGATCCGATTTCTCCAGAAGCGGTAGCACTAGAGGATCATACCACAGCTTCTGCTCGATACCCTTGAAGGTCTTGTTCTTAACCGCCATCGGACCGTAGGCGTTGGTGTTGTAGGAGTAGGACGCACACAGGATCTCCGCCTTGTAGTATTTGGCTAGAGCTGTGAGTGCTGCCCACACCTTCTTGTTAACCTTGGTGTTATTCTGCGCTGATGTGAGGATCCACCGACGTACAGCCTTACCGCGTGGTAAATCAATCTGCTCTATCTTGGTAGGACTTAGTTGTCCCTCTGCAATGGGTTTGTGGCCTTCTAAGCCTGCGCGTTTAACGTGACTACGAACAGTAGATCTAGAAAGACCTAGTGCGTCAGCGGTTGCTTGTGCGTTACCACCAAGGTTTAGGTACGCCTGTACCACCTCGGAATTGCGGTAGCCATGTTCGTGCTGATTTAGCTTTCGGTCCCGTGCTTCAGGAACAAATAGTTCGTGGCTATCTGCCTTTGAAGTCTTCGGTTGGAGGCTACGTTTCTTTCCCATGGGATCATCCTATCGCACCTATGGAGGTGCTTACCTCTATGCTCTGCCGATGAAAGGGTATCACCGGGACTATCTGGTGCTTCAGACTATTCAATCACTAGTGTGAACGGTTGATCTCCTAGCAGTTGCATGAACTTGGTAAGTGCATTGCGGCTTGAAAGGATAGCAGGTTGGCCTTCTAGAACACCAGTAGATAGACCTAGGAGTATGCAGCCCTCGATATCGGAGTGGAACCCCTTAGACGTATCACCGCCGAAGTTACCGCTGTGGATCAGAATGTTGGCACGGCCCGGAACGTCTTGCACTCCATAGATGTGGCCGAACTTGGGACTCTGTACGATCTGAACTTGGTAGGTGCCTGGAGGAATACAGCTAACCTGGGAGTGGTTATCACGCCACGGGCATTCTAAGGTATGGCACGTCCAATCTAAAGACGGTATGGTTAAGGTACCGAACGTACCGGTGTCACCTGATGGGGTGCGATGAATGTGAACTTCAATAGACATAGCTACCTCTTACTTCTTGGGTTGTTTCTTAGGAAAGTAACGCTCTTCGTTAAGGCGGTGTTGAAGTTCAGGATCTGCTTCTTTCTCAAGACGTCGATACTCCTCGACCCACCGTTCTGGAGATAGGTCGTCTACTCGATAGGTGTGTACCGAGTTGTCAGGCCAGGTAGTGGCATCACCTACGAAGTAGTAATAGTCCTTACCTTTGACAAGCTTATCCTTGATGCCTGCCTGTCGAAGGGCCTTGTTGACGGTAGCAAGTGATGAGGTTACCAAGGAGGAAAGAACTCGTTCTGCGTAGGACATGGTTACCCCTGATATTCAACATTAACGATACGAGGCTTACCACGCCTAGCTGGCGTTATGGACACTACCCTATAAGAGCCGCCTCGATTGAGCAATATCTCTTCTTCCGACCTCACGGCATGGCCGCCCTTCTTGAACTGGGAAAGTGAATCTACAGAAATAGCCTTGGATCCCTTCGGCACCTTGATGTTCAACATAGTGGGGCTATCACCGCGTACAAAATTATCTGCGGTGTCCTCATCGGTAGACGTAGATAAGAAGGCATCGTCTTTGTAGGAATCACCGGGCTTTAGGTTAGCGAACCTATCCATATCGGTAGGGCCGACTCCCCGGAATACCTGGATGTCCTGAGTTGTGCTAGCCCTGCTAAAGGCGTCGTCCATCAACTTTACTGCCTTACGGTCTTCCTTAGACATGGAAGAACCAGTACGTAGTGCCTTGTTGACCCCCAGATACAGAGAACCAGTGTACTCATTTAGGGCTTGGCGTTCAGCATCGGATACATGGACTTCTGCGGCTTTATGTGCCTCTGCACTCTTTGATACCCTTGAGATCTTACCTTTCTTCGGTTTAGCAGGAGCTGGTGACGGAGCCGTTTTCTTAGGTGGTGGAGAGTCCCGGGTTGGAGCAACTCTAGGACGCTCCTGAATAGGTTTCTCTTGAGATGGCGCTTTCTGCTGAGTGCTCATGTGCTTACGTATCTGATCCATAAGATCATCTGCACGCTTCTGATTCTCAAGAGTAAACGGAGCGTTGACCGTGTCCGTCCATTGCTTCTTCAGATCCTCTACACTAGGCTCTCCAGACTCCTTGGACTTCTTAGACGGTATATCACTATCCTTGCCACCTGTCCTGCCTGCATATTTAGAGTTGGGGTGCTTATCAAGGTAGTTCTTCTGTTGGATCTTAGATTTGTTGTTCCACCAATCAGCTAGAATACGCTCTGCGAATCCTCGAACTTCGTAGGACATGGCGGTTCCTTACTTCAGACCAGAGAAGGTAGCGATACTAAGATAGAGTACTGTTCGCGCGCTCTCGGGTATGATGAACAACTTGGTGGCCCAACCGTCTGCATGGGAAGACATCTTAGGGTCCCAGGAGAGTAGGCGTTTCGTTCCTGCAGTGCCAGCAATAGGTGGATCTTGTCGACTCGGTGTAGCAGCCTTAAACTTCAGGGCACGCTGCAACTTCGATGCCACCTTCTTGGCCTCTTCTGGAGTCATGCTGGCAATGAAGGCATGGGCGTCACGACCTACACCGTATTGAGGTTGCCATTTGACACCACTTACTTTGGTGACTTCGTCGATGACGCGGTGAATGGCATCTGCGCTAGCACCAGCTTCAACGATGTTGGCAAGAACGCGTTGTGCGAATGACATGGTTATTCCTTGGTATCTCTGGATGACGGACCGAACAGAAGACCTACCACAATGCAGAGTACGATCGTCCACATGAAGTAAGAAGCTGCTGCAGGATTGGGATTCAGGTAATCCAAGCCGTATAGGTAACCGTAGACGAGGCGAATCAAGAATGTCACTATCATCGCCCGCCAGGTACCTACTCGGTAGTCCAGTATATGGTTGAGTAGATTTCTCATCTTATGCTTCTATCTAGATGATCTTGGCGTAGACGCCACCTAGGATTGTGCCTTGGTAACGGTTGTAGACTGTGGCAGGAGAGATCGCAATACCAACCGAACCCATAGCACCGAACTGCAGAGCACGGGGATCGCCACTACCATCACCAGTATCGTTACCCTTGATGATCAGGTTACGCTTGATGTTCGGGAGTTCGTTATCGAGGCGGGACTGGATCTTCGATGCCATGTTGTCCAGGTAGGAAGTCTTCTCTACCGTTAATGAAATTGCCTGCCCACTGAACTCGAAAGCCTTCTCACCTTCTGCCAGGTACTGGGATTCAATAGCGTAGAGCTCTGCTATGAGTAGCCAATACTCTCGCATCGGCCCGGTAGGGTTAGTGAACGTGATGTTCGAGAATTGCCCACCCCACATATTGAACGCATCAGCAGCACGACGTAGCCAGGTGAGGATCGTCGCTTCAGGGAACAGAAGATCAGTAGCACCGTAAAGGGTGGTGCGGGCCTTGTTGATCTTCGCCTTCACATCTGCGATAGCCAACGACATGCTAGGCAGGATCACCCAGAAGTCCGCACGCTCCGAGTACACCATTGAGGGCAGGTTCTGGTTCCAATACTTCCAAACCATAGTCCACGGTTTGATGTAAGGCATAGTCATCGTAGACGTGTCTATCACGGCCGCGTAATACCAACCAGCGGCTACCCTATCAGGGCCTTGCGTTGCCGACATACCAGGAGTCATTACCTGAGTTGATCCGACCAGGGTATCATCCCAGTAGATCTCCAGAGTCACGTTATCGTAGAGCTTCTCCGTAACCAGGTACACGTTCGCAGATGTACCTTTCAGCTCTACCGATGGTGCTGCACCTACCGGCACCGTAGCCAAACCAGTAACCCGGAGGCCCTCGAAGTTGTAGAACTTCTGGAGGTTCGGGAGCGTCAAGGTCCACCGTATCTGGTAGGATTGGCCTTCCAACGTGGGTGGTACATTCGACGGTACGTTGATCAACGCCCTACCTAGAGCAGTGTTCGAGAACCCCGTACTCTGTACCTTATATTCATAGCAGGTACCGCTGGCGTATATCGTACCATCCGTGGTAATCAGTTCCCAGGTCATCGAGCCACCTGCGGGGTCAACACCTGGTTCGAAAGCAAACACGCCGGTGCCTACTGCTGAACCTCCGGCGTCTAGAGAACCTACCAAGTCCTGGAACGCATCGGGGTTCTGTATGGTAAATGGTACTGCCTGTTGCGTCGCCTCTAACACCTGGGATACCAGGATTGCCGAGTAGGCCCTCGCGTTGGTATTGATTGTCAGGGGTACCGCATAAGTGATACCGGCAGTTCCACCAGCTATGCCTACGTCTTGTACGCCTTGGGTGATAGCACCAGGCGTAACCGATATTGGTGGGGTAGTGGTAGGGGCTACCGTTCCGTAGGTGACTCCTGTTATGGTCTCACCTGAGGTGATCACCGAGTTCAGGTTTATCTGTACGGTAGTTGAGGCCCCTGCGTCTTTCGTAAAGATGAATGTCTTCGCCATCTTCATTCCTTTTATTTCGAGGCCTTGAAGTGTGCCTTCAACAGGACCACCGCTTCTGCCAGTGCTGCCTTTTCTGCAGGATCCAATTGCTCTTCCAGCCTAGCTGCTTCTCGCCTTGCCATAGCCTGTATTACCAGTTGTGCATTGACCGACAACGTCTTACCATTCAGGGACGCAGTCGTCACTTCCAGGTGTCCGTCTTTCCGAAGTTGCACCGATTGGTCTAGTCCAGTGTGGTCTATCGGCTTCACCCATATCTTGCCTTTCTTACGGAAATGATCCGTCCTCAACACCCGGTCTAACAACTCCAACCTATCTTTGGGCACCGGAGCTTTCGACACCCGTGTGAAGTAACCAGTCTGCTTGAACTCCAACCGAGTGACCTTACTCAGGAAATGAGTAGTCTCATCTACCGTGTTCAGCATCAACTCACCTCGGTCTGCCGCGCCTTCATCATACTCTGTAGGCTTACCGAACTTGCGTTCCAGGTTCTCTAATGCCATAGGAGAAGCCATCGACGGTGCGTTCACTCCAGACTGGGAAGGGTCTTCGTGTCCTTCCATTTCAGGATCACCAGGAGCTAGACGATCGCGTGTCACCGCAAAGCCGGGAGCAATATCTGGTGTTATCGACTCCTCGGTCATTCCAGTACCAACACCAGTCATCTCCGCGTCTTCTGGTTGACCGTTGAAGTCCTTGCCAAGGAAGTCCATCGAGGAAAGGACCCGCATAGCCGCTTCCGACTTTCCAGGAGACTGAGGTGCTTCTATCTCGTGGGACTCATCCGGCTTCTTCTGTGATGGGGCTTCATGCTTTTCCTGGCCCTCCCCATCATCATTGGTCTTCGGTTTCTTGGGAGGTGGCTCGTGTTTAACCGCCTCTTTGTCTGGACCTTCTTCTCCGCTCTTCTGGTCTTCAGCCGGCTTCTCATCTGCCGTAGAATCATCAGCAGAGCCACCAGCTCCAGATCCTCCATCCTCTTGTTCACCCTTGATATACCAGGAGCCATCAAGGCGTATCGCTTCGTAGGATTTACCATTGAAGGAGAAACTAGCGGTGCCTAGTAGACTGTTAATCCCATCTAGCTCTTCTGCATCTAGTGCAGGCATACCGGTGATGTCAGATGTCTTCTTTGAGTACTCTTCTACCTGATCCTTATCAGAAGGTATTCCATCTGCAGGAACCTTAGAGTCATCTTGGAATCCATAGGAATCATGTTCTTCTTCGAATTCCTGTTCATCGGAAACCGGCTCTTCTCCACTAGACGAAGGATCTACCGATGCAGGATCCGGTGTGGGGTTCGGCCCTGGAATCACGTCGATAGGATCATCATGTGGAACTGGTACCGCTTCTACCGATAAACCTAAGGTAGATAGGATACGGTTACTCAGAGGGTTCGTGTTCTTGAGGTTCTTATTGAGGTTACCAACGGTGTACTTCATGTTCTTCTCCACCTATTGAAGGTGTTCTGTTCAGGAGTTCGGGAGCGGGTGGTGTATCTCGAAGTGGGGGTGTCCTAGAGATGGTGTGTTCAACCTACCTAGAAAACCTTAAGAATAGGGCTAAGAGGAGTGGGGTGTAAAAGGGTTGGAATCCATTGGTTTTACACCTATAGAAAGTGATGTTAGGACCTCTGAAGACCCCACAGGATACCAGGAGACCAAATGTCTTCTAAACAGGCCCTTAAAATTCCACCTAACACGGAGTCCAGGTCTCCGGACCGGCCCCCTAAACATCTAGGTTTATCTTGTCTAGGAAACCACGTCGATCTACGTTGAACTGTAAACGTGCACCAGTATCTAAGATAACCTGGAATACCGAATCAGTGCCTTGACGTACAACCTGAGATGGCTTGTACGGACGCATCTTCAAGTTCGCCATACCTAGTGCAGCAACAAATGCCAAGAAGTTCACATCTGTAGAGAACGTAATAGCACCTTCCTGCTCGTCAATTAATGCACGTCCACGAGTGAACTTAAGAACAGTCTTTACCATGATAGACCATGCTTTAGCATTAACTCGTTGGATACGTGATTTACGCTCCTCTTCAGCATCTGGTGTAGATTCTGAGTCCTTCGAATCGGTCTTACCTATACCCGTAGAAGTCCTGTCCCTAGACCTATCTTCGCCTAGAACAGGAGATCCTTTATACACCGATCCAGTAGACTTAGCAGAGCTGGAATTATAGCCAGAACGAATCTTAGCTTGTACGATCTCAAGGTTTGTCTCCATACCTACAGAAGAGGTTATGCCAGCACCGGGGGCACTAAGAGACTGGAATAACTGTCCTTTCTCTTTAGGTGTAAGGCCCTGGATATCGGAGGTCTCACCTATGTCTGAGGTTGAATCTGTATCGTCATCACCCTCACCAGCACCCTCTGCGGAAACCTCTGAAGTATTATCCTCAGATTCACCTAAATCATAGGTGTATGGATCTTCTTCTAGTTCACCGTCAGAATTGATTTCTGTATGCCATTCGGTGCTATCTGGATCTAGTAGTTGTTCCCCCTCTTCTGGTGTTTCTAGAGAGGAATCTACTTCATCTGGAAACCCATGTTCTTGGTAGTATTCCAGTTGATCGCCGCAGGCTTCTACTCCGGTGTCTTTGGATTCCTTAGATTCTTTGTTGAGCTTGTTTGCATATGGATCACGTAGTAAGGACCCATCTACTCCTAATGGCGTTTGCATACTCTCACCGTTTTGTGGACGCATATCCGGAACTATTTGGTTACCCACTCCCATGCCTCTGCTGATATCATCCAACCCTAGGGCGCGGACTGACCGGTTTTTACCACCCTTTTTAACCCCTGGAATAGCCCCATTTTCTGGAGTTAAGGACTGCTCGAAATCTTGTGATTCCTGGCCGGTGTCGGACTCTTCTGGTATTTGGAGCGCACCTTCTTCCGGATCCTCATCATCCTCGGACCCAAGGAGTAGCAGATCTTCCTCATCTACCGGAGGAACTAAGGGATCACCAGCATCTCCAGCACCAGCGCCTTCTGGTCCTAGTTCTGGATATTCTAGATCAGGAGTAGGCTTAAGAGTAGGAGTAGAGGCATGTTCGCTAAGAGATGGCGTACCGCTGGTGGTTGAACCAGGAGAACCGATGTTGTTATCAGCGCGGGATGCATCATACAACTCGTTTAATTCCTGTTCGTCATCACCTGGATTTTCATCCATTGGATTGCTCATATTTCCTTCTCCTGGGCCGGTCTTAAGATTAACCCGCTCGGCGGTTGTTGAGACGGAGCTAGCGCCGGCAAAGGGTTCTGTTCCGATTGCTTGTGTTGGATCATCGGCTGAATCTGACGGCGCATCGTCCAAATCATTAGGGGTAGGTGACGTATCATCTGGAGATCCAGGAAGCCTAGGTAATTCGGTTATCTTCTGTTGAGGAACTACAGGATCAGGACGCAGGTTATTCTGCTGCGTCTTATCAGGGAATTGATAACCAGGTAGTTGTGGGCACTCGTTATCTGCCTGATCCTGTCGTGGAATGTCTGCTAGAATCTTTTTCTTAGACATCTGGATTACCAACCTGAACGGCCTCGGCCTCCACGACGCTGGTCACGCTGACGTGGAGTCTTGGATCCTTCGTAGGCAGCTTCAAGAGTACCTTGTTCGCCTTGGTCTACCAATTCTGGTGTTTCCGAATCTGTGGCAACAAGAATACGAGATGCTATGGTGCTGGCTTTCATTTGTTCACCGTCTTGCTGATGTTGTAGATCGTTCAATTCTTGTTGGAGTTCATCAGCCCAATCACGATCTCCAGTTCGTTTCGCATCCTGGAGTTGTTGGCGGATATTTTTGATTTGCTCATCTAATTTCGACGCCATAATCTTCTCCACGACGTGGTTGAATTGGCTGAAAAGGGAAGAGGCCGCTACGGTGTAGACGGCCCCTGTAGGACATGGGAATGAGGAACTATCTCCCAGGGGAGAACAGAAAATGCTATCCACTTCGCGTAGAGGATACACCAGATAAGGTTCACCGTCGAGAATGATTGCCACGTCGTACAACACTTTCGATTCGTTGAACCCCACACCGACGATTTGACCGGGTATGGGGTCCACACCAGTACCCAGGTTGAGTGTGCAGGCATCACCTATAGCCAATCGTGCAGGGAACACCTCTTTGGAGTGGATCTTCATTTCTATGCCTCTGGATTAGGAGGATTCTGCGACATGTAGATTTTCGCTGCACGGGAAAAGGCAGAAGCTAAAGCAGAGGTTACGTATTCCGATCGGGAGCGTATTGCCTTAGACAACAGCTCTGGAAAGGAGCTAGCCATAACCTTGTAATAGCCTTTCCCTTTGATTGGGAAACTAACGCCTAGGCGAGAGATTGTCATTCCGTAGGATGATATTTCTCGCAGCTGGTAGGAGTAATAAGATACCTGAAGCCCATCGAATTGCCAATGGGCTTCACGAGTTCCGTCTTTCGATGGCTGTTCACCTAGGACTTTACTCAATAGGTCAACGGTGTATTTGTGATTGTCTGCGGGGTTTGCTTTGATTTGTAGAGCGCTCAGAATACGTTGAGCAAGGTGCTGCATGGTCCTCTCCGGTTATTGCTTATTCTTTCGGTTGGGTAAAGATACGTGCGATCTTCTTGATCTGCGTATCGTTCAGGTCGAAACGCTCACGCAGGAATTCCAGATCGTGCTGCGTCAGATCATTACCCTGTCCGACGGTGGTAACAATGAAGTCGATGTAGTATTGGCCACCCTCTTTGCCAGGCTTCATACGGATCTTCGTACCACGGGACTTCTTCACAACCTGTTTAACTTCAAGTAGGAGAGTGGTGGCCATCTTGGTAACGCTGGACTTATCTACACCAGCAACCTTGCGGAAGGTAAACCGTAGAGTATGAGTAGAAGGATCGACCCCGACTTTCTGGATGTAATCCCTGTAGGAGAACATCTCCTTGGTGAGTTCTGTGGGATCCAAATTCATCTGGAAGGACAAGGGGATGACACCAAGTGACGAACTAAAGTTCTCTACTTCAAGCATGTCAGCCAAAGTTTTTACTGCGTCACCAACAGATTCAACATCATGCCCGTCAGAACGAGCAGCTAACTTCAAGGGCAGCTCAAACTCATGGTCCAGGTAGATCTTAACAGAAGCTTCTTCACCTGACTTAGCAAAGTTTCCTTGATTCCATTGCACTGCGATGTAGAGAGCAGGAGCTGCTTCACCATCTTCATTGAGAGCGTTGATCAGCATGATGTAGGAGGTGAAAACTAGAGAGCCCCCTTCGGAAACGTTGACGTACAGGAACGTCTTGGAGTCCTCGAAATGCACATGCTCTTCGACTTCACGCGCAATCGCATCGATGTAGTCTTGGAACGATTTCGGTACGTGGGCTTCAGCTACTTCGTTCAGGAAACCAAGAACTTCCGAGAGCTGTGCTTGGATTTCTTGCTTCAGCTTGGTAATACCGCCTTTCGCTCGTTCTAGATCACGAGCATCAGGAAACTGCATATCTAGTTGAGCCTCAACAGCTTCCAGGGTCTGGTACTTGCTGTACAGATCTTGTGCAAGCCCGTATTGATTCTTTAGCTTACCGATGGCAGGTACCACCACACGATCGAGTTTCTTATCGATCGTTTTCTTCAAGGCTTGTTTCCGCTTGCGTTGATCCGAAGCAGAAGGTGGAGTCACGTTGAACTCTTCAAAGGTAGCGGCTTGGATCTTCATCGAAGCAGCCACCCAATCTTGAGGACGGGTAAGGAAAGACAGAACCTTCTGTTGTTTGCGAACTAGTTGGCTGAGGTCTCGAACCTCTTCAGCCATTTCCGACACGAACTTATCCACGTCAGAGACGTAGCGGAACTTGGGGAGATCTTGCGCCATCTTTGCGCTCCATTTGTTTTGGTCTGAGTGGGGCACTGATGATGCCCTTCGATGTAAAATTGATCGTCAAGTCCTACGGGGACCAGTGACGTTATCATGAACAAGGTTAGTTGGTACAGGTTGCGTTGGTACTCGTCCTCGCCGAGGTAGAAGATTCAGCATCTCTTGTGGTTGGAGAGCCCGTACCTGCACTTCCCATCCTAGCATACGGCTTGCACGAGATTGCCAAGGATTACTATTCTGAACGATCAGAGCTTTGCCATAAACGGAATCTGTAATCACGTCCATAGGGTTTACCGAAGGTACGATAGGACTTAGGACAATCGTGAAAGGTTCGGTAAGCTCCAGGAGAGATAGATCAGATCCACTCTGGAGCTTAGGGAACTCGAAATAGGCGCTATCTTGGTTTAGGTTGAATTGAAGTTCCAGGTGAGTCCAGATAGTACCTTCAGCAACTGTGATGTCCATCAACACAGGTTGGCCAACACAGAATCGAAGTAAGTCATGAGGCCTATTAATAGGTGTCCCATTGATTTGCATCGTGTAAGGAACTTGTTCGTTTACGTTCCATAGCAGCGAAGCATCAACACCAATAGCACCGCGAGGTAGCGTCACTACCTTGGTAAATCCTACGCCTTGAGCAGCCCATGGTAAGTTCTGGAAAAGGATTTCTGAATCAGTTTTGAGCTGTTGTTCAGGAACCGATATCACCAGGCGTTGACCATAGAGAGGGGCAAATCCTCCAACGAATCCTGTACCAAAGCAAACTGGGCAACCAGTATCTCCAAAGGAAAGAGGGCCCATATCAACTTGACCAATCAATTCGTCGAAATCGAGGGCACGTACAGGACCGTTATCTCCAAAGTCGTCCCCATCTTCTGGATTGATTACTCGTTCGATAGGAAAATCACCACCACGGGTAGCGATATCGAATACACCTTGATGTTTGTTTACTGGGGCTTCTGGAGAAGTGATGTTGTATTCGTCTCCGCCGTCTGGTGCTCCAGGGCCACTGAATTCGCGTGTCGGTGGAGCGTAGGCATTACTTGATGGGTCATAAGGAGGAACACCTTCGGGAGGAGGATTCGACCAGGCTTGAGTTCCATACCTACTTGTACCGAATTTGTGTCCTGTAAGAAGTCCGTTGATTACACCAGGACTAGCTTTGCCGTCCTTATCAAGAACGGTGTTGACGTTCTTCCTTTCTGCCTGGCAGGTGCATCGAAATCCTGCACTTGCACGAGCGTAATGGATTGCTTGGAATCCTTGTACCCGGAAAGCTGCGTGATATTTCTGTTGTTGGACATCAGTAAGTCCGTTGATAGCTTGGGTAGCTACATCTGAGTTGCGGACGTTCGGTGGTAAAACACGGTTGTTCGTGCGATCAACTAAGGGCATCTTATCCTCCAATGGAGGTGTGTTGTAGTCATGTAAAATTGATCGTCTTCGCGGTGTTGGTCGCAATTTTATAGGACTCCGTCGGAAACAAAGGAAAGGTCATGTACGAACGTGACATGCCGAAGTTCCGCGCAAAGCCACATCAAAAAGTGCTACTCACATTCGATCCAGGTTCAGTGAACATGGGTATTGCTGCGACAATGCTTGACCTCGAAAAAAGAAAAGCAAGAGTGTTGGCTAACGCGGTTATGGAAAATCCAATCAAAGGATTGGTACATGATATTCAAGGCACACGCCAAAGATTCGTCAAAGAAGTTGATGCTTGGGTTGAACGATTCAAACCTCATGGCATGGTAATGGAGAGATTCCAGAGTCGTGGTCTTCGTGGTAACACCGCCGAAGAAGTCAGTATCATGATTGGGATTATGCTAGAGCGTTACGGTTCGCGGCTCCCTTTCAAGATCATCACTGCTGCTACCTGGAAGAATGACTTTCATCGCAAGTGGAATGATGGAAAGACAAGTGGTGAAGTAGACCTTAAGGAACTTTACAAAGAAGTTTGTGTTCCTCCTCACCAACTGGATGCAACGTTGATTGGCTTGTATGGCCTTAAGATAGGTACGCGAGTTGATTTCGATTACGACCTAGATAGATTGCTAGGTGCTGTAGAACACGCCTCTCTGTGCAGGCTTATCAACAGAGTAAGAAGGAGAAAATAATGGCTCAGTACTTCCCCAAGGCTTGGTTAACCGCTAAGAATGGTGGCCGAATTAATGAAATAGATTTGAAGCAGATTAAGAACACCAGCACGAAAATTGAAGCAGGTGGTACACCAGTGAAAGCTCGCATCGACATGGGCGAACAGGTCGCCGGTGCTGGCTTGTGTCCTGAATGCCGTCAACCTACTATTGGCCCTGTACATTGCAATGGACACGTTGTCCGTTGGTGTGCTACCGATCGTATTGCTCTGCCCTACAAGGACGGAGAGGAGTAATCCATGCGAGTACCAAAAAGTGCTTCGACGAAGGCACGAGAACATCCCTTCCTAAAGAAATCGTTGAAGCCGAATGACTTCATGCGTGAACGTAAGGCTAAGGCTTTTGAGATTGTTTCTAGTGCAGATAAGAAGCTGTTAGAATCTCAAGCCGACGAAGCTATGTCACAACGAGAGCGTCGTATTCGAGAAGCTCTCAAGAAGAAACCAGTTAAGGTAAAGGCTGAGAAGACATTCGACGAAATGGATGATATCGATCCGGACGATGCTTTCTTAGACCCTGATGCTGATTACGAGCCAGAACCTGATCCTGCGGTTAAACCAAAGAAGAAAAAGAAAACAAAGGATCTGGTAAAGCGTAAAGAACTAGAGCATCACGATCTTGAAGATGTTCCGGATTCCGAAGAGGATGTTGAACTTCGTCAGTATGGTCTTGAAAAAGAAGTGAAGAAGAAAAAGAAGAAACGTGGTCGTAAGAGCGCTGCTGAAATGGAAGAGGCTCGCGATGACTGGGCTCCAACCCCTAAGGTAGAACCTAAGAAATCAAAGAAGCTTTCTACGTCTACTGAATTAGTTATCAGTGCTGGCGATGAAGCCACCGCAAAGGGTTTGGCTCTAAGCAAGAATAGCAAATCCATTCTCGGCCATGACCTAGATCGTATTCAAGATATGATCGAGCTAGGTGATCACGACACAGCATCTACGATGATCTACAAGCGGATGCTTCAAGCATTGCTTGAGACTGCAAAGAACGTATTCGAGAATGTTGTTCAAGGGTCTGGTGGAGCTCGTGGTGTTCAGGCCATGAACATGATCACTAGTTCGATCCGTGATATCATGATCGACATCCAGCAGGCGCAGGATCGCGGCAATATGGGTGTGTCACTTGTGGAAAAGGTTATAATGCCTTCCTTCTTGGACATAGGCATGATGCTCCTCAAGGAGAACGAGAAGCTTAAACAGAAGCTTCGTCGTGATCTATCTCCTGAGTTGATGACACGCTATGAAACCATCTTAGAAGAATACGATTCTAAGGTTGGTGACTACGTCCAAACACAGTTCAAAGAAGTCCGTGAAGAAACCCGTAAGTTTCTTCAACGTTGATTAGGGGTACAGAATGTACACAAAGAATAGGATCATAGGTGTTCAAGGAGGACAAGTTCAAGTCTCCCAAGCACCGGCTTCTTCGCCTGCGGTAAGCGCCAGTCGTAAGATGCAAGGTACGCAAGTCAACGCCGCAGGGATGGCTATTGGTGGAGCTGGTGTTCCAGTTAACGCTGTAGGCGCGTGGGCTTCTGAATACCAGTACATGATGACGGGTCTGATTCCTGCAGACCCGATGATCAACGATAGTTCCAACCTGGCACTGTTCTACCGAGACATCTACCTGCTAGACGCAACTGCTGGATCTGCGGTAGATATTCAATCGTCATTCCCGTTCTCTGACTTTGAGTTACGAGGTATGGACGAACACGAATTGAAACCTTTCCGTGAGGCAGTTGAACGCCTGAACATTCGTAGGATGATGCCGGAGATCAGCGTCTCTTATCTGGTGGATGGTTTCTTCTGTGGATCCTTGGTGTTCGATCCTCGCGAGAAACAGTTCATCGATACGTTGATCCATGATGCACTTCAATGTAGTGTACATCACACACAGTTCTACAATCTGGATCCTGAAATAACGGTACGTGTTGGTATGACCATGCAGAATTTCTTGCGTGGTAACAACGTGTACAATCGTCGATACTTGCAAACGCTTCCCAAGTCATTTGTTGATCTGTTGATGCGTGGTCAGTTCACACTAGATCCAGTAGCAACGCTGTATGTGCCTCGTAAGTCGTTGACTGACCGCGCTTACGTATCCTATCTGCATCGTATTCTTCCAATGTATCTTATTGAGAAGACGATGTATCGTGGTACCCTGACGGAAGCACATCGTCGTCAGCGTGCTATGACTCATATCACTGCAGGTGATACCGACTGGACTCCAACTGCTGAAGAGCTCAACATGATTGTAGCTCAGTTCCAGCAAGCAGAGTATGATCCCCTAGGCGGTTGGATCTCAACACGTAATTCGGTTCAAGCTACAGATATTCGTCCTGGTGGTGATTTCTGGAAATGGACCGACATGGTTGATGTGATGACTCCCTATAAGCTCCGCGCTTTAGGTATCAGTGAGTCATTCCTTTCTGGTGATGCATCCTACGCAGCAGCCGAATCTGCCTACTCGTCTTTCCTGGAAACACAGGAATCTTATCGAGGATTCCTGACGGACAAGGTCTTCTACAATAAGATCTTCCCGTTGATTGCAGTAGTGAACGGTATGTACCGGGATCCTCGTGGTCGTAAGAGTAGCGAGAGTGTTATTGATTTTCTTACCAATACCAGCTCGCGTGCTAATCTTAAGATACCTGAAGTTCATTGGAAGAAGCAACTCGAAGCTGACCATGAAGATAGTATGTTCGAGATGCTGGAGAAGCTCGACGAACGTGGCTTCCCTATTCCTATTAAGGCATGGACAGCGGCTGCCGGTCTCGACTTCAATAGTTTGATTGCTGACCTAGATGAAGACACGGCTATCCGTAAGAAGCTGGAACAGTACACTGGTAAGGATACGTCACACGATCAAGATGACGCACTACCAGAAGATTATGATAGTGAAGTAGGGGCGAGCAATTTTACTTCGTTATCGGTAGCTAACGGCGGGCGTCGTCGCACTCCACTCCTTAATCGTCAGATCGCTGGCGATGGTTTGGTGTATGAAAGCAATCGTAGTGGTAGTGGTCGTAAGCACATCATCAATCAAGTTGGAGCTCGTGCTAAATCCAATGACCAGATCATTAAGGCATCGCGAGCCTTGCAGGATCCTCACCTACGGGAACAAGCCCGTCGCCGTAATATTGAACAACGTGGTACAGACGTGATTGCAGGTGCAGGCGAAATTCCATCGCGTGATGCTATGGAGCGCCGTAAGGCTAGCAAGCCTGTTCAAGCAAGTGGTGACGAACAATACGTCCGTCGCTTCAAGCGTACAAAATTCTTCTAAGGGACAACTCATGTACAGCTTCTTAGTTCCAGTGCGTGGTGCTGTTAAACCAGCAGAAAACTACTCCTGGTTCGTGTTCCACGGTAAGCAACCCATTGAGTTGTCTTTCCGAGGACAACCGGTAGTAATTAAGAAAGGGACGCGCTTTGGTGTGCGTCCTAGTGTCAACAAGAAAGACATCCGATTAGTTCTACCGGGACAAGAGTCTAAGGTCATTACACTGACATTGGATCAAGCGGAAGCATTGTCCAAAGGTGTACGCTCAGGAGGTGTGTGATGCAAGTACCATCACGAACCACATCGATCTACGTGGTAGGCATGATATGGGATACCTACACGCCATCTGTTGAAGCTCAGGCTCTTAAGGATCTTCTGGCTCTACAGGCAGAGGCTACTAAATGGCCAGGTACCGAGCTTCAAGTTGCGTGTAGGTCGGATCGTATGGATCGGCTGTTAGCTGCTATACAGATCATTCGATCGTCTGATTTGTCAGACGTCAACATATGGCGTACCTATCAGGTTGGAGCAGACCGAGTGCAACTACCTGAGGACGTTACTGCGTCCTATGATGATATCAGCGAATGTGTGCTGTACGTACCGCCGAAGCCCAATCGTAATCAATTGCAGGTCATCAAAGATGACCCTGGGTATGCGTTGAAGCAAGGTGGTCGTGACTATGGATACAACCCATTCGAGAAGCCACCGCCATCATCTGATCAGATGTATTCACGTGATCCTCTTGTTAATTTTGTTTGGACCTCCTAAGGAAATACCATGTCGTTTGCTGAACGAATTATAGCCCAGAATAAAACCCAAGTTAAAGCTACCAATGCTAAAGAAGCAGGCAAACTGGTACAATACTTTACCAGCATCTTAGGTAAGCCAAAGAAGTTTGATCAAGATAAATTCGATAAAGGTACAGCTTCAGGCGAAGCTATCTGGGGTGCTTCTAAGGTTGGTGGTTGGAAAGTAATTAATGCTAATCTTAGGTTAGACGAGCATGATGGTTTTTATTTTACCCTTGATTTTGAAGATACTGCTTTGAATGAACACCTATTCGAGGCCAGTGGTGAAACTGCTAGCCAGGTGATCTCTGATTTTAAGGCCTCGGTGAAAATTTCTCTGCGTGATCAGGAAAAAGACATCGAGGAAGACCAGAAAGTAATTGAGTTCTACAAAGCTCTTCTGAAATAATGTCCAAGCTCAGTCCAACCGATCAAGGCAGTTATCTATTTGATTGTCCAGGATGTAAAATGTGTCACGTGGTGTATGTCACTACACCGGACCGTCCTCGTTGGACTTTCAACGGTGATCTTGATAAACCTACGTTCAATCCATCGCTGTTGGTAACATGGACTCAACATCAGATGCCTCAAGTGTGTCATTCATTTGTTCGTGATGGGCAGATACAATTCCTCAGCGATTGTACGCACAAACTTGCAGGCCAAACGGTTGAAATTCCTGAATGGGAAGACTAGGCCGGTCTCAATTTAATACAGTGTCAAAAGCAAGGCGTTCAAGGAGTTGTTAGTGACCAGCTCTGCGACGGGAAGGGTACGTCTTGCATTTGTTTCTGGAGGGCTAGGGTTACACGGCCTGTTATGCCCTCCATCCTTTTACCCGAGCAAGTGGCTTTGCTTGAGGTTCAGATATCAGCCATTCAGAGTAAGAACCTCACGCCACTCGCTCCAGCAAGGAGCACTACCGTGGCTCTCCTCCAAGATGTATTAAGTCGTGCGCAATCACAAATCAAAGTGAATACGCAGGGCGGTGTAAACGCTATCAAGACCGGCGTAAAGAATCAGGTCCAAACAAAGATTAATGATGTAGTCAACGGCGTAAGCAATACAGCTGGTGACGTCATAGGTGCAGGTGTTAAGGGCGTTACCAGTGCAGCAGCTGACCTGTTCAAAGGTAACGTAGGTGGTGCGCTTGGTGATCTAGCCGGCATACCGGGTAACATAGCCAATGCTGCTGGGAGGGGGATCAACAATGCACTAGGAGCATTTGGTATCACCAGCGGGTCAACACTCTCTGGTGGTATTGACTATCTGAGTGTATCTTCTGGACCAGGTGACGTGTCATATGGTAACGCGCTTGCAGGTATCATGGCACGCGCTGATCCTATGCACGCGTTCAACTGGTTTGCAGATCTGCCGCAGATTAATGCTGGTGGCTTTGCGGCTTCTCTACCATGGTACTACGTGGAAGAAGCAACGATCCCGTTCCGTCAATTCGAATCTCGTAACGTCTATCGTGAAGGGCGGTTCAAGCACTATCCAGGAAAATATTCTGTGGATTCGCTACGCCTATCAGTGTATCTAGATTCGGATAACGTAGCCCTGAATTATTGGCAGACATGGCAGAATGCTATTCTCCAGCCATTCAATAAATCTACGATGTATTCCTTAGGTGGTGGGTACACTCCGCCGTCTTCATTCAAGAAAGACATCAATATCTATCTGCTAGATGTACGTCGGGCAGAAGTAATGAGTATTACCTACATTGAATGTTGGCCTACGTCCTTTGATTCTCTGCATTTGCAGTCCGCGTCAGGTGAGCGTCTCATAGGACAGGTTACACTCAACGTAGGGGACGTGTTCGTTAATATGATGAATCTTGGTTCTGGTCTTATTTCTGGTGTGTCGAGTTTATTCTCACGCCCTTCGAACAGTCCTACCAGCGGTTTCTCGGTTACTTCAACACCTTCATGGGCAACTGATAATCCTAGGTTATCAGATTTGCCTATAGCCATTCAACAGGCTCAAGCAAACGCATAATAATATCTCTTACATAATTAGTGGAGTCACTTATGGGTAAGACCATAGTTAGTCAAGAATCAACATTTGTCCCTTTCAAGCGTCCCGGTATGGCCATTCCCCACGGAGCCGGTGCACCTGTTCAAACCGATAGGCCGACAGCAATGAACAACGTTGTCAACGATCCCCGTCACGGGTCTCTCCCTGAAGGTCGTGTAGCTGCACGCTTTCAGAAAGCACTGCAGGCTAATGCCAATTCGGCACAAGAAGGTGTAGGGCTTCACGACTTTGTAGAGACCCTCACAGAAGCATCAGGGCCTACCCGAGGCACTCCCGATCGTTCTATGAAAGCGGAATATCGTCCTGGGGAGAAACAAGGTGCTCCGTTAGTTCGAACGCCTCCTCCCGTTGGAGCTTCACCTCAGGAAGTTCGGAATCATTATAAAAGTCAGGCGTCATTACCCGGTAGTGAGCCAATGTACCTGACTACGGAAGATCCGCAGAACACAGGTAACCAAGGGTTTGTTCCGACAGCCGAAATCAAAGACGCTATACCTGAATACGTGGAATCCACGTTTGCGTCAGAGGAAGAGGGCACCAGCGTCGATCTACCTTCACGCTTTGCGTTCTACCCCTTCAAAGATCTGTACGTGTACACGTTGCGTGGCAAGCATCTACGTAAACTAGCACGAGCCCACAAAGAGAATTCGTTGCTTCAGACTGCTGAAGTAGTTAGTTCTGTACTGCGTACTACAGATCCTGCTTACCAGGGACGTCCGTTAGCTTTTGATCTGACGATACCGGATTTCTATTGGGTTCTGTACTATCTGCGTCAGAACAGCTTTACCAAGAGTAGCTTCACGCATGTGACTAACTGTACCAATCCGGCTCACATTAAGTTGGTTGAAGACGGAAAGGCTAGTGTTAAATCACTTCGCATTGAAGAGGTAATTACCAAGTCCACTCTGGTTAACAACATGTTGGAAAAGATGCCGGAGACAGATCTTTCGTCTTTGGCGAGTGAGGGTATTCCTATTAGACCTGCCACTATACGTGATCTGGTGCTGATCATGGAACATCCTTCTTTCATCAAAGAGGATCCAGAGTTTACATGGACCTCAGAGATCGCTTCATATGTAGGAGGTGGGTTACCCATTCAAACTCGCATCGATATTGTCGATGAGATGACTCCTGACCAAATTAGCGCCATTAAAGCTTATGAAGAAGAAGTAAGCAACTATGGTATCGATGAACTGGTAACTGTACACTGCAAGGAGTGCGGCGCGTCGAGAAGGGACCGTGTCTCTATCGACGCGTCCACGTTTCTTTCCGTTAGCTGATATGGCTGCGGTGATGGAGCGCAAGGCCCTCATAATGTCAGAGTTTCATTGCCTGCTTGATGACAATGCGCCCATATATGAACTCATGTATTTTTCCGATAAGGCAGATGCTCGTCGTAAAGAACGGCAGCGAGCTCGACGGGAAGGCATGATATTGAACGACTAGGAGATTACGAATGGTCGCTGCAAAGTTTCGGACCGACTATGAAGCTCAGAAATGGGCTTCATTAGCGAACGCAGACAGGGCGGCTCTTGATAGGTTAGCAGCAGGAACAGCTACACCTCAGGACATACGCCGTGTCCAATCCTTGGTAACCAAGTCCTATGGATTGGCGACCACCGTTTTCAACAAAGGCCTTAAAGCCATTGAGGCTGCAGCTAACGATCGAATTGCCCATATCAACGATACACGGGTTGCCAAGGGTAAGGAGCCGCTTACCACTGGACAGTTCGAGGCTCTGCTTACTAAGGCCCTCGATAAAGCATGGTCAGACCAAGGCCCTGAACTAGTTGTAATTATCGAAGACGCGATTGTCAAGGAATCGCATTCTCAGGATAAACGCTTTGGGTCCATTCTTCACGATAAGCTTCGTCAGTTCCATGAGGAACGTGCCGCTAACGAAGCTTCATTGGACGAACACCAGAAGAGCCAAGATGAAAATCTAGCCTACGCAACCTTGAAGAAGGTTAACAGTATCCCGAACATCGTTGAAGAACGTGTTGAGCGTGCTGTTAAACGTGCTCTTGAGAATTACAAGGGTCCTCAAGTTGTAGGTAATCCAACTACTGAAGCAGCAAATTCTTCAACAGCCACTTATTCTCCAGGATCGGTATTAGGCACACAACCTGGTAGTAAGGAAGATGAGCGTAAGTGGCAAACGTTCTCTCGATTCAATGAAGACGGCGAACTCATCCAAGTTGCAAAAGAGAATGAAGGCGCAACGGGTGCTGTTCGTCGATCTCTGGAACTTATTGAACAGCAGAACAACCAGAATTCGCGTGACAAGGATGACGAACGTCGGTCGAAAACTTGGTGGCGGTCTCTTAAATCCTTCATGGGTGACAAACTCTGGGGTAAGACTAAGAAAGCCGGAATGTCTATTGGTGCAGGTTTACTTGCGCTTGCGGGTAAGCTATTGATGACTCAGCTGTTTGGTGGGACGCTATGGCGTCACTTGTCCGACTACCTAAGCGTGGAGAAGATAAAGACTTATGCCTCAGAGTTTCTTGATTGGGCGATGGAAGGTGGGAAGAAAATCGTTGGGTACATCAACGATAAATTAAACCCATTCCATGAGTCTAATGAAGAGATTGTTAAGAAAGTTGATAACAACATGCCTGGCCAAGAGGCTGCAATTGGTCATTCAGAGTCAGAGCTTGCTCGTTGGCAAGCAATGTTGGCTAAAGATCCTAACGATCGTAAGGCACAGATACAGGTAGCGAAATACCAAAAATTGGTAGCCTTACAGAAGAGCGGTAAGCAGAACTTAGAAGACACAGCAAGTATGGCGCAAGCCAACATTGCTTCAGGTATTAAAACCCCTGCGGATTTTGTGACTGCAAATACAGACAAGTTAAGGGACCAGCAGAAAGCGGCTAACACTACGCCTACTGCGTCTACGACTGCGCCACTAGGGACAGCGTCTGTACCAACTGCCGTGGGTCCGCTCACAGCAAAGGGTGCTGGTAAGAGTACGCTAGGTTCAGGCATGTATGATCCAGGATTTGGATCGGCAGGTCGTAGTACCATGTTCCCTAACCTCAGTGGTCCTACGTTAAGCCCTGCGGAAATAATGCCTTCTACTGCAGGTACTTCGGGATCAAGCGGTTCTAGCCGACCAATAACGCAAGGTACTGGTGCACCTACCAACAGTATGCAGGACTTGAAACGTGGTTCATCTACAGATGGCATACTTGGTGCAGTGAACCTAGGTATGCTCACAGGCTAAGGAGTAGTCATGACACCATCAGCGGTGCTCGGTCGATATGGTGATCCTGGCGTCTTCGAGGTGGTGACCGATACCTACAAAGATGATGACGGGAAATATAAGCCTATGAATTTGCTTCGTGCGCGTGCAGTCAACGCCATGGAGCAAAATGAAGAGGAAGATGACGCACCGCCAAGTTCAGCGTTGGCTCGACTCTTTGTTGCGCGTGCAAAAGCGTCCCAAGAAGAAAACGGCGAGGAAGACCTATCAGACGGAGGTACCGCCAAGGTAGCTAAATGGACCATATTCAGTATGGTTCGTACTGTTGGTGGTTTTGCGGTACGCACCCTGGCTACCATTGGTGCATGGACTCTCCGAATGGCGCGGTCCTTAATATGGACTGTCGGTAGATTTGTTCTTCGTTCTATAGTTGTGCCGGTCTTAGAAGGACTTGCCGCAATACTTACCACCCCAGTAGGGCTGGGTGTCACTGCTATTCTCGGTGGTGCAGCAGTTGGTTATTTTCTGTATCGATCATTCTTTAAAGGTGACGACCCCCATAGTGTTGATAAGGGTGGAAGCTTAGAAAAGTCCAACACCGATGAGGACACCAGTTTCTGGAGTAACATATTTGGATCCAGCAGGTCAGATAATGCCTACAATGAAAGCCTAGGTAGTTCGTCAGCCTACGGTGTAGGAGCTACAGCTGATCGTGTTGCATCAACCTATGTAGAAGGATCTGCTTCTGACGAAGAGATATCCAAAGGTGCAGACACAGTTAATAGATATAGGTCTTCCTCAGTAGCGGCAGCTATAAAAGAAGCATCACGCGTTACCGGTATGAGTGAGGCTGTCCTTACAGCTATTGCTTATCGTGAGTCTGCATTTAACCCACGCGCAGGTGCAAGTACATCTTCAGCTAAGGGTCTGTTCCAGTTTATCAAAGGTACCTGGGCCTATATGGTAAAGACGTATGGAGCAAGATTTGGTGTCCCTCAAGACGCTGATATATTTGATCCGCTTTCAAACGCCATCATGGGTGCAGTGTTCCTGAAGTATGAGGTGTATCCTTCAATTAGTGCAGTTAAGCCTAATCCCAACGCTACGGATCTTTACATAGGTCATTTCATGGGAGCGCAAGGCGGAGCACAATGGTTGAAGATGCTTAGCAGCGATCCAGGACGCTATGCCTATCTAGACTGGCCGGATGCAGCAGCGGCTAACAGGAGTGTTTACTGGAACAGCAAGACAGGTAAACCTCGTACCTATGCTGAGATCTACAACATGTTCAACTCAGGATTGCGAGGTATTGAGGGTGCGATGTCGAAAGATACTAGCTCCACTAAAGTTAATCCTGTTCAGAGCATGCCTGAGTCTAGGCCGGAGTTATTACCATCAACCGAAACTGTTAAACCAGAAGCAGTAGCACTTGGTACAGCAGGTCAACAGCAGTCAGGAGGCGGAGGCCAGCAGGCTTCTACGCCAAACTATATCAAATACAAGGGCATGGCAGTAGCCGTGCATTAAGGTGTGTCATGTTGAACGCCAATCCAAACTACCTGGTCACCATTATGAGTGTCTTGGATAGTCCGGGACAGCAACATATTTCAGTCACTGCACCGATGCCTGAGACGTTTATGTACGACGCATCGGTGCAGTATGATTCACCCTTCACACAAGCCCTTACAGGCAACGTGATGATTGATACTATTCTGCGTGTAGGCGTAGCTGCTAAGTTGGTGACGCAAGCTATGACTGCGCAGATATGGCAAGGATCGACAGAAACGGAACTTGGGCTTGAACTGGAGTTTCAAGCCGAAACTAATCCAGCTACCGAGGTAAGAGACCCTATAGTTTCGTTACTCAGGCTGGTTACTGCATCTACTGATTTCGAAGGGCTAATCACCAGTCCTGGGCCTAAGATTGATTCAGCCATCATGCAGGATTTCGTGTCGGCCGCTAAGAAGGTAGGTTCTTCTATAGCCGATTCATTCTCTAGTTTTTCATTGCCTGGTACGAAAGAACTTGGAAGTATCCTTAACACAGGTATCACTTCGATTCAGCCATCTGGACAAGGGGCAGCAAATGCACAACCCTCTTCTAGCCAGACGCTAGGTACAGTGGACTACTACAAGTCCAAAGTAAGGGATCAGATTTCAATTCGTATAGGCAACTATGCGTTTTTTGATTCTGTGGTAATCACTAGTGTACAGAAGACCTACGAATCTCAGTTCGACGCCCTCACAGGATTGCCTTATTATGCGAAGGTAGCAATTCGGTTCAAGCCTTTGTTCATGATTACGCAGTCTGATCTGAATAAGATTTTCTTCCCGCCTCCGTCTTCAGGTGCTCCTACCTCTGGATCTACCTTACCACTTAATGGCACAAACATATCTACTACCGCAGCATTAGGATCGTTGAGTGGACTGTCACCAGCAGCAGGACAAACCGGTGATCCTCGTAACTTCCTGAGTAACGCGATAGATACGGTAAGCAGTACAGCCAAGAGTATTGCATCTCGAGTAGGGCAAGAAATTTCGGCTGGATTTCCTCTAAAGTTCTAAGGAAAGGTCATGGCAGCAATTGACTACAGACAGGACTACACGTATTCGCAATTCACCCCAGTGGACAATACTGGTAAAGCCAGAAACGTGTTCAAGTCTGCCTATAAGAATCTTCGCTTCGTACTTCAACTTCAAGAGATACGTGCGTTGTCAGAAGATGAAGCCGCTAATCTACCAGGGTTGAGTTTTGGACAATACGGTGTTGTTGACTTCTGGAGGGTTCTACTCCAGTACAACGGTCTACAGGATCCTATACAGGACGTGTACGCAGGTATGCAGTTCATGTTCCCTACCAAGTCCAGCGCCATTTCGTGGATGACCCAGCAGCAAAATAGTCAGACGACCACCCTTACTATCTAGGTGGATCATGAGTAGCTACATCATCCAGAATCGGATTGAGGTAAGTATCTTCCTCAATGGGGTAAATTACCCTGTACAGGCAATCAACACTATCAACTTCATCCGAATGGACTGCATGATTGGTTCTGTGTTGCCTACCTGCCATTTCAGTATCACAGATGCGTCAGACCTGATACTGAACAACAAGTTGATCCAAGATGGTACAACCGTATCGTTTGTTATCAAGGCCTTAGGTGCACCGCAGAGTAGAACCTATAATTTCCGGGTGTTCAAATTTAAACCTGAGAGATCCGTCCTTGGAACAAGGTGGGACGTAGATGGTTACTGGGATGCTCCTCTTTATTGGTTAGGTACCACGAGTGAAGGCATAAGGGGCACGTCAGATTCTGTGCTATCAACTATAGCTGCGCGTTGTGGTCTAGCGTATGAAGGTGACGTAACTGCCGATCCTCAATTATGGTTACCACAGAATAGGACATACGGTGAGTGGGTTCGGGAAATCGTTAAGCGCGGTTACCTGAATGACCAATCATTGATGTTCAGTGGAGTTGATTTCACGGGTACCCTTCGGTATAAGGATTTCAATCCTAAAGCTGCCGAAGTTCAAAGACTTGTGTATGGTATGTTCAAGAGTGGCGAGACGCCTGTTCAGGATTTCAAGCCATCATCCAACAGCGGGTTCAACAACAAATTAACCGGCTACAGCAATGCGCGGCGAGCTCAATCAACGCTTGGTAGTGTTGACCAGGTTGCGTACAGTGAACTTAGTTTTACACCAGACTCAAGGGAGCCCCTTTTTAATCTGGACCTGAAGCAGACGCAGCAACGTGGTTACCAGCAATTTGCTCCAATTGACTTTGGTAATACTCATGAGTCATATGAGCAAGCCCGGTATCAGAATATGCGCTACGCGAACCTCCATAATCTGGTGGTAGACTTCATGACCAACAGCTTCACTGGTCTTAATCTATTCGATACCTTCACGTTCTCTACCAGGCAGGAAGGTGGACAGGTAGATACTACCTACAGTGGTAAGTATAAGGTATCAGCAGTGAACATCACAATACGTGGGGCCAATTATGTTGAATACATAGAAGGCACTCGTCATGGTACAAATTTGTTGGAGTAAAGAATGCCCCTCAACAAGGTAAATGATAATCTAGAGGCGGCTCAGGACTATGAGAAGAAACTGTTCTACGGTAGGGTTACGAATAACGTTGATCCTCTAGGTTTAGGACGGTTTCAGGTAACAGTACCCGGTCTGTATGACGAAGGCGAGCTGCCGTGGGTAGGAGTCAAACGTTACAGTCCTTTTGGTGTTGGTCCCGGTTTTGGTGTATATGGATCTCCAAGTCTTGGGTCTACAGCAGTCCTGAAGTTGCAAGAAGGTGATGCACACTATCCCATATGTTTGGGGTACCTATTAGATCAATCAAATGCAGATCCTAGATTTGCAAGCGAGAAGACCTGGGGTTTCGTAGATCCTAGTGGCAACGTGCTCTACGTGAACATGGACACGCAGGAGTGGACGTTCACTCATAGTTCAGGAACAACCTACACCATCAATGAACAAGGTGACCTAATTTCACACATTGTTGGTGAGCGCAATATCACGATTGACAAAAGCACTACCATAACAACCAATGGTGGGAATACCACCATAAACACGACGTCTGGTAACACCAATATCAGTACGTCAGGGGCTACTACTATCCAGAGTGGCTCCTCGGTGACGATTAATACACCACAAACTAACGTCCTTGGAGCACTAACTGTCTCAGGGCTTACCCGGCTGCAAGGTGGGATTATCGTTACAGGGGATGCAGGCGGGGCTGCTGGATTTATTACAGGTAACTTTATTCATACGGATGGTATCCTTTCGTCCAATGGTGTTATCTTGCATACGCACGTTCACCCATACGACGATGGCGACACTGGTCCTCCGATTGCAGGGTAAATTTTATGAAGCTTCACGAGATGCGGAAATTTATAAAAGAGAAATGGAACGACAAGTTCTTTGTTCTCGAGAAAAACCGCGTTGGTCACTTTGTCCTTTACTGTGAAGAGCATGATCGTAAGTGGATGGTAACGAAGGCCAAACTATTGGCCGGCAAAGGCGATTGCGTCATGTGCCGGCCAAACGGTCCTCCTAAGCCTAAACCTATGTTGCCCCATTCGGTATACGTGGATAGGATCAAAGCACTTCACCCTTCCTTTGAAGTGATTGGTCAATACAACGGGGTGATGCGTAACTGTACACACCGTTGTAAGCTCTGCGGATTTGAATGGGAAGCTACACCTAACAATGTTCAAAAGCGTTACTACAAATGCCCGTCTTGTTTGAATCAAGGATTGAAGCTAACTAAGCAACAGAAGAAGGCAGCTGAAACTGTTGTACTCGACGGGCGTAAAGAGCGTTATGAACAGATAAGAAAAGAGCGTAAAGAGGATAACGTCGATACGCTCGAAAAGAGTAAGCTCAAGGAGATAGAGTTCCGATTGGATAACGGTATGGAAATTCCGTACTACCTAAAGGAAATTTATCGGAAGCATTATGGTACACACCTGGAAGATCTAGAACCGGCGGAAGAAGATTTTGATCCTGAGGCACCTCAAGAAGTTGAGCAGCCTGATGCTCCTGATTGGGATAGCGATGATACGCAGGATTGGACTCCTATGGTACGTGTTAAAGATACTGTATCGCGAGTTGCAGCTCTTGGAGTACAGAAGCTTAACGTACAGGTTGTGGACATCAACATCGTAGAGGACGACGAGCCTGCTGAGGTAGAGGAACTGGTAAGCATACAACCTGATGAAGTAGCTTCACAGGATGTGGTTCTACTAGGTGAGGGTGAACTTGAGCTATCCGATGAGGATGATGACCCTGATACCTATCTGGCCCAGCGTGTGAAGCAGTGTAAGGGTTGTTTAGATATGAAGAGACAACCCTGGCGTGTAGACTGTGAAGTCTGCGGCAAACGGAGATAACATGGCAAATCAAGCCCCAACTAGTTACCAGCTTGGATTGTCAGGTGCCACGTGGATTGATGTAAACACGTTGTTCACAATCAACGCTTTACCAGATCGCGTACCTGATGAGCAATCAATTATCTATAGTAGCCTGTTCAATTTGCTTAACTGTCCTATAGGTGGACGTAGCAGAACTTTCCAGCCTACATATGGATCTATCTTGTATCAGATCCTACAGGAACCTATCGACGATATCACTACCCGATCGATACAGATTGGATTTATTCAAGCGATCGCAAAATGGGAACCACGGATCACTTTGGATTTCAGTAACACCTACGTGAACGTTGACTACAGCTTACCAGGTTATCAAGTACGAATTGCGTTCACTGTTAACCTTACACAACAACGAGTGGTACAAGATTTTTCCCTTGTAGCCAATACCTAAGGAACAAGTATGGTTACCAACGCTTCACAATTGGTTTTATCTGATCTCACAGCAGAGGTGGATGACTTCGTTGGTCAGTTCAACGCCTACCTGGTTAATCAACCAGTATGGAAAGGTGAATTGGTTACGCAGACGTCGCAAACGCTGGTCGAACTTATCTCCTCTGTAGGCGCATTTGACCAAGGTCGGATTTTGCGATCTTATGAAGACTCCTTCCCAGAGACGGCACAAGCAGACGATGCGGTACGTGCTATCACGACGATGCAAGGTCTTCGTATATCACGATGGTTGCCTTCTGAATTATCGGCAACCATTACGTCACCTGCTACAGTCACACTGCCCCCTTATACCCAGTTCACTTCTGGGGGAACCTATCTGTTTAATCGAGAACAGGTAGTGCTGAACGCTGGAGTTCCTACACCTATTACGTTGAATCAAGGGTACGTTAAGACGATCCTTATGTACGGTGACGGTAGTGACTTCCAAGCCTACGTCGCCAACGAAGATCCTTTTGTAGTGGCAGATAGCGACACCAACGTTCGTATTAATGGTGTGCTTATCCAGAAGTCTGGTGGTGTTCTTTGGAACTTCCGAGACCAGCAAGCGTTTGCTGATTTGACGATGCCGGATGGTCGTCTTCTGGTTCAGTTTGGTAACTCGCGCTTTGGTGCTGTCCCTGGAAAGACGGATGAGGTCGCGGTTACCTATGTAGTGACCAACGGCGAGAATACAAATAATTCTACGCTATCAGGTAAGCGCGTAACTGTAGATGGATTCTCCACAATCTCTGGAACAATTACGTCTAACCCTACAGGCGGCGCTAGTGAAAAGCCTGTTGTGGTGTATAAGAACGTGGCGTCTGGTGCGTTTGGTACATATGAATCCGGCGTAACCAAACCTCAGTACGTAGCACTAGTTAATACCTATCCGGGTATCATTGACGCGGTAACGCAAGCCCAGCGCGAGATCAATCCTATGGATCTCAATTGGATGAACGTTATAAGGGTATCAGCGTTGACTACTTCACCATGGACAGTTTCGATGAAGCAGGACTTCATGGATGCCATGCAGAAGATCACGATGTATTCATGCCGGTTCATGTGGCAAGATGCTATCCCTATGGACCGTGATGTTGAAGTAGAAGTATACTTCTTCAATACGGCGGTGCTATCCAACGGTCAAGCAAATAGCGAAGCGGCTATTCAAAATCTACTTGCGCCTAATCCTGGTATTCTTCAGACTGATTTCTTTGAATCAGATATTGATACGGCAATCAAGAAGAACAACAACAGTCAGGTTAGCTATGTAAAGGTCATTCAGCCGGCAGAGATGATTGTTAACGCCCCTTCTAGCCCGCCTACTACATGGGCTTTAATACCTGGCGGTGCAGCGGCCCCTATGAATCCTGGTATCTATGCGTATGCGGTTGCCGTGACAAACGCACAAGATGCAGGGCCTCCTAACGGATGGGTGTTTCCTCAGATCGAGGACATACAAGGCACCAATAATGCAATCCAGCTAACATGGCCTGAAGTTAAAGGAGCTTTGTCGTATCGTGTGTACGGACGACAAGGGGGTAATCCAAGTCAGCCGTTGGGACTGATGGCTACCATTACGCCTAACCCTGCTAACGCTACAGCGACCTTTGTTGATAATGGAACCATTACTCCGGTAGGTCCGTTACCTAGTACCATGTCGCTGGCACCTATCAGGTACAACAGACTCCGTAACCTAACAGTTCGAGTGTACTATGCTGATCGCCAGAAGCGACTCGATGGATCACCTGAGCGCCAAGAACAAGGTTAACAGATGAACGACTACATTCAACAGTTTCGACTGGGGTATAGAACACCCCGTTCAGTCTTGCTGCCTCCTTATCTGGCACTCAATGATTACTACGTTGAATTTACCGATGCGATCGACAACGTATGGTCGACAATGGTAGATACAAAAATCGATGTGTTGGCTAACCTACGTAACATGTGGGTTACCAATCCGACAGTAGAGCAGAAAATCATTGATGATGAGATGCTGGATTTTGCTGACTGGTCACACCCAGAACGGCAGATCCTGGTCCAACAGGTTAACCTGTTGGGCATGAAGCTTAAGAGTGCAGGGCTGCTTACCAATGATAACTACCAAACCATTAGTAGGTTTCTTGGCTTCTACTGGTTTGGTAAGGGGACGCAAGCATTTATTGAGTTCATTAACTTTGCACTGATTGCTGATCTCGAAGTTCACAACATGTGGTCTACTTTAAATGCAGACCCTTCCAGCACGGTGTCGAATTTTGAGTACAACAATTTAACGCGTGAGAACGATGACGGTACGCCGCCAGGTACTCCTATGTGGGAAGGAGGGCCTTGGTTCCCTACTACTCATGTAGAGATCACTGCAAATGGTGGTTTACAAGGCATCGATGCAGAAACGTTGGCAGAGTTCTTCTACGAGATAGCTAATTACAATCTGGTGCTTGCATCAATTGAAAGTAGCTATGACCTACCTGTTGTGGACACCAACGTCGAAGGTGATACTACAGCAACTGTAGTAGCCGTAGGTTTATATTTCGATCCCAACGTAGTGATTTCAACCATTGGCAGGTATGGAGCTGATGCCCCATCATCACAAGCTATCAATGGTATACCTACGACAATGTTCAGGACCGCAGGTACACCATCGCAATCTAACGTGTTACTTACCGAACCACCATCTTGGTTTCTCGATCCTGATGGCCGTAAGTTTCCAGTTTACGACACAGCTTCAATGGTAGTGCAGACTCAGAATTGGTTACCTACGGATACGATCGGGGTATCAACTAATCCAGATCCTGAAGAGCTTAGTGGGTATACCTTGATAGCAGGACCTTTCATGTATGTGACTGTGCCAGGGGCTTCAAGGAGTGACGGGCGTATACCTGCTTTTGCAGTTGTTCCTACAGCACAAACTAACCCATCAGGCATTATACCTACTACCACTATTGGTGGTCGAACTACACTATTGTCCAATCCTGCAGGATGGACACAGTTAGCGGGACTATGGGTCCCCTACTGGAACTAAGGAGTTAACATGGTTGCTCGTGCACCAATAGTAGATAATAACGGCCATCGTCCTATGGCTGCGCCTGACGTGGTGGATCCTCAATTCATTTCGTTGAGCACTCAATCAGGTAATCAGGTGAGGGTAATAGGTGGCGGTTTATACGTAGGTAACGTTCCGGCGCTACCTAATGTTTATGTCGATAGCGTCGCAGGCGTTGATACACCAACAGGCGGTAGTTCAGGTGCACCATTTAAAACCCTAGACTACGCTATAGGCCAGATAACGCCTAGCCTGGCGTACACAGGTACGTTGATCCGATTTTTCCTAAAGATTGGCCAGACGTACAATCTGACAGGACGTTATTCCATAGATACTGATGTGGAATTGGATTTTGGATTCTACGGGGATGTACGTGGAGATTTCACCACGGTCCTTGGAGGTACCGTACCCTTATGGATGTTGTCTAACGTAGCACGACCTGTTATCCAATCGGTTGCCTTTACGAACACTGCAGGTCTTTGGTCTTGTGGGGGCTTCACTTCCAGTTCAGGACGTGGGGTAATTCGATTCTATGGTGTACAAGTCAATGCAGCAATACCGTTGAATCAGACTACGCCTCCGACAATAGATACCTACGGTCAGGCTGATGTAGTGAACACTTCGCGTATGGGCCTCTATGGTACCATAGGCAACAAGCCTGATATAAGCCCATATGGACTCTTCGGTACATTTGCCCGTACTCAGACTCAGGTAGAGCAATTTGCTACCACGTTCACTGTGCGTGGTAATGTGATAAACACTCCGCCCAATAGTACGATTACCGCAGCTGACCTGGTAGCTCGGCAACACTTCTTCCATTTCTATCCAGATTTTCCTAGTACCTATTTTGCAGCAGGTGCGAATCGTTTAGCACCAAGTGCTTTGACTGGATCGAATGGTAGTGGAGTGATGTCATTGTATTGGTCAGACGTAGCCTCACAGAGTACGCAGAGCACTACTACGCTGGCTACCTTTCCAGTGCTCTCTGATGTGAACTATGGCTTGACGAATTATTTCTACGGCCTACGTCGAGATCAACAAAGCCGTCCTCTTAATGTTATTAGTGGCCGACTGTTCTAAGGAAAAGAAATGGCAACAACCCCTCTCTTGTTGGTCACCAACGCAGGTCTCAATACTGCTAACGGTGCCACTCCGCAAGGGCCCTATGTACACATCACTGGATTCCGAATCGGATCAGGTGTTGGGTACGAGCCAACCCGTGATGACACCGGGCTCAACGGTAATACGTTGTATCGTGGTGTTCCTCTCGCGTACCGAAATATTGGTGACAACACCCTGGATATCATCTGTCAGATTCCGGCTGATGCAGGACCATTCGAGTTTGGTGAAGTCGGCATCTACAACTCAGCAGATAATGGTGTAACTGAAACATTGTTTGCAAAAGCGGTGTTCGACACCTTACAAACGAAATATAGTTCGTTAGGTACGAACGTAGCTACGTCGTTCACGTTCCATTGCTTGTTGAAACTCGAGCAATCGGTTGCTATCTTTAAGATAGATACGTTGAATCCGATGGCGATCGTTGAAGTAGATAAATGGTCTGACGTACTAATCCCGTCAGTTAGTGCCAATCCTGATGTACCGTTGACGCTAGTTCGTGAACTTGATACCGTAGGATGTAGCTCTTTGCTACACTACTCGGTACCAGACCAGGAGCGTTGGACCGTAGGAACAAACTATACGTGGTTCAGGAACACTACTGTTTCCAACTCTACGTCGAATACGGTGAGTGTTCCATTTGCTAATTTCACAGCTAGTGAAATGTCCGCACAGGACACCAAATACGTGATTGAAATCGCCGGGCGGAATGATCCGTTTCGAGTGTGCTCATCATTTGTTCAAAGCGGTACGACAGCAGTCTTTACCATACATCCGGATAACTATCAGGATCTGCCACCTGTAGGGTCTGCTGTTCGTGTGTACGAGAACGTGAACTACAAATCCATAAGCCTACCGTTGGCTACAGCCAGCGTACCAGGTATTGTGCGTGCAGGCAATGGTATTGCAGTGCCCACTCCGGGCTTATTTGAAGTCTACGGATTGCTTCATGGTGTTCCTGGCTCAGGCCGTATCCTCACCAGCGGTGACAACCTTAACAACGGTGCGTTGACCAGCGGTGAGTACTCATATGGATCAGGAGGTACTGCGTTCCCTGCGAATACTCCTCCATTGGTTACTACAGGTGGTCGTATCCGTATAAGTAATTTCCAAGGATACATCGTACAGCAGGTATTCCCTATTCCAGTAACAACGGGTAACGAGGATCCCACAGATCCTAATAACCAAACATGGTGGCGTATCGGCTACAATAGTTTGGTTTTCACTGCTTGGCGTAGTGCTGTACCTCCAAGCGGTGGTGGCAATCCAGTATTCACGTCACAAGGTACGATCAACAATAGTTCGTTCTCGATGAATACCACACGTATGACCACCATTTCGGTGATGCTGCGTTCAGGCTCTTCGCACGTCTACTGCTATCTGAATGGTACTCAAGTAGCAATAGATGATGGTGAAGGTGGAGGCAACATCTGCTACACGGCGCCGCCAGGAGTAAATCTTATGGTGCGTCATGACGGCAATTCCTTCAACTGTCCTGTTTACACGCTGGAGTGGAACCCATGAAATACTGGCTCTATGATGATAATCGCTTCTACACTGGAAAGCAGCAGGAAAGCAAGACGCCTGTTAAGAATGGTTCTTGTTTTGAACCTAATCCTGCACCGGACGGTCACAACATTGTGTTCGACGGTTATGGATGGATTCATATACCTGATATACAATCGAAGCATTGGACATTGGCAGAGGCTACATCTTTAGCTTCAGGATTGATCAATGAGCTGAAGTTCAAATCAGGTAGCAGCTATTCTCCTGCAGAACAGGCTACATTCGATTCCCAGTATCAAGAGGCTTTGGCAGTTAAAGCCGGATCACCTGCGGGCCCATACCTGGTTGCTATTTCTTCGGCCACTGGCGAATCAGTTGATTCCCTAGTAGCTAAGGTCATATCCAAGCGTACCGCATTTGCTAAGGCACAGGCAACGTTTGGAGCTCAAGTTCAGGTCCTTCGAAACAAAATCAGTAATGCGAAAACGAGCGCAGATCTACCAACGTATACAGAAATCACTCGATTAGCATCCGTGAAATAAAGGAAAAGGCCCTGTAGATTAAATATCTACAGGGCCTTCTTCTTGGACTTACTTCACGCCGTAGGTACGGGCGAAGCGTAGGACAACTGGACACGAATTGTATCGGTAGAAGAATTCGTAATGGTAAAACTAGTAATTGGAAAATCTACAAAGCAAAGTTTCAACACAGTTAGCGACACTGGACTAGCGGGTGAAGGTTGAACTGCATTGAGCGTGACCTGGCCGCTAGTTTTTATGAAGAGTGCTTCTGCTTGTGGACCAGAAATACTCTCCCCTGGAAGCAGCTCAGTGTAAGAACTCGACACTGATTTGGCAGAATCGTAATTTGCGCTAAAAAGGCCTATATTTCGGCGTATTTGAGCGGTTGCCGCGCCTACATCGACACGCATCATCAAGGCATGTCGTGCTGGACTGGCGACTAAAGGATCGCAAGTGGTAGCCATTTATATGACCCTCCGGTTATCCATTGAGTCGACGGATGCGGTTAACATCATCGTATTCGTCGCTACAGGATTTGTTGCAGAACAACTTTGGATGTTCTACGTCTAATCCACAGTTGGGATTATAGCAGGTGCCAGAATAAGCCACCTTACGGGTAGCTCTGGCTCTTACGGCTTCTACGGCCATATCGTTGAAGCGCTGTTCCAAATCTATGGAGTTATCGATGAAGTCCATTGTAGTTCTCTTACGGGTGTAAACCCTGATGAAACAGAGTGATGTTTGCGGCCTCCCCTTTGGAGCCGCTTGTAGACGGACGGGTTATCGTAAACCCGAGCATTGGTGTATCCAACATAAAGAAAGAAATAACCTCGATAGAAAGTACAGGTAGTGAGGTACGAGTAATTTCTAAGGCTACAGGTGCAGTAGTCCGAAGAATCAATAGAGGCGTAGCAATACCCTTGATCGATTCTCCAGGACTCAGATTTTCTTCTAGATACGAATACGATTGCATATCATAATCTGTATCAGGCCAAAGCAATGTAGAGTCTTCGCGTTGGCCTGGATTAGATAAAACGTGCGTCAACACATTGATCATGTTCGCTCCGCAGGTGGTACTTCACCGTAGGATCGGTACACAGCATCTTTGGCTAGATTCAATCGATTACGATCTGCAGAGGAGAGGTTCTTACCAGAGCTGTTCATGTAGAACGAAATGCGAGATATAGCTTGTTTGCAATCCTCGCATTTCGTTTTCAACGTTTGTGCAATAGAACTAGGGCTTCCTTTGAAAACACCTTCCGGAAGCTCTTCTCCTCCAGCGTATCGATACTTACCTTTCCGCTTGTTCTGTTCACGCGCTTGCCAGTGCATGTCCTTGGGTTTAGCAGGTTGGTAAGGTTTACCTATACCTCCCTTTGCTGCCAGGATACGTTCAGCAATGCTTCTCATTGTTATCTCCTATTGGAGTTTTATCAAGATCTATTAATTCCCGTACCCAGACGCGTTGTGAATCTGAATTGTACTTACGCAAGCCACGAATATTGGAATTAAGTTTAGGTAGTACCCGTGCCAGATTCCAAGCCCGTCCTAGTACTTCAACAATATCGCTAACGCTTGTAGGGGTTGCTTGGTAACAAGGTGCCGTCCAACGGACTTCTGGACTAACAACCGTTGGTACGCCCAAAGATACCGTGTCAGCCGCAACGATATTAAACGTCTCTGAAAGAGAAACCTGCATGGCCATATCCATGGTGCCGGCAAGCTTCTTAAATTCATTGTACTCCAACCAACCGTGATTCAACAATTCGTGCTGTGGATATGCAGCAAAAAGTTGATTTAAATTCTTAAGAATCGGGTTGCCATTCATCTCCACACGGCCACTGTTGATATGGAAACGGAGACGTTTACCTTTCTCTGTGGCAAACTGCAGAGCCGCCAAAGCTTGTGTCATATGATTCTTCAGGGGACGAATGGCTCCGAAGCAACCTATGTTCACAAACTCAGACTTGAAATTGATAGTATGTTGGTCGCGAGTAGGCAACGGATAATAATTAGGCATCAGGAGTACTTTCGACTCAGGTTGGTTTCCCAAACGTGCCATAAGGCGTGTATCAGAGAACATACGAGTTGAGTTGGTACTGAGCCAGACGTTATCTTTCTTAAGGTATTCCGCGATCCAACCGAATGCCATACCCTCATTTGACAAGAATGGAGTTTCGGAGTGATTACGCACCACGAACTTTACCTTAGGTAGAACTTTCTTGAGTTCATCAAACTTACCAGGTACAACCCAGAAGGCTTCTATGATAACAATGTCAGCATTGAACTTAACCGTTTCACGGTGTATATCATTGTTATCGTTGACGTACACCAGGTCAGTTTCAAAGTCTTTGGATTTCAGCATCTCCATTACGAAACGGGCACTGTTACCTAAGCCAGAGCTGGTAACAGGTTGTCCGTTGTTGCCGTAGATACCAAGTTTCTTGAGGATGAATAGGATGCGAGGGTATTTCATGATGTGTTCCTAAGTATTCTCTAGGTGATCTCCCTTATTGTGTCCTGCTCTTATCGGCTAGGTCTTGCACGGGCGTACCGCTTAGGTGCCCCTATGCTGCTATGAGATGTGCAAGTGCTTGAATTAATCCTTCGCTTTAACTAATTGAAATTCACGAAGTTGTTTGGTTATTGTTCGGGTTTGTCCATAATATATAATTGCAGGGACGCGCAATGGGATGGTTGTTACCGTACGGTCTACAATTAATGCCTGCTCCTCAGGAGTAAGATTTAAGCATTGTAGAAGTACGGCATTATCTGTGGTGTCCAGGTAGGCTAACAAATCGTTTATGTTGGTACCTATGAAGGTATCGTAGTCCATGACTAATCCTCTACAGTGAACCAAAATGATACCTGCATCGGTGTTGGAGGATCAATAGTGGATTTCATAACAAGTTCGATTGCATAGGAATCAACTGAAACATTATATGGAATTCCACTAACTAATTCTACTGCGAAGGTGTCCAACACCGCTGGAACGTATCCGTGTATAACAGCTTCAGTTGAATACGTATCTACTGTCTTTGTTTGAGGAAGTACAGCCAACAACTGTTGGGCTACTGCCTGTATTTCTACCTCCGGCGGAACAACAAACAAAGCAGATATCACCGCTTCTACGGCCACGTCTTCTACTGTGGTCACAGGCACAAGTAATAATTGTTGAGCCACGGCTAGTGCACTAGCAACTCGGGGTTTAACAAAAGCCACGTCCTCAACAACTGCTTCAACAGCAACACGACTAACAGCGGTGGCTTGGACAAGCAGTAGTTGTTGGGCTACTGCCTGGACGCCTGTATCTACTGCCATAGCGTCCTCCGTTTAAACGCGGCTAATGACTATACCGGAATCCGTAGCCGAAGTATTTCCCCAGGGAACAGATCCAGGAGCTGTGTTGAAGACGGTGATAACCGCAGCCGGAGTCCCTACCGTATTGCTCAGAGTAACATTTGCACCCGTTACAACTGTCCCTCCTACGTCTACACCAACATTAACCTGAGGTGAAGTGCTAAGTAGACGAGCGAAGTGTGCCTCAGTTTGTAGCGCTGCCACACGGCGACCGCTTAATGATCCGTGCAACGTACCGGCATAAATGTCCTGCTGTCCTGATGCATCAGATTGCACACTGGTGCCCAGCGTTAAATTTTGGGATAAGGATCCAGCATTGACCGCAGAAGCGTTAGACCCGCCTGTTGGATTTCGAACCAATTGTGCCTGAATATCTGAAGATGGTAATTTACCGATAATGCTTACATCACCTAGATCACCTGCATTCGGGGCTGTGAAATTCGTAACAACAAAATCATCGTGAAAATTGATTCCAGTGTTAGGGAGACCAAAGAATAGATTCTTAGTCCCATCCAGAGTAATAGGACCAGAAAAGATTGGTGTATCGTCGACTGTAAGCGTCCAAGTAAACTGGTTGGTCGTGGTCGTAGGAACTAATAGAAACTTTACGTTGAACCAGGTATTCTTTGCGGATACAGGTACAGTAGAGTTAGCAGGGCCACTGTTGGTATTGAAATAGTACCAGTTCGTGTTATCCCAGACTAGACCGTAAAACGGATTGCTTGTTGTAGTGATCGTTCCGTTAGCCTGTGCCGTACCTACGAATAGCCAATAGGCTCCGTTGTTGTTGCTGCCACTAGAAGCTACAGCGTTTAGCGTATCTACATATCGCATTACAACAGACCACGTTACTCCATCGACGCTTGCTTCCATAGTGCCAGTAGATCCTTTTAGAAATACAGCTCCATCATAAGCAATAGAGAATTGGCCTGTTGCTGTAAGACCAGTACCTCCTACAGTCCATGACAACCCACCATCTGTGGAATAAGCAGTTCGGCCATCGGCAGAATTGCCGATTACGAAACGTGTGGTAGATGCACCAATTGAACTCCAGGTTACTCCTGAAATTGGATTGGTACGTAGTGTCCATGTAACTCCTGAATCTGTAGATTGCATGACAATGTTTGCACCGACGATCACGATGTTCGTACCGTCGGTGTTCACGTCATACAGGACAGCTGACCCAGCCGGGTTAGTTGGCTGAGTCCAATTGATGCCATCTGTGGAACGCATCAGGTGTCCTACACCACAGGAAATCCATACGTTAGGCCCGTTGAGCCAACGAACACTGTTGGACGTATTATTAATAGATCCACTAGGTCCACGTGGTGTCCAATTTACAGCATCAGTTGAGGTAGCCACGTATTGAGCACTACCTGAAGTAGCTCCGCGGCCTGCAGCTACGTATAGTCCTGAATGGAAATCTACAGATTGGCAATTGAAGATTCCAAGTGGAGCCGATTGAATAATCGTGTCCGTGCCGTCAAGTCGTATGAAGAGCTGTCCTGAATTGCCATTACCGTCGCAGGCCATGAATACGCCTTCGGAATAGTTGAATCGCCATAGGCCAGCAACAGAGCCTGGCGTAGTGGGATTCTCACGAGACACAGCAAACGATGTATCTGTTTGGGCTGTTACTACAGAGGTACCGAAATAAATTCCACCTCCAGGTTTTGGCGAGAACCCAGTGGCAGGGAATACAGTCTTATATTGTGACCATAAAGACAAGAGGCAGCCACCTCCTGTCCAAATCTGATTGATAGTACGATTGTCGAATTGAATTACATAAGGGTCGGCTGACGTGGTAGACGACCGTGGTACGGTATTAGCTGCCCCACAGTCACCTACACGCCCAAGAGCGTGACCTCCATTGCGTCCTTGTGGTTGTGCCAATATCTCAAATGAGGCAAGACGAAGCACACCACGGGCCGAGTAATCGTTGCCAGTGAGCGCAGTCTCAAAACCTTCCATGAACTCTACTGTCATGGTATGCTCCCTTTATAAGCTAGTCTGTCCAAACTCTGCGCCTTCAATGAGTGCAGTCGTCCAGGTTTGATTAGCCTGCGTTTGCTCAAGTACCGTTTGGAAACTACTGACCCCTTTCGATACTAGTCCTGGATTATTGACCAATGAAGCACCTGAATTATCCTTTGTTGCAGGTTCAACAGATAGGTACTTGTTTGTGTTGGCACTAACAATAATACCCGTGCAGTCACTGACGACAATGCCTGCAGGTACTTCAAATTTGTACAGGTCAGTCAAACCACTATCAGCAGCTTGAACAAAATGGCCTGAAGTGGTAGCAGCCTCCCAATTCGGAGTCGTACCGTCGTCAGATGTCCATTGAGTTAAAGAGCCATCAGCTGTTGCAGTAAGTTTAGGAATACGACGAGGTGTCAATGTAGGGAGATCTGTCAGATTAGGATCATTTGGCACACCACCGGTGAAACCACTTGGCCAGGTCGGGTCAGATCCGTCTACACATTGAATAACCATGTCGTCAAGCGACCAAGAACACGCAGTCGTTCCGCTCCAAATACCCAAACGATTCATTATGTTTGTAGATAGAGGATCCGATCCAAAGGTAATAGAAACATTCTCCTGAATAGGAATCGTGTCTATGTAGTAGGAAGCCTTCATTTGGGCGTTAGGGTAAACCGCAAACTTAACGGTCATCCAATGATATACGGCAGTTGCAATAGCGATTCGATATGGAGACGTGGAGATTCCAGCTACAGTGGACGGCATGAGTAAATTCAAACCGTTCGTCGTATCATTCGATATGCCCAATAGCGGCACAGCTAGAGCAGTATTGGTTGATGTGGTAAGGGTTAGTAGGTTGGAGGCAGCAATAGTGGTTGCTGCACTATCTACTCTAACCCAGCTGTTGAATGCAAATAACGCCTTACCGTTTGTTGCAGTGTTGTTGCGTTGGAACGTGGCGTTGGAAGGAAACTGATAGGTAAGCCCTTGGGTTAATGCTGTAGCTCCACGGTTCATGGAAAGAGCGTTATTGGGCGTGCCTGTAGGGAACGCCCCTGTACCTGCCGTGATCTGTGCCGTATTGGCAGTAACACCAGGAAACCATGGGAAGTTTGCGCCCACGATGCCGGTACTGTATTTATCAAAGCCTTCAGCAGCGGCCATGTGATTAGGGTTAGCCATTGTGTGCCTCTATGTGTTAATCGTGAACCAGAAAGTTGTTTGAGTCGGAGTGGGAGGAGCAACATCAGATTCAGCAACAACTTCTACGTTGAGGTCATCCAACTGAACTGAATAAGGTAAACCTATGATAGCTTCAATCGCATAGGAGTTTGTTGTTGCTGTCACGTAGCCGGGAATTAACGCTTCAACGTTGAAGGTATCAACGCTAATGTCATTGGGTGGTGCTAAGAGAGCTTGTTTCGCTAGGCCTCGGCCGCGTGAATCAGCTGGCGGGACAAAGGAAGGATCTCTACCAACCACTTCTATCGAAAATTCATCGATTTGAGTATACGCAGTAAGCAGGACTTGCTTGGATACACTACGGGCTTGAAGATCTACAACAGGTGCTGCGTCTGCATCTACAACAACTTCTATCGTAAAGGCACCAACCTGGGTGGTCGCCGTAAGAAGCACCTGTTTGTTTGCGGCCGTCATCTGCGTATCGCTAGGATGCACAAATGCGGTGTCTTTCGCCACGACTTCAATATCGTATGTGCTAACTTGTATCGTTTGGGCCAGAAGTACCTGCTTTGCTATGGCGCTGGCACGAAGATCGGTAGCCATAGCAGCTCCTTAGGAAACCTTGGTAATCGAAAGCTCCGAACCAGAGATTGCGCTTGCGTTCCAATTGCTGTTATCTGCCTGTGTGTTGAACACCTGGCTTACGTAGGTATTAGAACCCAAAGGTGTAGCAATTGGTACAACTGGAAGATTATCACTGCCTGCTGCTGTCGTCAATGATACCTGTACGGTCGGAGTATTCGAGAACAGTCTGCTGAAACTTGCTTCTACTGACATAGCCAACGGACGAAGTCCAGAAGGAGGGACGAACGATGAAGTTCCATAAATGTCCTGTTGACCAACAGCGTTCGATTCCACGTAAGATTGAGTGGTAGAAATTGGAATTCCTGTAGCTGCTGCCGCATTCGTAACTGCCCCTGACGGCTGTTTAGTCCATTGAGCTTGTACATCAGTATCGGAAGGAACTAGAACAATTCTTGCGTCGCCTTGTGGTCCTGCATTCGGTGAACTGAAGTTAGTTACCACAATATCATCGTATGCAGAGAAACTATCGTCACCAGTATCTAAGACTGCGTTTAAGTAAACATCGCCGATCTCAGGATACATGATCAGAAGTTGGTTTAGTGTGGTTCCGTAGCCCACAAATGCAGTACCAACAGCAAGAAACGATCCACGATTATTTGCTCCAGTACCGGTCCATGTAACCCCGTCGGCAGAGTATAGAGGTCCGCCTGATGTGGCCCCCACCAACAGATACTTACCGTTGAATGCTAGTAAGCCACCTTGGGTTGTGCCATAAGTCACGTAAGCGTTGGTAGGAGCATTCCCTGTACCTGTTACTGGAGTAACTTTTAAAAGGCTTCCGGGACCAGCACCGAACCACATAGCACCAAATGCTGAATTTTGTGCTAGAGTTAAGGTAGATACAGGGGCTACAGACTGGGAAGTAAATGCTGTCCAAGTTAATCCATCATCTTTACTATAATAGAAGACGGTGGCGCTGGCTACTGTAATTACCCAAGTATCGCCTGCATGACAGATGCCATTTAGATTAGCACTTCCGGACCAAGGTCCTGATATTTTTGTCCAGGAAGTACCGTTCGTGCTACGAATAAGAGTACCTGCGCTTCCAACAAACATGCCAACGCCATTTGAAACCCAACCATTATTGTAGGTGGTGGCAGCAGCACCTGTTGAAACCGTTGTCCAGTTTTGTAGATCTGTAGATGTGTCCACAAAAGCGGTGGTACCTACGGTACACCAGACATTACCAACCTTTAATGCTGCAGAAGAAGTATTTGGTTTTGTAACCGGTATCCAATTTATACCGGTTCCGTCAAAATTAACATCTGCAACAGCTGATCCAATTACCGGGATAATTGACATCTTGGAAACCGGATCATAGTATCCTGGTTTATCTGTCGGGACATGAGTAAACGGCAAGGAGGCTAATGCAGAAAACAAGGTGTAGCTCTGATTCAACGTAGCTAGACTAGTACCATCAATCGTGAATTGGGTAGTATAGGTGGAGGGACTCGTAGGTATTATGTTTATACCATAGCTGTTCCACGTATCCCGTTGATAAGGATTGTACGGAGAAGGCGCTGCCGTTGCAGTCGTCCCCCCGGTACCACCTGCGCGATAATTCAACGTAGGTACGCTACTTACGGAGTTTAATGCGAAACCATAGAAAAAAGTTGCTGATAGCAACGGGTTTAAAAAGCCAGATGTGGAATTTACCGTGGTGGTTATCATAAACCCACTCTCAGAAAAATTCCAATTAATTCCGTCTGTGGAGGTTGCAACTATCTGGCCTTGATAAAGACCTGTGGTAGACTGTGCACCTGTAGCAGATATAGTGAACACAAACCTATCATGTTCGAAGGATAAGAAATAGGAATATGCACCACTTGAGATTGTGTGAGAGAAAGAATACGTTGTCCAAGCAATTCCATCAGGAGAGACAGCAACCGTATTTCCTGATGGAGAAAGTGCTATGAAAACTCCGTTTCCGTAAGCGACCAATGGAGGGGCATTCGTAGCTGTTAAACCGATGGACGAGGCGGCTATGGTAGTGAAAGTTGAACCGTTATTCGTACTATAGGCTATGTGATTGCCGGTACCGCTGGTGATCGTGCCACCTAGAACAATCGTGCTTCCACCAAAGGCAACCGATTGTGCCGTCATACTTGTTGCAGACCCAGTAGCTGTGAACGTAGGAGCAGTCCAGGTGGCACCATCAGTAGATGAGACTAGAGTATTAGCAGTGGCTATCACTGGCGTGCCAAGAAATCTAGCACCAGTCCAGATCAGGCTACCAATAGCTGCAACCGTATTACTTACAAGAGTAAATCCTCCGGTAGGTCCACGAACATATGCACGAGATACCGCAGATTGACCAGGATCATAACAAACAGTAGTGCTAATTTCCGGTGCATAAAGGAGACTCAACAGATTTGTTGCATTTATGCCTGTTACAGTGCCAGTATTAGTCCATGTGGTAGAATCTATGTTAGTCGAAGTTAAGAACGATGCCCCTAGTCCACCAGATGTTCCACCTTGGGAAACAACCGCTATGTATTCGGAACGATTTGCATCAAATGTAATATCAGTTGTTCCAATAAGACCGGAATTCCCAAAAATAACTTGAGGTGTTCCCCCCACTGCTAGGATATCATTGTTGACCGCACGATAGATACCGTTTGCATTTGTACCACCTGCAAAATTATTCTGGCCTTGTGGTGATACCCAATTACCGTTTACATATCGATTGCGTCGTCGAGTAGTAGGTCCGCTATTGTTACTAGTCAGTCGAGCACGAAACGTCATTGATATACCAGTGCCTATCTGCCCTGCAGCATCAGAGAATAAGGTAACAGGAGCAGCAGGAAGATGAGTAACACGAGCTAATGCTTTGCCGCCAGAATACGAAGCTGCTACGGTGCCTATCATACCTGTGTCGGTTGTGGCACCGGCCTGACCTCGTTCAATTAAATCTGCGTTCTGCCGGATGGTCTCAAATCCTTCCATGAGAAGTACGGTCATGGCGTTTCCTTATGTGCGGTGTCCGGTTAACGTGATAGATATGGATGCGATACCAGAACTAATCCATTCGTAACGTAACACATCGCCGATTGCAAAATCAACAACAGTTGGATTGATGGTACTGAAGGTTGCGGTATGAGTCGTAACGTTATACGAAAGCGTCCCGACTTGGGTAAACGTAGCAGGGGCAGCTGCCAGAGCCTGCATTATGCGGGCCTGGGCAACAGTTCCGGTCACCATAGATGCAACTACCTGTGAGCCTGCAAAATTCTGTGGGAATTCACAAGCACGGGTGAAGATAAAAGCTACAGGTTGGATGATAGGGTTACCAGTAACGTTTACTCCAACATCTATGATAGAAGGATCTGGAGGTAAGTCAGTCAGGTCGTTGTACGAACCACCGGTAGCGACAGGAGCAAGAACTGGAGTGCCACTTAGGTCTGTGTAAGCTCCTGAGGTAGCTACTGTAGCTAGTGATGGCTTACCCAACAAATCCGTGTATTGACCGGTCTTACCAACGTCAGAAAGTCCGGGCAGATTAGAAGCATTGATAACTACCGTACCGGTCTGGCCATTAATAGAAAGAACATCCGAAGATGCTGCAGGAACTTTTTGCCATTGAGTACCATCTGACAATAGCCAATCGCCAGGTAACAGAGAAATTGGGCTACCCGTTGTAGGCGTAAAAGTCCCGGCCACAGATGTCACATATAACCATCCCAAGTTTTCTGTAGCGGCATCAGGTATGGTGGGAGTGTTCGTAGAAGCATTATAGGTTCCTTTATAAACCATAGCTCCTGTAATGGAATCAGGTAGGTACTCAGGTAGAATCTTATTGTTGGAATCGAGTATGTCCAAACCAAGATCAGCACGGGTGAGTACAACGTTACCTGTCTGGGTAACGCCGAATTCTCCCTTGATATTGATAATGGCTGCACTCAATACGCCAGCATTGATAGATACAGAACCATCGGTAGCAACCTTAATACCACCCAACACTGTGGTAGTTGCAGCAGGTAGTGTATACGGATCAGGTATAGTAGGTTTCCCAGTTAAGTCCGCATACGCCCCTGTGAACGCCACTGTAGATAAATCGGACGATACAATACCCAGAACTACAATCTGATTGCTCTCGTCTTTGGTGAATAGTTTGCGATCTACCAGGTTAATCGCAAGCTGTCCAGCCTCGATATCGCCAGTAGTAGGCGCACGGCCTGCAACACTCGTGCGCTTCTGCTGCATTGGTAATTGAAGCGTGGTAGCCATGTGTTCACCTAAAAAGTTCCAGAATCAATTGTAATATCGCCGCTGTTTAAGAAACTCATGGTCAGCGGGTCCTGTGGATCTACGGCGTTAGGTAGATTCTTAATAGCATTGTTGTTCATGTCCAAAGGACCTTCTAACGTATCCCCTGTACGGGCCACGGCCCCAACATCAGCGGCTTCTAGATGCACGTCACCAGTAGCAGGATCAGTTGGGGTTATACCGTTTACGCTCTTGACCGTGCCGCCACCAGCAATCAGATCAATCTTTAACGAATCGGCTGCTGGTGTTAATACAACGTTTGAACCAGCAACCAATTGTTTAATCAACGCTATACCACCAGTCCCTTGATCCGCTACAAGTACGGCTGCACTCGGGTCCGATACGGAAGTGTTCTGTATCGAGGTTAAGGCCGTGGTATCGATAGTAATTGAACCAGAAGCACCGTCAGGCGTGATGGTGATAGCCGCAGATCCTGGAACGAGATTGACTGCGTTGATTAGGCTATTAAGTGAAGTAACGGAAGATCCGCCACCTCCACTACCAACGTAGGTAACGGTAATGGTTTGACCATCGTTGGTGACCTGGATGTTATCTCCGTCACCCATGACAGTAATATCGCCTTGCAGCGTATTGACAGAAGTGACTCCAGATACTGGTGCTTCTCCAATATAGGAAATCGTCAGTGTTTCACCAGTAGTATCTACATGGATAGTTGTTTCATCACCTGCAACCGTTAAGACACCACTCGCACCGTTGACGGAAGCAACACCGCTAGTACCAGTGGCAGCTATGGTAATCTGGTTACCTACAGGAGTCAAGGTAATGCCAGATCCCTGCACCAATGCAACTGCGCCAGTCAGTCCGTTGAAGGACGTAACCCCGCCGGTTGCAGATGAATTAACTGTCAGTATACCGGCGGTCAGGCTGAACGTAATACCAGTGCCTTCCTTTAGTGCAACAAGTTGCCCGGTGGAGGTATTAACCAGTGATGTCGTACCTGTACCCGTTACTGATGTAATCTGCTGGACGCCGGTTGCCGAGACAGTTATGTCTGTACCGCTCGGCGTCAGCGTTACTCCGGTACCTTGCGTCAGACCCTTGAGTATACCTCCGGGACCATTTGAAATCAGAGTAGTGCCACCAGCACTGGTAAGCGCATCAACTTTACCGTCAACATCGGTCTGGAGTTGATCTATCTCGTCCTGTAATGTTGTCTGGACATTGGTAATACTGGTACCTAGTGTACCCAGTTTAGCATCAATGCCAGCTAAATGGGTTGTTAGTGTAGCCGCGATGCCACCTGTATAGTTGACACCTGCACGGCTTACCAACAGGTCAAGGTCGTAATCAATTTTCTGACCAGTATCGGTTCCAGTCCATACGTCATTGGCGAGATTACGCGTCACGTCATCGACTATATAAGGACACGTACCAGTCTTGTTGATGTACGACTGTGTCGTTGGATTTACCCAGGTAGACACGTTCTTTAGGAACAGAATGTCTCCGGCGCCAGATGCACTTGAATCGATGGCCGACACGTTGGTAGCGGTACCGACACTACGTGCGTTTGACACAAATAGTTGACCACCGATATGATTAATACGAGCTAGGTGCCAAACATCATATATTTCTACAGTACCGGCTGTGATTTCCATAATAGATGCCGAGTCTTGTGGCATGTTACGGAAAATCGTGTAGCCCCCGTTAACAGAAATCTTTCCGTCATTGGTGTACAGGTTGTCGATGATTAACGAACCCGCCCAGGTGCCCCCAGTAGCGTCTACCTGTACCGCTTCTGCAGCCGATGAGGACTGGATAATGATATTGGATAAACGAGCACCTTGGGTATTACCAACCTGTGTTACGCGCAATGCAGCGCCAGTTCCAGTATAGTTAACACCAAGGTTGACCACTGAGACAGGTTGTGCACCACTGATACTTAGAAAACCAGTAATCCAAACATCTGCGGCATTGCCGGCGATAGTAGGAGCTACAATCGTTAGTTGCTTGTCGCCAAGCTCCAGCGTGTCTGGATACGTACCCGGACTTTCTATAGAGATGAGCGCACCAGCAGACGCCGCTTCAACAGCAGCTGCAATGGTAGAGAACGGATTGTTCCGGGTACCGTTACCGTTAGTTGGGTCACCATTTGTAGCTACGTATACCACGTTCTGAGGATTGAACGTAATACCAGCAAGGATGTCAGGACTGATAGATAGGGCGCCAAAATTCAGTACCAAGCCACCTTCTACAGGAACTGATACGGTACCTTGAGTCACGGTAGTAGCTGCAGGCAATATGACGTTGCCTGTTCCATCAGGAGCTACTGCGTTGACTGTCTTAACAGTACCTTTGGAATCGAGTGCGGCCTGTAGCCCTGAGATGTCCGATATGCCAATAACAACAACACCAATCTTCCCATTAACACTGGATACAGTGTTCTGGTTATCCACCTGATCGTAACCAGTGCCGTTGCTGACGATCCAGTCTCCAACGTCTAGTTGGAAGCCTTGTTGCGTCCCTGCTACCGTTGTTACCCAGTAGAAGCCAAGATTGCTCGGTCCTGGCACAGGTAACGTTGGTGTATTGGTAGCAGCGTTGTAGCCACCTTGATACTTCAAAGCGCCTAATACCGAAGCAGGTAGTTGAGCAACTGGGACCTTGCCGTTCACGTCAAGTGAAGCAGCTCCGTTTGCTA